AGAGAGTGCTGAATTTTGTTGGAAGAGAGTGCTGAATTTTGTTGGAAGAGAGTGCCCTCCCTCTCCCCCTCTCCAACTCCCGCTAATCCTCCGGCTTTCCGCATAGAACCCACGCCCTACCGCCTCACTACCGGCATACGGAGAGCGCTACAAGCTTATACTCTGGCATGAAGTATGGGGTGTTTAGGGATAATATCATTCCATAGAGAGAATAGAGAGTCTTCAGCCCACGCCCTACCGCCTGCTCCTCCTATCAAAATAGATATTTAAGCCTATAATCAAAGCCAATAAGGAAAAGCAAAAGACCATTACAATATTATACTGATCCGGTCCGTACTCCAACATAGAACGAATACCAACCGACAGAAAATACAAGTCAGCTACTAATAAAAACCACCACATAAAATAAAAAAAAATACAATAAGTATGTCCGAAAATACGGGTATTATAAAACCTAACTAATTAATAATCAAGCATACCTCATTTTTGAGAAAAATACAATAAGCTTAATTTTCAATCCATAGAGACGAAAAAGGCGGCATCCGACACCCTATTTTGGGTCAGAAAACCGCCTAAAGTTTCGTTTTAAACCAATTTTAACGACATGATATAGACAAAATACCGGCATTATATCCAAACTATCATATTTTAGTTTCGTTTTAGACCAATATGGCTCACATCCGACGTTCACTCTCAGAATATCCTACCCATGAATATAAAGAGTAAGATACAAAAATAGGGCTGCTCCGATATTCGAAACAACCCTATTCCTATTTAAATGCTGTTTATGTTTTCTTTCACGTATGTTCGTGATGTATGAACTTTACGCTTGCATTTATCCTTTCCTGTATCGGCATGATACGCTTCTTTGAGATCACGATACAACATAAATTCACGATATACTCTTTTCCGCTTTTCTTTGGCTTCTTTCCTGGACAGACCGCGAACGTCTACCATGTGAGATTTAAATTTCCTTTCCATTTTCTTTATGCTTTAATTATAATTAACCCCAGCGGTTAAGTGCTTCAATATAGAAACCTTCCGCCTCTTTGTACTCACTTTCGCTTAGTGCTTTCACCGTCTCGATATAGTTACGCAATGTTATTTTTACGCAACTGTTTTTAGATTTATTGAACGCTTCAGTTAAAGCGTTGATCATTGCTTTCTTTCCCATGTTATTATATTGTTTATAATTTAGAGGTTGCTCCAGAATCGAACCGGACACGCATTCCTATCTTATATAGATTTTATGCTACAACCAACAGCCCGTAATTAGTACGTAGTTCTTGTGTACAGGCCCGTACTATGTTGTTATTATATTTTCCGTCTGCTACACAACTTAGCCACAAATAAAGGCGATTGTGTCCTTGCGTTTTGATACAACATGTTCCTACATGTTAGGCTACATGTTTATACCCTGTAATTTAATCTACAGCCTTGTCCTATTTTACGTGCAGGCAAGTAAGGCACGTTTCGGCCTGGAGATAAACCGCGTACAACGGTATGTTTTCCAAACTGTACTAACATACCTAACATAACTACATTTATCCAATGTAGTACATACAGTAATACCAGCCCTTTAATTGCCAACGGCAAGGGCAAAGGTATATCTATCTCCAATATGTAAAATAACTCTCTGTTTTGTCAGCTTTAGTCTAAAGCATACGCGGGACGTGCACCCACTGACAACGGCGTACAGACGCGTTTAACGGTACGCGCCTAACCTTTTTACTGCTGGTTGCTTTCATGCGTTAAATACTCACTCACACACTTTGCAATGGTACGGATTGAATAAGATTTAATCTTAACGGCTACATAGGTAGCTTTATACTCATCCGTTTCTTTAACAAGCCACTTTGCGCTTTTTTTAGTCTCCAACGTTTCAGCGGTTGAAAAACCGAAAGCTTTATACTCCCCGCCATAAATCACATTTTCCGCGCACCAGTCGGCCGTTTTTGCCTCGATTCCTTTCTCCTTGTCTACCTTGTTATCCTTATATACTTTAGAGTATAGAGAAAATTTAACAAAGGTATCACCCACTTTAGGCAACATTTGGCTACACACGGCAACCAGCCGTTTTTTGTCCTTTGCGAGTGCTGCAACCTTTACAGCATATTCGGCTGGTATTTCCAACGTCTTACAAATTGCTTTCAGGTCAGCACCATTTGCAAATAAAGCATTATACAACTTTACAGCACCCACCAGGTTAGAGGCATTCCCTTTAATAACAGCGTTCTGTAGCTTGTTAACATTTTTCTTTGTAATCATATCAATATGTATTTATTTGTTAAACAATATCACCTCAATATATCACCCCTTTACAACGCAAAGAGGCAAAAGGTATCACCATACAATACACCCAACGGGAATATATATAGCTTCATTATGTAACACCAATATTCTCGCTCGAATACGGCGCAAATATACAACCTTTTTCAGTATTACATATATATATGCTATCTTTTTTTTGTTAACTTGTATTAATTTCGATTCTATTATCTGATTATCAGCAAGTTGCAAAACACACAAGAGCAGTACTATACGCGTACATTAATATATAGGATATATGTTTATTTAAGTGGCTTATAATCAATATGTTATAATAATACATTGATTATCAATAATTTAAATAAACTGTTGATAATCAGCGAGTTTGCAGGTTTGAGGTAAAAACGCGTTTCCGGTTTTCCAGCGAAGGGGGTGTGGGGGAGAAAACGCGTTTCGGGGGCGGGAGGTTCGTGATAGGTACCCCCTCTCTCCCATCACATAAACCATTTCTGTCTTTCTCCCATCACACAAACCCTTTTTATATCTCTCCCATCACATAAACCATTTCTGTCTTTCTCCCATCACACAAACCCTTTTTATATCTCTCCCATCACATAAACCATTTCTGTCTTTCTCCCATCACACAAACCCTTTTTATATCTCTCCCATCACATAAACCATTTCTGTCTTTCTCCCATCACACAAACATTTTTCATTTTCTCATCTATCTCCCATCGCACTACCTCACACACAACAAAAAAAATAGGATTGATAGAAACCAATCCTATTTAAAACACGACCTTATTAATTTATTGAATTGAAGTAAGTTTGTGGTTTTCAAGGAAGTCCTTAAACTGGTCACTTGATACGTCTATAACGAATCCAGCAGCACCAGCATGCCCTCCACCACCGAATCTCTTACTTACCTCACAGCAATCCGCGCTGTCTTCCACGCATTCATAAAGAGAGAACCTAACCTTACCACCTGGCATGATACAAAATGGCATAAGGGCTTTAATTTTTCTACCGTCTAACCAGTCTCGTGTAAGAGAATCAAATACTTTAGAACTAAATTCCGTAGTATTCATCGCCACGACCTTAACCTCATCAACATACGCTTCGAACGAATACGCACTTACCTCTTGTTCGTTTTTACCAGCCATGTAGTTAATTATAGCACGTCCTTCTTTAGCGAGATCATAAAAAATAAGATCAATTTCATTGTCCTTCATATCTTCTTTAAAGTGATCATACAAATACGACAATGCTATTGACACATTCAATCGCATTTTTGATCTCAAGGCATACTGGACAGCTACTACCGTATCCCAGCCTAAACCGGATTCTTTATTCCACACATCGTAGTCTGACAGGCACCGGACGATCGCCGGCACCTTCCCCATCAGCAGGTCCGAGGCCAGAGCGCACGCACCGGTACCTACCCTCCTTAACCCTGGAACTACGAACCCCCATGTCTTACTGTCCTCAATAATTCCCTTGTGATGATCTATCCACATCAGGCTCTTTCCTTCATCAAGCCACTTTTTGAAAATCGTTTTAGATTCTGCTCCAAAAGACACGTCAAGAACGTAAACAACATCTAAGTCACGCACCTTGCTGGTAACTTTCTTAACATCATCTTCATACGAATACGGGATATAAACAACATCCCTGTCTTTACTGTTTTCGTACATGGTTGCTATGGCTGCCGATACAACGCCATCTAAATCTGATTTATGATAAACTATCGCCGTTTTCTTTACTTTCATAATATGAGATTATAAATTTAAATCAAGATCCTTACCAAGAAACTGAATAACGTCCATATAGTCAACGCCGGCCTTCTCAGCACATACCTTATCCGAATCAGAGAACTGCCCTGGCAGACCACTGGCGCTTCCTACCATCAGCGTCATTGTCTCAATATCTTTATATGTTATACCATCCATCATCAACCTGCAAGCACCAAGTGCCTTATACACCATACCGGGATTAGGCTTCATCATCGGATCATGTTCATCAATTGAAAAACACTCATAATGACCATACACTACGTCTCTTATACCTCTTTTCACTGCAAGATCATGAACGCATCTAAGGACATAATTTATCTTCGCATCAATATCTTCATCGGAAACAAACCCGACACCCACATCACATTGGTTGCTTATTATACCAAAGTACTTAACGCCATTTTGCTCCATAAGATCAAGTGCCCTATTAACGACATCTTGCTTAATCTTCATATCAGTAAGATCTTTTGCATAAAGACCTCCAGATGCGGTTTCGACCAACGTCCCGTCAAAATCGAATAGCAGTATTCTTTTGTTTTTAATATACAAATCTTTCATAATTTTTCACTCCTACTCTTTTTTATTACCCTAAACTGAAGACGGAATAGATTACTGTCTTCTTTTATAATATCATACACAGCATAAGAATTTTCTCCTATATCCCATCCAAGATAATCGAGCAGGTCTTTTAAGTAAATTCTCTTGTATTTTACACCAAGGTTATTCACCTTAAACGATCTCTCGTCCTCAACATCAGAAGCAGCCAGATAAAAGACCGTATTTTCAACTCCTTCAAATGCCTTCCCTTCTTCTAAGCCGATAACAACCGCATCCGTTACCCCCATCCAATTCAAATTATCGACAGAGATAGTCATTATCTTACTTTTGCTGATTGACAACTTCCGGATCTTGCTTTCTTTAGTTTTAGATCCTAAAAAATCCTTACTGTTAAAAAAATCTACTTTCATGGTTATAATATTTCATATTGATGTTGCAAACATACATAATAATATCAACAATACTATTTAAAAACAGTTAAAATATGATATTATAATGCTGGTAATTTTTTAAACTGCTCTGGAACCACTTCGGATATGATTCCACGGAAAGCAAGACGCGAACCGAAGTACAAACTCGCGCTCAACGCGTTGCGAGACGCATACGCATACGCCACGCCACTACTCGTATCCGAGCCGCTACAGGAGCGCGCCAAAACAAGGGAATTGTCCGATGACTGACTATAGTAATCTGAATAATGCATGGAATCGCTACCGCCAACATTTGTCGGCACCACATCGAAAAACGGACCGTTTTCCGCTGCGATATTCGTTATCCATCCATTGGAAGTCCCGGCGTTCACATTGCGAGTCGATCCGTCCGGGTCGGTGATTTTCCAAACCCGGTTGTTGATTTCCACACCTTCAACCCATTCATAGATACCACCAAAAACCCCTTCCAAACCTAAGCCGCAAACGTACTTTGAACTTTCGTTTTTGGTATCCGCACCGCCGGTTGCGTTGCTGCTTCCCGTTGTTGTAGCCGGACCAGAGGTTGCGCCACCGGGTCCTAATACGCCTTGCAGGTTACGTGTTTTGTACTTAGCATACAACATCATAGCAATCACGCAATGTTGTTGAAAATCTATCATCTGAAACCCGGTACCACGCGCTTTTGCGTAACTTATGAAATCAGATAATGATACGTTAGTCGTAGGAGTAACATCACTCCAGCTATATAGTCTATTTGAAGACACATATCCTTTATATGCTCCAACAAGAGACGCGGGAACATGAATGTAAGTGCCATCGATATCATGATCAGCAAAATGATAAAGAAATCTATTATCATCCACCTTATACCACTTATACCAAAATTCAAGGAAAACGACCATCACATCACCTTCTTGTCCGGTAAGGACAGCCGGACTACCATCAATATAGAAGTTACTGTCGTTATCTTTTAATCTACATACAAAAACCTCTCCTCCTCCCATAGCACTCTTGCAAAGAACTCTATAAAAGCCACTTGTAATCAACCTATATAAAAAATCGCTGTCTTCGCTTATTGTTATATTAGCCGGATCTGATACAGATTTATCAAAAACCATGAAATTATCAGTAGGGAGATTACCCTCCCCTATTTTGTTAAAAAATCTTCTTCTCATGATTGTCTTATTTTGGGATAAAGATAACTTTTAATTTATGAATATGAATAATATGATTTTCGTATAATAATCCTATATTTGTCAAGATATTAATTAACTACAAAATTATTTATGTTATGGCAGAATTGAAAATAGGTTTTGTAACCTTCAATCCGGGATCAGGTGACGGTGATCAGGCGGTTACCGTATCAGGTGAAAAATACGAAGGTCGTGTACAACGCACGCAACAAGTAGAATTTGGTGCCGAATCAGGCGGTGTTAAGAAAGCTGCTACCATCAACCAAGCTGCGGCAGCTGAGTTTGTAAAAATAGATCCTACTGCATCAGTAGGCAAAGAAGGTGGTACTGTAACAATCAACGGTACAAGTAACTCAACTAAATTAACGTTCTCTTTAACTCCGGACAAGACTCATCCTCTGACGTTGAAGATACCTTCCAGCTATCAGGCGGCAGGCAAGGCTACCAACAACGGCGCTGTTATTGCCAACGACCCTGGCGCAACAGGATCTTTCACTTTCAGTATCGTATTTTCCGGTATTGCAGCGAACACTAATATAAACGATCTGGTAAATACTCTTAAGGTTACGGCCGCTGGTGGTCAGACAGCTAATACAGTTATTACCCAGACAGCAGGTGATCCGTTCTTGGAGATAGACAAGGATGTAATTAACTTGAATGCAAACGGTACTCCTCAGACTATCAATGTTAATGCAAACATCAAGTGGACTATCACGCAAGCTGTTTCTAAGTTGGTAAGGAAAGTAATGGAATAACAATTACTTACAGAAAAAGAAAAGGGGCGTCTATTTGGCGTCCCTTTTTTCTATGCATTGTATGTAGTATTTATCTTTTTTCCTACTTACAAAAATCTTTTTAAAAATCATCTGTTTTATGATATGGACTCTTTTCCCGTCATCTAATTCCCTCCATATTTCATTAAAGATCAAATCTATTAATTCCATGACCTTCTTATCAGAGACAAGATTCTTTCTACCGGGGCTAACCCATCCATCATCAGTCATCTTACCGGCTATCCTATTAGCTATTCTACTTAATTCACGTGGGGTGCTCATTTCAATCTGTTTTTAAATATTCTACCTTTTTCACACTGAAGTATGCAGTCTCTCATGGGATGATCTTGTTCGTGATCGTCGCACATCGGAAATTCTTTTCCATAGGGGAAAGCAATGTGCGGGCACTGCGCCCTGAACGCATCCCAGGCCGACTTCCTCACAGCCTCAGCCCCGGCACGAACGCCCTTCTCTCTTTCCTTGGCCGGGTCAGCATACACGTTTGAAATAGCTCTTTTCTTCCAAGTGAGCATATTGTAGTAAAACTTATCCACCAGTTTCCTACCCACTACATCAAACTTCTGTCTATGAATTAAAGGTGCGACCTTAACGACGTTCTTCCTATTTTTACTAACATCGACATAAATCAGCCCGGCATAAGACGGAACTTCACTTACGTCAATCATATTAGGCGGACAGGCGTAGTAGAAATAGTTTGGAGGATAGCTTATGACACCACCTACCTTAATAATGCCGTCTTTAAGAACCTTATGTTTTTTATCCTTTTTGAAGTCGTTAAAGAAATCTTGTTTAGACATCTTGACCTCTACTTCATAAGCGTACAACGATCTTGTTATAGCCAGGAAGTCAGATTCCCAATCGTATATATGAAGATTGTTGATAACATACATCGGATTACTTAACAGATCCCTATTAAGGATCTTAAGCATTTGTTGCTCTGGGTAGTTCATTGTCTTACTTTTTTTTAGAGGCTTGTGGCGGAATCGAACCGCCCTACGAGATTTTGCGGACCCCTGACTAAACCACTCATCCAACAAGCCATGTAGCCCATGCCTGAATCGAACAGGCAACTTTTGATTAGGACTCAAGGGTTTTATCCGTTAAACTAATGGGCCATTTAATGTTTGCTATGTTCACACACCACAAACACCGAGATAATTAACATTTCCACAAAAACTTAATCGTTATCCAAGGAGGATTCGAACCTCCGATAACAGAACCAAAATCTGTTGTGTTACCACTACACCATTGGACAGTGGTCCCGGAGGGATTTGAACCCACGATCTTGCGGTTATGAGCCGCCTGCTTTCACCACTAAGCTACAGGACCTTAAAAATATGCAGGAGCCTTCACAGACGCCTGCATATAACAGCTAAATATTAACCAATAATTATCCTAAAAACTCTCTCAACGCAAAGTTAAGTACTAACCCATAATATGGCAAACATTAAAATATAAAAAAGGATTAAAATACCTACTTCTTTTTTTTCTTCTTCTTTTTAGTGTCTTTTACTCGTTCAGCTTCGTTTTCGGGCTCCACAATATCACCGGCTTCTTCCTGAATCACATCCGTATCAGGAACAACATCGGACTTCTCTGGTTCTGCCACATCCTTATCTGACTCCTCATCTTTATCCAATTCCGGCTCAGCGACATCGTTTTTGTCTTTACTGATTATACCTATCTGGTAGCCTCTTAATTCTACTTGCATTGATTTCAGCTTCGATTCTAACTCCAGTATTGCCTTGGCTCCAATAGAAACCTCATTTTCCAAATCTCCGATTCTGATCCTGGCTTCAATCAATGCATTTGATTTCTTTTTTAATTCAAATGATATACTGTTTTTCTTTTCTTCCAAGTTGCTGATTTTGTAATTAGCCTCATCAATATCAGACTTAGCTTTGTCAAGATCAGCCTTGGCCGCATCAAGTTCTTCCGTTTTCTTCTTGACGCTTTTTATCAGCTTTTTCTGATTTTCCTTCAAGGCGTCAATCTTTTCCTTGGACTCAGAAAGATCTTTGCCAATAGATAAAATCTCTTTATCCTTTGAAGCGATATCTGACTTAAGTTCGGAAAGCCTTTCCTTGTAAAAATCAGCCTTATCCTGCATTTCCTCAATTTCTTTTGCAAGATTTTCGGATTTAATAGCTTTCTCCCTGTACATTGACAGCTTGCTGTCTGTGATGAATGTAAAACCTAACATGCTCATTTTCAAAATATTTAAATATTACTTAACTCCGGAACTACCAAGACCTTTTTCTCCACGTTCATTTCCGTCTTCTACCTCAATATCAGACACCTCTTCCAATACCATTTTGTATTGAGGAACGATTTCCATCTGAGCTATTCGATCGTTTTTATGGATTACAGTCGGTTTTTTATTGATTTTAGTAAGATTAACCATATACTCTCCTTTGTAGGTAAATTCGCATTTACCTGGTGCGTTAGTAACTACCACTCCCTCGTCAAAAGAGAATCCTGATCTTCCTTCTACATTCACACACCATCCTTCTGGGATATTCAACTTGAAGCCGGTTCCGATTCTAACAGAATAACCTTGATATAAGGTGATTGATTCAAAATCGGAAGGAACATCTATTTCCACTCCCATATCATTCACCATCTTCACCACTCTATATGCACGAATATCACAACATGCATCGCCATCATGTTTGTATTCAGGTACCACAACATCAGGATAAAGTTTCTTAATACCTACCTGCACAGTCTTCTGATAACCTAGAGTCAAATACGATTCAGGTATTTTATTAACGACCTTATCTTCTTTTTTATGTTTGTTGTTCTTTTCAGAAACAGTATCCTTCTTGCTATCTTCTTTTTCAGAAAGAAGTCTTTCAATATCTTCTAACTTGTCCATGATCATATTTTTATAGTACAATAAACAATACCTTCTTTTTTTATATCCTTCGTTGATTCATAGCACTCACGAAAAGTACTTATGTCTGCATCATTAGGATCATCGACCCACTCATCTCCTTGCTTATATTTTTCTCTGGTTTCTGAGTAGATCATACATAATTTATCCCCATGCTTCGCCATAATCCTTTCTTCTGTCACTTTCCTACGAAGTTTAATAAGGGGAAATCTTGTAACTATTTCTACTATCATTCTACACAATCTTTAAAAGCCCAAGAGATGTTATTCTCCTGGGCTGATGTTTATATTAAAATGGAAGGTCTTCTTCTTCCATAGGAGGGAAGTTCGGCATCTGTGCTTGCGGCTGTGGCTGCGTCTGATGCTGAGGCTTGGTGCTCCTTGTAGTAGGCGCCTGGGCAGGTGCAGCCGGCTGAGCCGGGGCCTGATACTGAGCAGGCTGTTGAGCAGGCTGTTGGTAATTCTGATACGGAATAGCACTCGGAACAGACTTGGGTTGTTGAACCTGTTGAGGCGCTGCCGGCTGCTGGGTATAAGTCTGAGGGGCTGTAGGCTCTTGCTGAGTATTTCCTCCTAAACCTAATTTAGCCATTATACCTGCTCTGATATCTTTAATAGAAGCATTGAACCTGTTTGAATATTCAGTAATCTTCTGATAAGTAAAGTTGTTTTGAGCTGAATAATCGAGGCTTTTCTTGCCATCAAATCCTGTAACTTCAACAGGGTCAGGCCAACCATTTACGCCTTTTTTATAAAAACGTTCAACAAGCTGATCTTTTTCTCCGTCTACTCCGGCATATGCGATAATAAGCTCCGAAGATCCAAACTCGTCATCTTTCTTCTTCTTAAAAACATTGAAATAAATTTCACGACTGAAATCGATGTTTTCGTAGTATTTTACGAAGCTCTTAACAAAGCCCTTGATATTTCCTTTTTGATTGACGAGAGGTATGGAAATACAATAGTTTTCATTAAGCTCGTAATCTTTCAACACGATAAGGAAATTAGTAGCAGTATTTCCATTAGAGAAAGTACTTGTCTTTAACCCGATGTAGTTGATGTACCCAACTATTCCATTATAATACTCTTTCCAATATCCTGCCGGCTGACCGTTATTAGGATTTATGTGCTGAACAAAACCTTCTTTTGGTTCGTTACTTTTTTCATACAAGTTACCATCCGAATTAATATACAGATAATAAGTTGTACCAAAACTTCTGTTTTCTCTAAAAGCCATATTTTTATTTTTTTATAGATTATACAATGTTTGATTTAAGACGTATGTTGATTCGTATTTAGGATTGAACATCTTTATCATCTTATACTGATCAGACCAATCCATGACAGTATCTCCTTTTATAAGTGATTTTACGGAAGACAGTATATTTTCCTTACCGATAGAAAAATTAAAACACGGGCCTTCAAGCGCATTTAAAGGCATCGATTCCATTATTCTTTTTCTATTTCCAAAATCCTCAGACATTACCGTTATACCGTTTTCTTCATCTACCTTAACATTGACAACATTATCCACTAAAGTCATAGAATTAAGAACAGATATAAGCAAATCCCTATCAAACTTAACCCTCGACGATTTTTCGAATTTATTACATACGTATTCGTAGTTAGGATACTGTTGTTCTACGTTCATATCCGATATAATCACATTATCAAAACATAAGAACGTCCTAACACCATCTGTGGAAATACTGATCTCCGTATCTTTATCAGATAGAAAGCGGTATAAGATGGAAGCCGCGACCTCACTTAACATAATCGACCTTTCTTCTACTGCATTAGCATACTCTTTCCTGTTTATAAACAGACGGAACATATCAGTAGAAACAATGTCAATATAGTCCTTCTTCACATTAAGAAGAATCGAGCATATAGCCGGTCTAAATTCATCCGATCCAACAAACGCAAAAGATCTTTTCATAGACTGAATGAAAGACGAGCTCATAACACGAATACCGTCACCTACAGGATAAAAGAAATCAGGGAAAGCCTTATCCTCAATCCAAGTAGAAGAAAAAGATCCTCTATCGTATTTAAAAACGATACTGTAATCGTTTTTAATCTCTATCTCTATATCCTGGTTATGATTTTTAAAAAACGAAATAAGAGTCCCGGCATCTACTAAAAGAGAAAACTTATGGTCACAAGAAATATCAGTATTCACATCGAAAATATCATCCGTATATGTTATACGTTCGTTCATGGCTTGTATCCGGATATGATCAAAATATAAAGTAATTTTTATATTCGATGTGACACAATCCTTTAGAACCTTATCAAACATCTTTGAAATGTTTGAAAGTTTCTCATTCATTAGTATGCCAGGAACTCTTACTTTCATTTTTTAAAACCTACGATTATGATTATCTAACACTGCAAATGTATTATTTTAAAATCTAATTTTGAATTAATTGGATTTAAAATGATTTAAAATAGATTAAATTGTTCTTCTTGCTGCTTCTGCTATAAGCATCGCATCAACTATACCGTCATGGGCTGTCTTACATCTTTCGTTTTTAACGAACGTATCGTTTGGCCACAGCCTTTTAGCGCAAGCCAATGACGTTTTCTTAGTATTTACCTTACTGGCTTCCATAACCTTATCAGAATGCGTCCAAACCAATTTCTGCCATGTTTTAGGGGCTATGAAATTAACGGAGCAACTTATGTCCGTAAATGCCATGCAGAGGGAGAGGAACAGCCCATGCAGTTGGCCTTTGTTCTCCATGAGGGAGGCTGTAGAGGATGTGCTGACCCCGTACAGTGCGTGGACGTCCTCTATGACAAATACTACCCTATCAGGATTGTTTTCTACGATCGTATCCCGGCAAAAAACATATTCTTTAGTCAAGTCTACTGGTCCTGAAACTGATATTCTTGGAGTGGAGATTCTTGATATTAGTTTGCTATCCTGATCGATGCAGGCTATGGCTCCATCTTTTCCCGGGTCTGCTGCTATATATAATACCATAATATATCAATTTAGATTCATGTCAATTTTACCAATGCCGTCATCATTGTCAAAACCGCCATTGTCTGTAAGTTCGTAATCAATAGCCACAGCACCGTTACCAAGAATGTAAAATCCTTTAAACATCTTTCCTATTTCAATAGGATACACTACATTTACGTCCCTTCCAATATCCTCAAACGGCATAGCGATATCTTCTGTTTCAGCTTCTTTTTGTTTTGCTAATACACCAACGGGTATATTTTTACCTTTTATAGATGCGTATGTAACCATATACAGAACATCGTTATTAACAAACGCCCTATCACTACTTACCTTATCCAAGCTAACATATATAATATGTTTTATAAAACTATTGATATCCCCACATATGTTAATAGCTTCTATTTCTTTCGGAATAACGACTTCCACTTCTTCTGGTTTTGTATTTTTCTTTTTCATTGAATTAACATTTTTGTATTTTGTTTTACTTCTTCAACAAGATCCTGATCTTTCATCATCTCTTGCTTAAGTTCCTCATTCTCCTTAATTCTTTTCACCCTATCGGCAAGAATCTTTTTGTATTTCTTATCCGAGATCTTTATAAACCAAGGACAGTTCCTTGATGGAATCCTTTTACATGGATAGTCAGTGAGACCGTTCGGTCCAAACTGCTCGCATCGGTTACATTTCTCTTCGCCCGTCATTGTAATTATATTTTAGGAAAACATTCTTCAAGTTCTCTATAAGAGCACTCTACTACAACAGAATCTCCTTTAGGGAGAAATACTAAAATAGAATCGATAGAAAAAACGCTATCTACTTTTCTTACAAGTTGGCCATGCTTGTAAGAAGACATGACCAACCTAATTCCATACGCATCATAAGATCCTTTCCTACACGGAAGTATGTTTTCAACAACATAATCAAAACCTCCGATATTAACTTCATCGCCGGAACTGATTTCCATAATAGGAATCATTTTGGCTCTTCTATCTATGCTTATTTTCATTTCGCAACCTCAAATTTGATTTGCTCCTTTGGTTCATAATTCCATACCTCAAAATCATCAGCTACAAAATCATAAAATCCTTTCCCTTCCATACGAGACGAGATAGTAACCTGCGGAACCGGGCCGAAAAGAGAGCGACGGAGGAGCTCGTTTGCCTGTTCTTCGTGACGGTCATACACATGCATATCTTGGATGAAATGAGTGAAAACTGCGGGCCTTAACCCGGCGTCATGAGCAAACATCATCATCAACGCCGCATATTGAGCTACATTCCAGTAAGAAGCTGTAATCATATCCTGGCTGCGCTGATAAAGCGTCATATACAACTCATCTCCTTTAACAGATAAATTAATCTGGAACGCGCATTCTTGAAGAGGTTTTAGTCCATTGGTTTCAGGATCGAACATGGATGCTACTATTCTTCTTGACGAACGATCATTCTTGAGTGACCAAAGAATTAAATCTGTTTGGTTAAGAAAACCGTAAAGACCATCATGGATGTCTATCATACCCTCTGGAGCTTTTCCGGTTCCCATATAAACATGTCTGTTCACCATATCTCCATAACATCCTTCGATCTTTCCATTATCATCAGCCCACTGATCCCATATATGAAGACCAAGATCTTTGATATCTACCGATCTTTTTTGCCAAATCCACAAAATTTCTTTTATGGAGTTTTTAAGATTAGTAGGTCTAAGCGAACCAAGAGGAAATTCCCGGCGAAGATCGTACTGGTTGCATACTTGCAGGATACGCTTCACCTTTACGCCTGTCCCGTCACCGTAGACCGGTCGCCTTACCTCTTCCCACGGCTGGCTCATTATAAGAGCCAAATTGTCTTGAAATATTTTATCTACTCTTGCCATATTCTTATTAGGTACTTATATACTATAGTATCACCATCTCAAGGTTATGCCAACAAACAAGGATCATTGAAAATTCTAAGAGGAATGGTTATAAAGACGATTAATTTCTTCTTGTTCTAAACACGGACCACCTACAACTTTCTCTGTCGCTTTTCTTTGTCTAACAAAATCTTCAGCTTCGGAAAAAGTTGTAGCATAAATATATCCGCCATACTTTTCTCCATTGATTTCAAATTCTGTCACAAACTTCTTTTGTTTCCATAACTGTAATTTTTAAAAGCAAATAATTGATTGATTTATAAAAAGAAATAAAGCGGTGATAAACTAAGTTACCTTAACCAACAACCATCCAGTCATCAGCCAACATATCTGATTGCGAAGCTAACCATCCGTTTACGATATTATCGTTAGCATCTTTCATGCACAGATAAGCGCAAAATTTAATCATGTTGGTTTCAGTTACGTCATAATAATCGTTTACGTATTTTTTAAACGAATCTGGCAATGACTTTACTTTATTAACTATCATATCAGTAGACAACCAATCTTCCGGGCGCTGGAATACGAACATACCTTTTCCATTCCATCCGGCACGTGCAATCAACGCACCTTTTTTTACTTCTTCTAAAGCTTCTCCAAATTTCATAACTATATTTTTTTATAAATTAAACTCTGCAAAATCTATTTCAGATCCGGTTGACAAATTAATCATTGACTTTTCAAGCTCTTCCATTGGAACCGGTTTCACAATACCTCCATTACCAAGAGTCTTTTTATAGAAGTTTATCACCACCTGATCGATGGTTTTTACCGTCTTAGGAATAGGTTGACGAAGATATAATCCATCAAGAGACTTTACTCTTGAAAGAGCCGTATATAACTGTCCTGTTTCAAAAGAGTTCGATACGTCCATCATGGCAGAATCTAACGTAAGACCTTGGCAGCGATGAACAGTTATCGAATAACCGGCTTTTATCGGATACTGAACAATAGAACCAATAACTTCAGATTCTACCTTATATCCATTTCTGACGTATTTTACTTTATCGAACGAGCATGGTGTGATAATAACCTTAACATGCTCCTCATCTTTAGGACGGTCAAGAACGACTTCAATCTCCCCATTTTTAATAGAAGACACAACGCCAAGAGAACCATTGACGTACTCTCCTCCGTTTCTTGTTATCATAACCCTTGACCCTTCTTTTATAAGAAGGGTCTTTTCCACAGGTGCTTCTTTAGGGTAATCTCCTTTTATAATAGCTTCAAATTTTCTTAAAGATCCAGGTACGGAATTTATCCTCATTTCATTAATGGCCGTAGCCTTGGCATTAGTCGTAACAATCTCAACATATCCGGCGCCATTTTCAGGCTGAATACATCTGCTGTTTAGCGTAGTAAACACATCATCGTCCATATGACCATCGCGTACCTTATTAAGAACACTAATAAACTTCTCATCTTTCTGACGATATATTTTTTCAAAAGACACCATTTCCATACCAGAAGCCATAAGAGACTTCGAACTAAAGAAATAAGATGTATCGTATATTTCTCTAAAAAAATCCTCTTTAATCACAGGAGGAAGCTGAAACAGGTCGCCTACCATAATAAGTTTAACGTCGCCAAACGGATCCTTGTCTCCTCTTGCATGACGAAGTATATCAGCCACGTTGTCAAGAAGATCAGGGCGAACCATAGAAATCTCGTCTATGATAAGATATTTTATATTCTGTAAAATCTTTTCGGATTCTCCTCTGAACTTGTTTTCACAATTGTCCATAAACTTGCCATTTCTTATCTCTGGAATGTAAGGCTGCATTCCAATTCTGAAAAAAGAATGAATGGTTTGACCCCCTGCATTAACAGCAGCAATACCTGTAGGAGCAACAATAACCGCATTTTTTAATGCCGGTACGATACGCTTGATGAAAAAACTTTTTCCTGTTCCAGCCCTACCGGTTATAAACAGCGGTTTAGGTGACTTACAAATAGACTTAATAGCCTTTCCTTGTGCGACATTACCTTCGGACATAACTGAACGAAGAACGCATTCCATTAGTTTTTTGTTGTAATTTGATGCCATTTTATTTCTGAATTTGTTTACAAAACAAAAGTATGAAAATAAAATAAAACATAAAATATAAAATGAATTAATTAGGATTAAAAAGAAATAATAAGTTGGATAAGTTTCTTTGTGACAGACAGTAATGTGGTTTAGTATGGGTGCAGTAATGGCATAGTGGTGGCTAACGGGTGTTTCCGTCGATGTTCTACGAGATTATCGTTTTTCGGCTCTGTCGGCGACTACTAAGAACAGACCCTCTCTCAAGTACCAAACATTACAATGATGAATACTGAGATGAAGGATAAAGATAGGTATCATTATAGAATGATAGTTCTTCAAATGGTATATCCTTGAATACGGATTCACCATCTAATTCTTTATCATTATCTACTGTTATATTAATATTAGGTAATGATTGGACAGATATATCCATATTCTCTATCTTTTCCTTAAACTGTTCTGCCTTAACATACGTATAGATGTCTTCGCTTACCGATCCCACCGCTTTAGCCATCTCGCCGGCGAACTCAGCATACATATCCCGTACCTCATTAAAACCTGCCTTTTTGTCAGGAGCGGTATTGTTATAGGTTTTCATTCTCCTACTTACTCTACCGCAGACACCGGCAACGGACGTCCCTACCTCAGCACAGCAGGCTTCCGCATCAGCCAGGCCTGCTTTTACTGTGGCTATCTTCTCCTTACTCCATCCACTAACCTTGTCGTATGATTGTTTAAGACGGTTTAAGAACATGTCCATTCTGCGCTTCTTGTCTTCTGCTATGATAGCGCGATAGTACTTTCTTATAATTTGGTTTTGTGTACTTCGCTCATATCCGTCCCAGAAGTCTTTGTGCGCTTCTTTAGCCATAGAAGAAGCCAATGACCTTGCTTCTTCTTCTTTTGTCTTTTTACGATCTATGCCAAGGATTTCGCCATCTTCGGAAACAACTTCTTCTGCGCTTAGGAAACGTAGGATATGAGTATTGTCTTTTAAGAAGAAATTGAAATCGTCTTTCTTACTTACTTTTTCTTTTTCCTCTTTCTCTATATCCTTCTCTCCAAAATACCATCTGTTTGTTGCTCCTTTTTTATACAAGGTCCAGGTATTTGCTATTTGCCAGAAAACGGCTCCATGCCTATATACCGGAATCAGCTTACCTATTGGGTAGTTATGTTCGTTTGCTTCAATGTAAGCACGAGGATTATCTACGTATGTTATAAATTGTACGTTTTCGAACCTTTTTACGAGCTTGTCTTGTATCGCCATACCGACAATCTCTTTCGCTTTTGTTAGTCCTACATTCAAGTACAAGGCAATTGTTTTATTACTTATCGTCGAATCAATTAATCCATAATACGAGTGGCTTCCGTCTACGACATCCGCCTGAGAGTTTGTCTCTCCACTGTTCAGTACAGACTCATTGTTTCTGACTAAATTAACAAACATCGCCTCTCTTATCCTGTCAAGGACTTTTTCATGGTTTGTTATTTCATTTTTCTTTATCTTAATTAAAATCCTATTCTTTGGAATATTCACTTTCCCGCACCCAAGAGTAAGTTGTACGCCATTAACACGATACCTTCTTGCTACAAACGTACTATCCGTCATACGGAACAGTTCGTCAAACATCGGATGTCTTGTCATGTTCTTGAACTTCGAATACCCGATTCCAAGTTTATGAAGAAGATCTTTCTGGTTTTTGAATCTTATTCTCGAATCCCGGCGGGAGATTTTTATCATACAGTATAAAGCATACAATTCCATGAACAGTGAATCATCTGACCACTGTTCCAAAAGTCTGAGACTTATGTTAATATTTCTACCTAATTGTAACTTCATAATCTGTAACAAAAAAAAATCGGATGGATTTTTGGGGATATCCATCCGATTCATGTCTTTTTCGTTCGGAAAATCCCAAAGCCCCGTTACAGATTTGAGAAGCAAACAATGAAAGACGATTGATATTTTTTATCATTCATTATTTATTTCCTGAATCTGTAACGTACAGCAAATATAGAAACAAATAATGAATATCAAATAACAAGATCTTATTTTTTTAATGCTACAGTGCAAATATCGGGACAAACCCTGAATCCATTGTCATAAAATACGTTAATTTTAAATTTATAAATCCTTAATACTTATCTTTGTCTCAAAACGATAATCTCATGAAAGAAAGTGATAATAAAGATGTTAGTAATAGGGCTTATAGGCTTTTAGTACCTTATTCCAATACGGTAGATATGGCTAAGAAGATACTTCTGTTTTATAACGGATACCTAATGGCCTCTGGTAATGAGAAGAATGTCATAGATGCGAGGCATTTAAATCTTCTTGCCTATTATTTTGTGTTTGGATATTCGTATGAGACGAAGAAGAAGTTTTCTCATTGTTTCAGTACCGATCTTCAATATGTATCGGTTTTGGATACGGAGATGAAGAAGCGTGGTATTTTGATTGACCGTGAAGGGAATTATAGGACAAGGTGTTTGTGCCCGGATATAGAGAACATGCGCCGTCTTTTTGTATTGGAGGGTTCAAGAGATCAATGTGCGTTGGTTTCTTTATTTTACAGAAAGAAAACTTTTGAATCCGATGGCGAAGAATGATTTCCCTATATCATTTGAGTCACATATTATAGATGATGTGATGGATAAGACTGGGGGCGTTTACGACCGAAACCAAATACGTGACGTTTTCAGAGCCAGTATTTCTTATGCCAATAACTTATGTACGTACACAGATAACGTGTCTGTATCGTTCCCGTATGTAGGCGATATGGTTTGTAACCTTCATGAGATGGAGAGGCGCAAACACAATCTTGAGCGTCTTAAATCCAAGGTAGAAAAATTATCTAAGTATCAGGAAAAAGAACTTCAGTGCCTTGATATTAAGATAAGGATGATAAAGGATGCTTATGACTCAGGTGAGATAAAAGGTGGGGATATGTTGATAAAACACAACAAATCATCTATCTTTAAATCTCGTAAGGGTCATAGTTTTAGTGAAATACAAAATATTCAAGAACAGGAATTTAACAGATAAGTCATGAAAAAGATTTTGCAAGCGGAAGTTATATACGATGCTTTTATGGATACGATATTAAAAAAACTTCCAAGAAAAAAAGAAGATTATCCTGATTGGTACAAGGAACGTCTTGAAAAGTGTGAGGGATGTAAATTCAATACTAAGAACGTCCCTAACTCTATGCTTCCTCTTTCTTTATACGTAAGCAAGAAAATAGGTAAAAATCGTTGTTCGGTATGTACGTGCTTCATCAAGCAGAAGGCCTGGAGCAAGACAGAGGAATGTGCGCTTGGGGAGGGGCTTCCCCGTCCTTCATGGATGGACCGTCATTATTCTATTGATTTTTATGATGAGAAGTCAAGATGGAACAGGTTGGAACTTATTACAATGGATTCTGATGAATTTAATGTTATTTCTACAGATGACAAGCAATACAACATTGACCTCTCTAAAGACGGTAAATCATTTGAAATCATTTTCGAACCGGTAGAAAAAGGGAACAGTATAAGGTTTTCATTCGTTCTTGAGTCGAAGCATGATATGAAGATAACAGCATCAGAGACATCTTGTGGCTGTACGTCCTCTAATTTGAATATCATTGACTCCCGTCACTTCAAGTTCAATATAGAGATACATACAGCAGGATTTGGAATAGGAAGATTCGTAAAACATATGACTGTTCACTATCAAAAAGATGGGTCTCAAAAAGAGGAAAAGATTCCGTTTAATTTCGAAGGTATTATAATCCAAAAAAGTTAAGTGTTATGGGAGGATGTGGTAAAGCAAGGCATTTACAATGCGAGGATAAAAGGAAGTCCTTATTTTCTATGTTGCAGGCATCTTGTGACGATCTCCCTGATTATTCTGCCGGGGACATTCTCTATGCCGTACTTAGATCTTTTGCAAAGAAAAGAGGATTGTCTGTTTCTTTTTTAAGGACGTTGACAGACAGCGAGCTTTTTGAAGTGGCTGATTATAATTTATCAATGGAGTTGATGGACGTTATTATTTACGATAAAAAGGTTCTTGATAATGAAGAAGATTGATTTTGATTCAGATATAAAGCATCTTATTTCTTATTACAACCATCTACTGTCTGAGCAGGATAAGGTGGGAGAGGATATGGAAGAGCTAACTAAGGATATTATTAGGAAGAAGGAAGAGGAAAACAACATAGAGTTAGAAGACTTTATTGACTTAGAAGAAAAGTCGTTTATGACCAACTTGTATCAACAAGAGATAATGAAAGTATCTTCTTCTGTCAAGACCGTCTACAGGTTGTCTATTAACGCCGGTCATGATCTTAATATAGATGATGACAGCAAGAAGGTTCTTGACATGATAGTAAACGACGGAGAATCGGATTTTATTATGTACGTTGATAATAATACTGATTCTGTTGCGTTCAAGGATGAATTTGTTGAGGAAGGAATAAAAAACATGTGTAAGTATCGTGTTGATCCATCTTCTCTTGAAGATAGGTTTAATATGCTTAAGTCTCAGTATGAGGCTTTTTTAAAAATCGTGAACAATGAAAGCAAGAAAGCCGACTAACGATGATGTTTCTTACGTAGATAGGAAACTTATTGTATTAAGGGATCAGATAGATAAGGCTGAACGTTATCTATCTGAAAACCCTTGGGATAAAATAGAAGATTCCGATAAGAGGGAGAAAGAATTTAGGTTTCAAAAAAGCTTGTCTGATAGCTTAATGCAATGGACTGAATCTTATATTAAGATGTGTGGGATAATGGATGTCTATAATCAGCTTGAGGCTGCCAAAAACAAGAAAAGCCTAAAAGGAGGACAAACAGTATCAGGTATTCAGTCTTTTGTTAAGAATGAAGCTAAGAGCAAGCTCGATAAGTAGTTTTGTCATGAATTTTAACAGTAAAGAACTTTATATAAATATGGGTAACGATATTCCGTTATGGAATGACCTTTATTCTTATGAAGAGCAAGACGATGATGTCAAGCAATTCTGGGAAAATGAGGCTATGAAACTCCTTAACGGTGTTACCATAAATGGTGTATTTATCCATCCTTGGCTATACTGGCATATCAATTTCTGGAAGATGATGATTGACGTAGGAGATGATCGTATTCCTGGAAATTCGCAGCTTCGTGATAATGAATGGATGTTTGCCGAATTTCTAAAGCAGGCTGAAGAAGAGAATAAAGGAATATTCATGTTCGGGTGCCGTCGTTTTGGAAAAGCCCTTCTTGATTCTGATATACTTTATCTTGAGGACCGGGAAAAGATGATAGGAAATATCGTTGTAGGAGATAAGATATATGACGATAAAGGGAATTTGGTAGAGGTCGTAGGTGTTTATCCCCAAGGAAAAGTAACTACCTACAGAGTCGTATTCGAAGACGGTCGTAACGTTATTTGCTGCGGTAATCATCAATGGCGCGTCAATCATGGCGGAAAATGGCATGTTAGGAGTCTTAGATCCATAGCTGGATTAGATTATAAGAGTATGTCTATTCCAGTAGGTGAGGCCCTGAACTACCCTACGGCAAAGCTGCCGGTTCCTCCGTCGGCCTACGCCTCGATGCTGGCGGCTTATCTTGGTGGCTATAGTGGGGATATGTTTTTCGATAAATACATTTGTAAGAAATTTCTAAGATCGTCCATAGATCAAAAGAAAGATTTTATAGAAAACTTCATTCGTTCTTTCAGAAACGTAGTAACCGGAGAAGAAGAGCTTATGTTGTCTCATATTGATATGGATGTCATAAATTTTGTACAACGTATGTTTTGGGCTTCAGGTTGGTATGCTAAATTGGAGGGGAATAAACTTATACTATCAAGGAATCGTAAGGAATTAAAAATAAGATCCATATCGATATACGGAAAGGAGCATGCCACTTGTATAACCGTTGATAATGACTCTCATTTATTTTTGACCACCAATTACATCGTTACTCATAATACGGCCATAATGAGCTCTCTTCTGGCTCGTAATGCTACAATGACGTACAATTTGACGCATAATGTTATTGGAGCAAGTAAAGAAGACCTTGCCAATATGGGAGAGTATCTTGAGTTTGGACTTGATAATCTTCCTCCTTATCTTACTATAAACAGGACTGGTAATGACTGGACTAAAGAAGTTGTTTTAGGTACAAGAAACATCAACAACCAACGTGATGTTCATGCCAGAATAAGAATCACCAACGTTGATGATGGAAAGACGCGAGGCTCATTGAAGACCGCAGGCGGAACTCCATATACGTCTATATATGATGAGGTAGGTAAATTTCCGGTGCTTGGAGCATGGCTTGCCGGTAGGCCGGCGCATATGATGCATGGTAGAATGAGGGGGGTTTGTCTCATGGCGGGTACCGGAGGCAACGTAGAAAAGTCTCAAGATGCACAGAAAATCATGAACTCTCCGGACGAATATGGATTTATTATAATGAATTATGATATTCTAAATAAGAGAGTTATTAAACCAACATGGCGTATATGTAAATCCGGATGCTTTGTCCCGGCCCAGATGTCTCATGCTTATGAAAAGAAAGAAACGACTCTTGATAAGTATCTTGGAGTAGAGAGTGCTCCCGGTCTTAAGAAGATAAAAATAAAAGTTTCAGATTTTGATAAAAATACTGGAATAATAAAATCACGTCTTGACGAACTTGTCAAAAAGGATAGGGCTTTATACGTCCAAGAACGAATGGCATTCCCTTTGTCTATAGATGATTGTTTCCTTAATACGAACGTAAATAGGTTCCCTGTAGAAGATGCGTTGAAGCACAAAAGCCGTCTTCTTGAAGAAGGTAGGCCTGGTAAAACAGTGGATATTTATCAGATAGACGGCATGAAAATGGGGTATAATTTTAGTGATAAGCAGCTTGCTGATTATCCGTTTCAAGGTGGTAACATAGATTCTCCTGTTGTTATATATGAGGATCCACCAGAAGAAGGAGGTGTTTTTGATTACACTTATGTTTCATCGCTTGACCCCTATAAATCTGACAAGGCTGATACTGATTCTGTTGGTTCGTTTTATGTACTTAAAAGATATGTAAAAATCAACGATCCATTTGCTTATTGCATAGTAGCATCATACGCATCACGTCCTCCATCTTCTGATGATTTTTGTAGGAATTGTGAAATACTTCAAGAAGCGTATGGGGCCAAGTGTCTTATGGAGAATGCCGACCGAATGTATGAATTTTATCTTACGAGACGAAATAAGCAGCTTATGTTGCTGGAAGATGGCGAACGTCTTGCCGGTAAGATTATCCGTGCTGGCGCCCGTCAGAACAACAAGCTCGGTTTGGCTCCTACGGTTCCCAATCAGCGCATGCTTTTCAATACCGTTATTCAATATTGCTGGGAGGATGTTGTTGTTGGGTATGATGATGATGGTAATGAAATAACACAGAAAGGTATTTACCGTATCCCTGATATAGAACTTCTTGATGAGATCATAGCCTTCGGTCCTGGGACCAACACCGACCGTATCATAGCCTTCGGCCACGCTCTTCTTCTGGCTAAGTATTATGATGATATGGGTTACATGCCTGAAAGTACGACTCAGAAGGAGAATCAAAAGAAGAGAGAACGTAGGAAGACAGAGCAGGTTAAAGGATTTACGGTAAGAAGACATAACCCTTACAAAATGAGATAGGTAGAACAATTTACCTATCTTTGTGAAAAAACATATAGCTCATGGAGTATTTTAATAGAGATCAGGCTTTTCCGGCCAGAGGAGTATTTTCAGGGTTGCCGGTGCAGGCGATACCTACCAAGAGAAAAACCAGGGAGTGGTTTAAAGCCACTATGGATTCTCTTGAATTGATTGGTTTGAAGCAGCTTGATGAGAACCAAAAGTTCAAGGATTTTTATAGGATGATGGAAGGCAAGCTGTCATTTATGGAACTGAAAGATGTAATTCCTTATCTTAAGGATGTTCAGTCTATAAGGGATAATGTGAATATTCCATCATTCTTACGTCATTATGATATAATAGGTACGATCGTAAATGCTTTTGTAGGATGGTTGGGCAACCTTTCTGATAAGTATAATGTAGTTGGATTGGACGAATCTGAAGTGAATCAGTATTCTGCCACGAAGGAAAATCTTCTTTATAATTACATTAGAGAGGAATTGGACAGAAGGGTTAGGCAAGAGTTATTAAATAGAGGATTGGATCCGGATTATAATAATTTTGCCAGCGAAGAAGAAAAGCAGGCTTATGCTCAACAGATACAAGAGGTGAAAGCATCTATGACCCCTCCTGAGATAGAGAATTTCATGAATACAAAATGGAAGACTGCCGAGGTTATATGGGGTTCTCATACGCTTGAAGCGGACAGGGGGCGCTTTTACATGGATGAGATAGATACCGAGAATTTCATTGACTATCTCCTTACCGGTCGTTGCTTTAGAAACTATCATGTAGGATACGACTATTATAAGCCTGAGAGGTGGTCTCCGTTGAATACATTTTACTCTAAGACATTAGATAGCAAGTATCCGCAGTACGGTGATTATATTGGTCGTGTTCATTATTATACTGCCAATGATATTATAGTAAGGTGGGGGCATCTTCTTACGGCGAAAGATAAGCAGAAGCTTATAGGGGGTGCTGATAATTTCAATGGTACTTATCATAATGGTGATAATGGGAGCTATGTAAGTTTATCCAAATTGGCGAGTGTAGGGATGTTATATCAGAATAAGGTAATACCTTGGAAAGGATATAATGATTATGCCTCTATAAAAGCTTATGAAGATTATTACGGTATTCCAGCCGGCACATATACCGGATACGATAGTAATGGCAACGAATATCACAGAACCAGATTCATGCCAAATTTAGAGCATGGTAATTACTATAACCGTGCCCAGAGTTTGAGCGACGAGCATGTTCGTAGTGATTTGTATCAGGTAACTGAATCATATTGGGTATCCCCAGCTCAGGTGTATGTAATTACCTACCAAACTGAAACCGGATTAGTAACTACCGAAATGGTAACCGACGAGCTTCTTCAGGACTTTTTACAGGAAAATGGTATTAAGAAAATTACCAGGACCATGAGTAAGGGAATGGAGAACCCGGAGATTAATACCTATTTCGTAGATTACGTTCCACAGGTAAGGTACGGGGTTAAGATCAGTGGCGGGGCTCTCGCTCAGGATAACCTGTATCTGGATGGAGAACCTATCGATCACCAGATAAAAGGGGATAGTAACATCTATGACTTTGTTCTACCCGTTGCCGGATATATCGGTACTTCTATGGCCAACAGGATTCAGCCATATCAAATATTTTATAATTTCTCCATAAATCAGATAAACAATATTCTTGAAAAGGAGATCGGTAAATTCTTCTTAGGGGATATAAATCTGGTTCCAAGTGAATACAAGGATTTGGGTGAAGATGTGGCTGATATATGGGCTAACCTTCTTGATGTGGCTAAGTCTGTAGGAGCTCTGACATTAGATACCTCATCTCAAAACACGAAAGGCGGTGTTCCTTTCAACCAGTTTGCCGTCTATGATTTGTCGCAGACAGAGCAGCTTAAAACAAGAATGGAGCTTGCTGAATGGTCAAGGATGAAGTGTTTTGAAATGGTTGGCATCACGCCTCAAGTAATTAACGGTCCCAACAGGTATGAGACTGCCACCGGGGTCCAGCAGGGCGTTACAGCATCTATGTTACAAACACAGATATACTTTGATAACTTCGGTTACTTCAAGAAACGCGCTTTGGATCTTCATCTGGCTGTCGCTCAACAATGCCAGGAAGAAGGAAAGGATATTTCTGTAATGTACACAAAAAGTGACCTTACCAGAGCGTTTTTATCTATAGGAACCGACGGTCTTAGCCTAAGGCATCTTGGTGTTCAAGCTTTATCCAACTCGAAGAAAAGGGATGAGCTTGAAAAGTTCAAGACCTTTATGTTGCAGCTAAATACGGCCGGAGGAGACATTTACGATCTTGCATCTATCTTCACATCAGATTCTATGGTGGAACTTATACAGAATGCAAGGAATACTCGCGCATACAACGAGCGTCAGATGCAGCAGCAACAACAGAATCAGATGCAGCTTAACCAGCAACAGATACAAGCTGAAGCTGCTGAGAAGGATAAGCAACGTCAGCATGAACTTGCTTTAGAAGACAAGAAAGGTCAATACAGGATACTTCAAGAGAAGATCCAGGCGGCAGGCAGGGCGGCAGACGCCAAGAGCGACGCCACCTCCCTCAACTTCCTGGCTTCTGTTTCAGATCAGACCGTAAGGCAAGCTGATATAGAAAGCAAGGAAAGGATAGAGGATAAGAAGATCGAAAACGATTCCAAACTTCATGATGATGAAATGAGAATGAAAATGGAAGAGTTAAAATTAAAATCCAAAGAGCTTGCTCAACGAGCGAGGGAAGACGCCACTAAAAGGTATGTAGCCGGAATCAATAAGAATTAAGGATTAAATATCCCCAAATTTCATTAGAAAATCTCTAATAAAATTTGGGGATATTTAATTTTTAGTGAAGATTAAACACTTATAGGTTTTTTATCTGAAATATAGGTATTTAAATATTTTTGCAGTATGGGAAAATTAGAAAAAAATGGAATAGTAGAATTGGACGATATTTTTAGTATCGGTCCGATTGATGATGTTTATAATAGGGAAGAAGATATTCTGCCTATTAATGGTAATGAACCGGCTAAAAAAGATGAGAAGCCTGTAGAAGAAGGTTCTCAAATTAAAGAAGAGCTGGTTATTGATCCTACTCCTGATCTTAAAGAGGATAAAAAAGGAGAAGAGAATGTAGTTGACGTTAATCAGGATCAGGTAGAGACCCCGGTTGTCAATTACAGAAAAGTATTGGATGCCCTTTCTTCAAGGGGAATCATTCCCGATTTGAAAGATGTGGTGTTTAGCGGTGAAAATGGTGAAGAGATTACTATCAATGATCTTGATTTTAGTAAAGAAGATTCGTTGTGTGACATACTATCTACAGTCCTTGAAAGCCAGAAAGAGGACATTGTTAAGGATAAGATAGATGTTACCTCTGTTTCTGATATTACTAAGAAGCTTATCCAGGCTGATAAGGCCGGCGCTAATATCGTTGATATTCTTAAGCAATATGATACGAATGTCGCTCCGATAGAAAAGCTTGACATTGAAAACAAAGCAGATCAGATAAAGATCGTTCGCCATTATGTTGATCTTCTTGGGTTGCCTAAAGATGAAGCTGATGAGTTTTTCAAAGGCATTATCAATAAAGGAGAAGAGTATGTTGAAGCAAAGGCTATAAAGTACAAGGCTGAGCTTGATAAGAGAATGGATGATATTATCCAGCAACGTACTAAAGAGGCTGCCGAAAAGAAGGCGAAGGATGCAGAAGATTTTAGAAGGTATAAGAAAGACCTTAAGTCTTCTATCCAGGAAAAGTATCAGCTAAATGACACTATGGTATCTAAAGCTCTTGATTTTGCCCTAAAACCTTCTGAATCGAATCCCGGAATTACCAAAGCATTTAATAGGGTAAGGGAGATGATGATGAATCCGGAAGAAGCACCAGATTTGATTATGTTTCTTATGAACCCAGGAGAGTTCATAAAACAGAAGTCGAATCAAGCTGTAGTTGATGAGAAGAAAAAAATTTATAAGCTCATCAGCCATACAAATAAAGACAAGAGGGTGGCTCCGGTAGATGATAAAGGTGATCAAGTTCAAGGTGTGAAGTTCGATGAAATCAGTATAGATTAAAAATTAAAACATTTTTTCGTTCATGGCTAATGTACTTTTAACAAAAAATTTCCCGGCCACCATGAATGGTGACACGGTGATTGGATATACCGACGCTAAAGTCGTTAAGCAAAGTATCGTAGAACACGATCTTAGCTCTTTAGAAGATTGGTACTACGAAGATCCGGATAAGAATCATCTGGGTATGCTTGAGTTGTTTTCTAACATTACAAACTATCCTCTGCCTATGTATATGGGTATGATTAAACAGGATGCTACTATTACCGTAAATGGTATCAATGGTTCATTCCGTTATGATCTTCCGGTATCAGAAACGTATGAGGTGGTTACAGTAGAAGACACGTCTTTGAAATATGCAAAACCTGGTATTGATGAAAGCTTCTTCGAAATTGTGTTGAATGCACAATTCAAACAAGGAGATGTTATTACTTACGATGTGATTAATGGTTGCCAGGCTCTTATCTCTACAGAGCGTCCTCCGAAACAAGAAGGTGAAAACTGGAGATACTGGTGTAAGTTGTGGGGCCGTTCTCGTGCTAAATACTTCCCGAAAGACATGCTTCGTGCCGGTATTAAATACTGGAAGGTGACAAACGTTCTTGGTGAGTTCTCTACTCAGTTCTCTGGCGTAGGAGGTGCTTCTAAGGCCGGTTCTATGACTTGTGAATTTACGCTTGGTGGACATCGTGGTGTTGAAGGTGAAACGACTATGTACGCCGGTATTAAGTCTTTGGCTTATGCGGACGAACGCACACAGAATTTCATCGACAAAGCTTACCAGAAAGTTCGTCAGCTTTCTGAAGTCAGAGGAGGTGATGCAAGTTATGCTATCATCGGTTCTCGTCTTGGTGATGGAAGCATTGATATGCGTACGGCTCGTGTAGCCAATACAGTATCTCTGTTCTGTTTGGCTGAGTTGGCTAAGATGGAAGCATACGAACTTATGTTCATGCGCGGTGGTAGAGTCAAGGGCCATAATGGTGTTTTGATGAAAAACGAAGGCCTGTATCACCAATTGCGCCGTGGTTTCGTTATTTCCTACGCTCGTCCGGGTGGTATCAAGCGCGAACACTTCCTGGCTGCTGCTGACTATATTTTCCGTGGCCGTAGCGATATGCCGATTGAAAATCGTGTAATGAAATTCAAGGTAGGTGCTATGGCTTACAAGAATATCGTTGAGATTTTCCGTGATGAGTTCTTCTCTCAATTAGGCGCCTTAGCTCCGCTTATGGGTACAGAACGTATCATCAATAACCCGGTAACAGGATCAAATGATGCTCTTGAATTAGGAACTGTAAAGATCAAGGGCGTTACTATTCCGGGTATTGGTAAGGTTATTGTAGAACACGAACCTTCTTTGGATTACGTTGATATGGTAGATAGAAGCCAGTTGGTAGACGGCATGACTCCTATCACATCATATTCATGTATTATGGAAGACTTGACCGCTCCTGAATACTCTAATGCATTCGCCGGCATCCCTGCTTCAGCCGAAGCTCGTATTGGTAATATCAACAGCAACGTATTCTACGTTAAGCCTGATATCGGTTCTATGTGGTGGGGTTACGAACAAGGTAGATGGTCGTCCAGAGTATCGGCTCAAGAAATTGTATCCAGCCATCCTCGTATGTCAGAACAATTCTGGTGCCACTCTGTATCGGCTTGTTGGGTAAAAGATACCAGCCGGTTTGTAACAATTGAATTGTTACCAAGCTCTTTGTAATCATAACTTTTAATATTAACTTGCGGTCGGCTTTAAAACCGGCCGCAAATTTTGTTTCTAACATAGTCTTTTCATATATGAAAAGACGTAGGGTATATAAAAAAATGGGAAAAAAGATTTTTGAAGAAAGCCATGAGTCTAAGAAACTGCTGGCTACCGTAGGAGGAATGAAGATATATTCCGACTCTATTTATGTTATAACAGGTAAGATGGATGAAGAAGCTCCTTCCGGATATCAGGAAAGAGGTATTTCCAAGACTCCTTTCCCTGGGAACAAGACAGTATCTTGTTGTGGATGGGATAAGGATCTTAGGGTGTATGATACCGGTTTCTTCATCAATTCAGCATGTTATAAAGGTTACTCACTTGAAGACAAGAAGAATGAAATGGATATGCGTATTAAGAATATTCGGTATCCGTTTGAAGAAACTGTCAATGAGGACCTGGACCAAAAGAACTTCGATTTCTGGGATTCTTACAGAATTGACTTGTATGATGGTCGTTTGTTCTACACTAATGACGTTCGTGATTTATTTGAGTTGTATATAGCTATTTTGTCCAAGTCTCTTACTCCTAAAGAGGAAGACGGTAATCCGATGTATGTCGAATCTTATTATTGTGTAGAAGACAAGACTACGGCCGTAGATATCAGGAAACAACGTCAGATTGACAAGGCTGATATTTTATACGAGTTCATGAACAAACTGAAAGGATCTGAGGCTGAAAGAAAAAGCATCTACGATCTGCTTTTGTATCTTGACATCATATACAGCGTAGAGCTTGATCAGAGCATGGTTCAATACATATTCACTAATTGGATTGACGCCAAGAATACGAACGTTGACATGTATAAAGAAGCAAGCTCAAGGTTTTTATCTGACGACGAATCTTCCGAAGGGATGCAGGTGATTAAATTCCATCGTATGATCAGGGAAATGATTGAGGGCTTGGCTGTCACCGTCAACACCGACGGACTGTATCTGAATGGCGAGCTCCTGGGCGCCGACGCCATCTCTGCATCTATGGCTCTTGCTTCCAATAAGTCGATGTTAGAAACTAAGTCACGTGTCCTGGAAGCGTATAACGCTTTAAAGAACAAGCATAAAAAAATAGAAGGCACTAAGTCTGACAAGAAGAAAAAGGAAGATGAGAAAGGTTTCGATGTTGATCAATACGCTGACAAAAAATAATAATTTATGAGAATCGTTGATTGTTATCTCCGGGCCTTACAGAAGGCTGAAGAAAACATGACCAACGGTGGTATAAAACTTGACAAGGCACGTTTTGTTCAGCTTTTTAATGACGAACAAAACCGCCTTGTTCGTTATATCCTTGATAAGAAAAATGAAGAGGATATACGTTATATCCAAAAGCTGGTTGTGTATTCAAAAGAACTTGACGAGAGAGGAGACAAAGATAATCCGGAAAGCACTTTGTTTTCATTGCCTTCTGATTTCTTTTCTTTTTCAAACATATCAGGCGTATTTACCAAAGGTGAATGCACGGTCACTGATTTTACCATGTGGGAGGCTAAGAACGAAAACCCGCATGAGCTTCTTGCCGACTTTTTTAACAAACCTGATTTTGATTTTAGGGAAACATTCTATACAATAGGCGAAGATTCGGTAAGGGTGTATAAATCTGGTTTTGATGTAGACACCGTTTACCTTACATATTACCGCTATCCGAAGGAAGTTGACATCGAAGGATATATTAAATCAGATGGTTCTAATTCAACCGATATAGATCCTGAATTAGATGATAAATTAATTGATATTATCCTTAACATGATTGAAAAACAATTTGCTTTGAATGAAAGCGAATACGGACGTTATCAAATAGATTCAAACAACGTCCAATCTCCTTTGTAGCAGAAGAAAGGCATATCCTAAATTAAAGATTATCAAAAAGCATTAAGAATTAATTAATTCCTAATGCTTTTTGTTGCTTATATGACTATCACTATTTTTGAGACAGATAACAGAATATTAATTTTTAAAATATTATAAGGCTATGGCTATCCATAAACCGTATGACAGACACATTATCTGTCCTCCGCACGCTAAGTTGGCGGACGTAGATTCTTTGTTGCTTCAAGAAGGTCAGATCGCTATCTATGATTTGGATGGTGAGCAGACTAAAGATGGTTTGAAAGCGTTGAAAGACTTGAAAGGATATCGTAAGGACGAACAACGTTTCCAGATCAGAATCGGACGTAATGAGATGGTGAACGATCGTGTATCTGATGATAAATCATTCTCTACACCTACGTTTGCTATTGATGAAATTATAGAAGTGTACGCTTCTGTTCCGAAGAGCAAAGAAATTAAAGTAGATGAGGTTATTTTCGGTTATAACGGAATTGACGACAGTACCGCTATTACAGCAAGAAAAGGTGATCGTATCCCTATCCATATTAAGTTGACAGGCCGTTTGTTCGAGCTTCGTGGTTATCCGATGGGTGAGGTGAATATCGATGATTACATCATTTTCGAAAACTGTCCGGGTCGTGAGGATATGTGCTCAGAATGTGATCCTTGCGAAGATGTTGATATTTTGGCTGCTATTTTGAAAACAATCGAACGTATCAAGAATCAGCCGATTGCAGGTGGTGGCAAGGTAGGTGATTTTGTAGAAATCCATCCTATCCATTCTTGCAATGAACTGGAAAAAACTCCGGTGGAAACCGACATGAATTTCTATTGCATGGAAATGTGTGATACCGGTGATGCTTATGCCCTGGCTCAGCTTAAGGCTGCTTATCCTGGTTTGGATATCAAGAGAGTCGGACGTCATCTTTCTACATCTAAATATCAGGTGATGAAAGAAGGTGGTAAGCCTTCTGATTATACTCAAAAGCTGTCTTCTATCATGAAAGGATGCGAAGAGTGCCCTGATGGATATACTAAGGTAGACGGAGGTTTGATTTATGCCGTAACGTTAGAGGATGATGGGGTTGATCAGTCTACTGTAGTAGAAAGCATTAAGAATGCCGTTAGTAGCACTGCCGAGAAAACAGCAGCCCAAGATGGCGGCGTAGGTATGTACACTGTGGCCGTAAGCAAGAAACTGACGAAGGCTGATATCGATGCATTTGTAGAAACTAATCCGACTGCTACAGTAACGTTCGTTGCTAAAACAGCAGATATGTGTAGCAATCCTGCTGTTACTACCGTTAGCTGGGAAGCATGTGGTTCTTGTAAGATTTCGAAAGAAGCTTATGAAATCACGTTGCCGGACGATGAATGTGGTAACAGTGCTAAAGAAGAATTGCAGGCAGCATTCCCGTATCTGACAATCGAAGATTACGGTACACCTGGTGGATGTCAACACAAATTCAAAACAACGGTCGTTACTAACATGGTTTGCGACGAATGCGATAAAATCTTCAAAGACTTCTTCGTATCTAAAGCTCCCGAATCTTATCGTGGACGTAACTGGAAACGTTTGGGTGCCGTAGCAGGAGATCAGTCCATTATCGCCGATCCGCTTCCTAAGAACTGCAAATGCGGTATCTTGTTCCGTGGTATTGACTACATGATTTCTCCGTCTGACTGTTTGATTGACCGTCTGACATTCCAAGAAGGATCTGTTCGTATTGCTGTAAATGGCGGTTATCCGGATGAACAGCGAGAGGCTATCAGCACGTACTTTAACCCGATCCATACCGAATACAAACAGCACTGGGCTCCGCGTACTCACCTCGGCGCTGAATTGCTGGATAAGGAACGCGAACAACGTATGTTCTTCGATTTCCGTAAGACTCACCAAGAACTTATGGAACGGATGTTTACCAACGAAGAAACCCGCTTAGACCTGTTGGCTCCGTATGCTGATTATTCAGTAACGTTGAAGCCGGCACGTTATTCTAACGGCTTCGGTAGGGTAATTGATGATCATATTACAGTACACTTCCATGTACCGTATGGCGCTCACGAAGGTATTCAAGACCTTATGGACTTGTTAGCTGCTTCGGCAAATATCAAGCCCTGCAAGATTTGATTTTCCTTTTTTCTATATATCCCAAGGGGGAGGAGGCTGGTCCTCCACCCCCTTTTTTGTAATAAAACAATTTGAAATAAGTTAGTTTCATATGAATGGCGTGGATTTTTTATCCGGTGCCTTTGGTAGGGGCATTGATAAAATAACCAACATAGTTGGAAAATGGGGTTCCTCCCAACCGGTAGATGACAGCAAATCCGGTATAAAAATAGGGGACAAAATCTACCAAGTGGTTGTGTCCTTAAATGGCTGTTATTGGTATCTTGACGAAGAAGGCAAGAAGCATCCTGTTTCTGGTATTCCGGCCACAACCGAATGGGAGTGGATTAACATAGCTGAGAAAGTTATCAAAGATTTCAAAACCTGTTACCGTACACCTGGTGGAAAGGTTGAAGTATGGAGTTGGTATCTTCTTAACGATCAGATGGATGTTCTTAAAGAAACTCATAGAATTACCGACAGTACCGACATGGATAATCCGGTAGGTAAAGTTCTTACTAAAATACCGGACGAATGGGTTATGATCGACTGTGATCTTCCTGATATGACAGAGCGAGACATTACGTTCGTCAACAGATGTTATAAGACTCCGGATGGTAAGGTTGAAATAGAAGGATTGGAGGCCATAGATGATAAGATAAATATCAGGGAATCTATTTATACCGTTATTCAATCGACGGACGATAATTTCCCTGCCGGCCATGTTTTTAAACTAATTCCAGAGAATTGGGTTCGAATGGTTTGTGACTTTCCTGATATGACAGAACGAGACGTAACTTACGTTCTTGAATGTTACACTACTAAAAAAGGAAAAGTGCAAGTAGAAGGTTTGGTAGCCATAGATAACATCCTTGGAGCCAGGGAAGAGGTTTATACCGTTCTTCAGTCAACCGATCCTGATATTAAGGTAGGAACCGTGCTGGATTCCATTCCCGAAGATTGGGTGAGGATGGTCTGTGATTTTCCTGACATGACGGACCGGGAAATTGTTGAAGTAGACGAATGTTATAAGACTGATGGTGGTAAGGTCAATATAAAAGGTTATCAATCTATTGATGCTGTTCTTGGTGTAAGGGAACAGTATTATTATATTGTTAAGACAACGGATGCCGCCTATCCTCAGTGGACGAGAATAGATAAGATACCTAACGAATGGACGAAAACCGAATGCGACTTCCCTGATCTTACAGAAAGACATATTATGTCCGTAGATGAATGTTATACTACTCCTGGTGGTAAAATACATCTTGGTGGATACAGGTCGGTAGATAGCATAATAGGTGTCCGGGACGAGTATCTTATTGTTTTAGAAACTACCGACCCTGATATACAAAGAGGCGCCACATTCAGCAAAATACAAGAAGGATGGCAGCGTATTGTTTGTGATTTCCCTGATGCTACTACATCCGATACAGAAATAGTAGAAAACTGTTATAAGACGGAAAAGGGCAAGGTTCAGATCCGGACATACATGACAATGGACGGATACGGAAATACAAGGGAATTGAGACATATGGTTCTTAAAACAACCGACCCTGATTACAATATCGGATCCAATATCGATCAGATACCGGTAGGGTGGTTAAGTATCGAGTGTGATTTTGCGTCTGCTACACAGCGCCATATAAGACAGGTCAAAAACTGCTACGTTTCTGATGCAGGGAGCATCTACGTTGAGGGAGAAATCGTTTACGACAATGACCTTGACGTGGACAAGATGGCGCTGACGGTCATGGAAAGCACTGACCCGGCGATCGCCGTAGGGACGGAGCTGGCTGCCATTCCCTCTGGCTACGTGAGAACAGTTTGTAGATGTAATTGTTGCAACCACTAAATCTTATTGTCATGAGCTGTAACGAATATTTTTTAGTAACACTGGAGTCTAAATCGACTCCAGTTCGTCATAAATACACGAATTTAACAGACGAATGGTATGGTCCTGATGGTGTTAAGTACGAAGATCCTGATACGATAGCCAAAATCGAAGAACAAGCTACAGATAAGAATCGTATAGGGGATAACACTTTATATCAGAAAATTATTGAAATACATTCTCAAGGAGAGTCAATAAAATCGGACATCGGAGATATAGGTTCGGTATTGGATTACATAAACGGGGAGGAAGTGTGATGGGAACCATATCAGATAAGTTAATGAGGATTATAAATACCAAAGAGGATATAAGGCAAGCCCTTATATCCAAAGGGTATGATGTACCTACTTCCATACCTTTTAAAGAGTATGCTAAAATGATATCGGACTTACCATGTAGAGTGGATTCTTTTCCTGATATAGAAGGAATTGTAGCTCGTTATTCAGCATTAGGTCTTACTAATGAACAGATGGCTGCCAATCCTGTATGGGTTGATAAAACGGGTAACGGACACGATATACAGTTGAAAAACTTCTCTTGGAAGGGAATGTCAGGGGTTGGGGGATATGTTCAGGATTTTAATGATTTTAGAAATAATGCTACTGTAGATAAAATAAGAATTGATGAGCAGGGTAGCAATTCTATTAAAGTAACCATTTTAACTACAGGAATTGGTAATGCTATTTATATACCAAAGAATATTTACCAATTTAATAAATCTTATTTCATAAAAATATCAAGTGAAGGATACGATGAAGGTGATATGGCTTTATCATTTTATGCGCCTTCTACATCAACAGCAGTAACGGTATCATTAAACCCTAATGGCGTCACTGAAATTCCTGCAATAAAAGAAGATGATTTTTTAGCTGTTTATATTAATGTTAGCGGCAAAGTAGGTTCGTTTACCGTTGAGCAACTACCTCTCTACCCCGGTGCACTCGTCTTTGACGGAGTAGACGATTATGGTGTTTGTGAGAATTTTCCTATTTTGACTAAGGAAAAGGGATATACGGTTGTAGCGTTGAGACAGTGGATTACAAGGGGTGAAATAGCCCAAGGATTAGTATCTAATGTAAAGAATTGGCTCAAGGATGGTGCCTTCTTGTTAGAATATAGAAATATACAAGCCGATCATCTTAATAAGCCTATACCTTTTGGAGCAATAGGGAGTGAAATGGATTTACCACACATCCTTACTTATCAGACATCTAAAAGTTGTAATGGTGTTTCGATTACAACTGGTAATTTTGAGGGAACAGATGTGCTACATGTTGGGAAATTAGCTCCAACTAATGTAGGAACTTGTATTAACGCTGCTATCTGGGAACTTGTATTTCTCGATCACGATGCCACCGAAGAAGAACTGACCAAGATCAAAGACTACTTCGTTAAAACCTATCCCTGGCTCTTTCCCGACCAAGCATGGACAGTCACCGGCAAAACCAACGAGGACGAAGATCGTGCTACTATTGCCAACATTACGGGCAATGGTAATGATCTTATACTGTCTAATTTTGGTTTTGCAGAAGGGAGTGGGTATGGGTTGTATGCTCAAAATTACATTTCATACGCCATTACTAACAGAGCTGTTTATACAAAAACCAATTCATCGATTCACGTTACAAAGTCTATAACAGCAGGGGTTAATTTCGCAGAATCTGCGAGAGATGTAACCATTCCATCGTACAGAATAAAAGTTACTGGTATACAGTCTGGTCAAGAGATGATTTATAGAGGGAGTAATAATACTTTTTTAACGAATATTCCATCAGACGGAATTTATGTTCTTCCTGCTGTAGAAAATGGATCTAATTTAGGATTTCAATTTGTTTCGTATACGGGTGATTGTGATATCACCATAGAGCAAATCCCCGAATACGAAGGCTATCTGGTTACTGATGGGGGTGGATGATAAGATAGTTTCGTCATCTTTCGAAATGGGTAAGGATTTTACGATTGTTGGGGATTGGAAGTTTATTGATAATAAAAAGAGTGGTACTGGTTTAGTAAAAGGGTCTAGTTTTTATATCTACAACACAATGATTGGACTTGATCTTTATATTAATTCAGGATCAGTAAAAAATAGTCTTGACGGAATTAAAAGTATTAATGCTGCATGTTCAGATGGTAGGGCCTATGATCGTAATTGGAATGAAATACTGGCAAATACAGGTAATGTAGTTGGTTCTGGTGGTATGTTGGAGGTATCGAGTAGTGGTGGTAGGTTTGATCGAATAGCTTTTAAGAACCTTGCAATTTATCTAAGAATCCTTTCTAAAGACGACTGTATCAAAGCATACAACTATTTACAAACCCTAAAATCAAAGTAATATGAAATTTATTATCATACCAAAAGAAGTATATGATTCCGTATCTGAAGAAAAGAGACGTGAATTAGGAATAGGCAGCCCAAGAGCGAGCGTAGATGGCTCTAAAGTTATTTTACATGTAGAACATTATGACCTTCTATTTAAGTCTTTAGACATGCAGGCTGATGACGATCCTCAATACCCGTATCCGGTATATGACAGCTCTTCTTCTGAGTTTGAATCTATTCTTTCATCTAAAGAATGGGTGTCTGATGTTAATGACGAGCGTCTTTGATCTTGTTATGGTTGGGACAATTGCTATATTTGTAAAAAGTTGAATAATTAAAGCGTGTGGTAGCGTTATCTACCATATAATCATCATGTTTCAGATAATAATCGGATGCGTTTTGGCTAATATCCTTACGATGGCAATCATCGGTTTAGCCCTGTATTTAGTGTATCGTAAAAACGAAGACCGTTTAAAGGCTTTGGATTCTAAGATTGATCAGAAGGTTGAGGACGTAAAAAACAAGGTTGGCGCGGTGATGGACATCGTAGACCAGATCAAGAAATTGTTGGATAAAATTAACAAAAAATAAAAAATGGCAGAAGTAGGTTATAACAGTAAATTCGAAGGTCTGGAGGTTGATTCCAGACTTGAGAATGTGGTGCAGGCCGCTCCTGGGACGGGCTCAGAGTCGGGCAAAGGAGGCCTTATCCCGGCTCCCCCTGCCGGAAGTCAAGACGGTAGCAAGACTCTTCTTAGTAATATGACATGGGGAGATCATGTAACAAAACAGTACATAGATGATGCTGTTTCGGCGGCAGGGTGGAAGAAGCAAATTGTTAGCAAACTTCCTACTGTTGAAGAAGCGAAGGATAATGTCATGTATCTTGTAAAAGACAATGTGGCATCTACAGAAACTAAAAACGTGTATAACGAATATATTTTGGTTACTGAAGAAGGTGGAACTAAGGTGCTTGAATCACTTGGTATGGTAAGTACCGGAGTAGATTCTGGCTATCTTGATTTATCCATATTTTTTGGTAATTCCGGATCTCTTGATGAAGGTTCGTTTGCAAAAGCTTTGGATGCATACAATAATAATATCGCATTAGGTAAGTTAGATGGTGATTATTATCATTTGAATTATTTTTTAGAAGGTGATGATTTTGAAAATAATTTTAAATTAAAAATAGTATTTGCCTCATTTGCTAATGCCGACTCAGCGGTAGGCGCATCTGAATATGATATAGAAATTCAGGTGGGGACTTTTGTTGTTATTCAAGATAAGACATATGAGGTTATGAACAATATGGTTACGTTGTCTAATACGATATTGTCTTATTTGAATTTTATGGCTATGCCCCCTAAGGTTGTTACAACATTGGCAAATTTACCAAAAGGTGCTCATAATATCATAGCCAACGTCGCTTCTGCTACGAATCTGTCTATGACCGTATCTTCTGAGTATGTTGGGAGGGAGTGGCAGGTGCGGGTTAACAACACCACCGGCACGGACATCACACAGCCGCTTCCTACCTCTGGACAGTTCCAGAGTATGTCAGGCGATAGCGTAGTGATACCTAAAAATAGTTTTATAGAATTAAGTATCTGGTATATCAATGATAAGTTGGTTATCAGAGTAGGTGAACAAGCTTAACAGAAAGGATAGATTATGCTTTATGTAAATGAAAACGTAAAAGGTTTTTACTGGGAAGGATACGAGTTGGATTCCTCTTCTTACGAAGTAGGGTATTCTTACCAAGATTTCTTAGATGGTAAATGGGTTCAACTTGACTCCGATCAAGAAAAATTCCATCAAGACAATCCTGATGCGAGTGTGAAAGAAGTTATTGCCATGCAGCTTGACCCGGAGCCTCCTGGACCAACTGAAGAGGAGTTGCTTGCCAAGGCTAAGGATAAGAAAGTTTCTGAGGCCAGGGAATATGCTTATTCTGATGCTGTCCGCTCTTATAGCTTGGATGGTAAACAGATATGGTATAACAGCAGCATGAGGCAGAAGGTTAAAAACGATATTGATGTAGCAAAAGGGAGCGGGATATACACCGTATCTGTAGCAGATTCAGAATACGAGCTTGATATTGCTAATACGGCAATGAATGAAATGCATGTATATGAATCTGAATGCGATGATCGTACTGCTGCTATAGAAAAGGAAATAGCTTCTAAAACCAACAGGAGTGAAGTTGAGTCTATGAAAGTAGATGAAGGCTATCCTGAAAAGTTGGTAAGGACAAAGGATCAGATAATAGAAAAAAATAAGATACTTGAAGCCAATGATCCGGAGAAGGCTACAGCTATGTATATGAGGGCGATGATCAACACGCCGGCTATGTTGGAAAACATCGACCAGAATCTTGCTCTTAAGATAAAGGGGTTGTACCCTATCTGGGACAAGGATGGAGTTTACGGCGACAAAGGTCTTCCTATGGGTACGGCTGTTGTAAAAGGGCAGCGTTTCCGTAGCAAAAACAAACCTTCGGATTTGGATTGGACTCTGTTTGAAGTAAGGCAAAATCACAATCTCCAAGCCGACTGGGTTCCTGGTCAGGGAGGTGGAACCGAAAGTTTGTATATGGTTGTTCAGGAAAAACATTCAGGTACGATAGACGATCCTATTCCTTGGGTATATAATTCTATTTTAGAGAATGGAAAGTATTACATTGACAAAGAAATTAAGTATCTTTGCATAAGAGATTCAGGCATCCCTTTGGCTTACGAGAATCTTGCTGATCTTGTATCAGCCGGATATGTAAGGGTTGTTTAGGTCGTGATTTGTTGTTAATGTTATGGATAACCCCTGTATATTTATTTATGCAGGGGTTTTTCTTTAATCCAAACTCTGCTTATTTTTTATATCGGTAAGGTTCTGAGGTAATTATGTAACACTTCACACTATAAGCGTAAAATAATACACATTTATACGGAAATCCGTACTGGGTTCCACCAAAACCCTCTACCTTTTGGTAACATCGTTACATCAAAGGATTCTTTTTCTGATTTTCTAATGATGTTAAAAGCACCATTAATGTCAGCATTAATAGTCCTACCAAACGAGGTTTTAAACAATCCTCGTTTGGTCCTTCTTCCTTTGTAGGATTCATGTTTGCAAATCCGTTCATTATCTAAAAAGCTACATTTTGAAGTATAAGATTCTTCAACGATCTTAACATTAATACCTTCTAATGTCGCTTTATAAGATATCATTGAAATAAACATATTAAAAGGAATAGATACAAAGTTCTGATTATTTCGTTTTCCGATATTGATCTCTTGTTTCCAGCATTTGTTATGACCGATTATGATCGTATTAATACCATTGGAAACTACGTGATTAATCAATATCCTACTTGCCTTATGAAGATAATCTTTGATCTTGTTATTCCTTTTGTTTGTTAATGACCTTATTTGTTTTGAAGTATGTTTATTATCTTTTAACTTAGATTTTAAATATGCTAATCTTTTATTATAATACTGGTTGATAGACTTTAGTGGTTTACCATTGATGATAAAACAAGAACCGGTGTTTGAAACACAAGATGCTAAATTATCCAATCCTATGTCGATGCCAAGATAGTTCCCATTATCGGACATAAGATTCTTTTCCTTCTTGTTGTAAACAATTTCAAGAACAATATACCCATTCTTAGGAACAAATCTAAGTTGTTGAATATTTTGTTTATTGGTTCTTGTTGTAAAGGAAAACTGTTTTGGTAACTTAACAATGCCTTGTTTTATCCATTTTTGAGAAAAAGCATTTGTTGTAAAAACAGCAGGGAACAAACCATCTTTGTTAAGATACTTAGGTATTCTAACAAATTCGGAATACTCACCTCTATTCTTTTTATTAAAGAGATTGAAGAAAGATTTAAAGTTTCTATCAACCATCATCAACACCTGTTGAGCAACTGGTGCTGGTAAAGCACGATAGTCAACATCATTTTCTGTTTTCAACACTCTTTCGAGAGAATAATAGTTGAGATATTTGTACTTTACAGTATTATCATCCTTGTATTGAAAATAATGTTGTCTAACAACATACAATCCTTTATTGTATAAGTTTTTACACTTATGCAATAGATCATAAAGTTCATTGTAATAAACAGAACTTGGCTTGATTGTATGTTGTTCGACTAATCTCATGAGACAAATGTATAGATTATTATTTATATATAAAAATAATTTTTATATATATGGTGTAGATTTGTATATAATCATCGGTTCTGATTATCTTTGTGAAAAAGGTTAAGTTATGGAAAGAAGTGATATTATAAAAGAATTGAGTCAGTATTTTAGTATTGTTGAATTAGTTGGTCCTAAAGAGTACGGTAGAGACAAAGATCTTTGCTGGAGGTATTTAAGAACTGAGTTGCTTCACACGATACTGGTTTTAAGGAAAGACATTTTGAAAACTCCGATGACGGTTAATACCTGGAAGTCGGGCGGAAGGTTTGATGAGCGTGGGTTTAGGAACAATATCTCAGACATAGTAAAATCCAAGACCGTATCAGGGTCTTTGTATATCAGTCCTCATATGCTTGGGGCAGCCATCGATTTTGATGCCAAGGGTATGACGGCAGAAGAGACAAGGAATAAAATAATTCAGTCACAGGATTTACTTCCTTGTCCCATTAGATTAGAATCAGGTACCAATTGGGTCCATATTGACGTATATGACTCTCTTGGAAGTAGCAAGAAAGTAACTATGTTCTAATATGGCTTACAGATTTGTAGGAAGGGTGAATTTAGAAAGTTTCTGGGCTTTTCTCATTTCCGGATTATCAGCATTGTGGATGAATTTCCAGGAGATTCACCACCTTATATATTCTATATTGTTTATATTAGCTATAAATCTTTTATTAGCTACTATAAAAAGTATTAAACACTGCTATATCCGAAGAAAGAGAAAGAGGTCTTTTAAGATATTGACATGCATAAGCGAAATGGGAGTTTTGAAAATCCTTCTTGAGTTCGCGGCCTGCTCTTTCGGGTTATTTACCATATCCGGAATGGATCTTATTATGTCTATGGGAGGACATAAATCTCCAGAGTTTATAGACATGCTTCTTCAGTGGATTACGATATTCGCTTTAATATTATATGGCGGAATGGCATTCAAGCGCCTCGGAGATCTTGCTCCTGATTTAATGATAGTAAAAGGCGTTAAGTATTTCTTTAGTAAAGTAAGTTGGTGGCAAAAAGTTCCATTCGGAGAAGAGCTTAAAGAAGGTATTAACAACGGTGATATACAAGAACTTTTAGCTGAAGATAAGGAGGGTAAGAAATGTGTTTGCAAAAAATGAGGGTCAGTCATGTGTTAGGAGTTCTTCTACTGTGTTTTATATCTTTCTTGTTTGGTAAAACATGCAAGAAGAAAGAAATAATACACGATATAGAAATAGATACGGTAATAGATACCATTATCCAACCTATTCCTGTTCCTCAGTATATAGTTGACGTAGGGGAGGTAGAAATACCTTTCCCTATGGATGCTATAGTTGAAAAAGATACGATAAAAGACACTGTTTATATCAATATACCTATACAGAGAAAAACATACAACACAGATGATTATCGGGCTGTTATAAGCGGATACAGACCTAATTTGGATACGATGATCATCTACCACAAAAAAGAAATAATATACGAAAAGAGCCGGCGCTGGGGCATAGGACTGACGGCAGGGTATGGAGTTGGGCGCGAGGGCTTCTCCCCCTACTTAGGCGCTGGAGTCTATTATCGGATATGGTGACAATCACCTCACCTTTTATTTAATGTCCAATAGTTTAAACTTTTATCACCTCATTTACTTATCTTTGTAGAAAAAGATAAGGTATGAACTATATCGATATTTTACCACAGATAAGAAATAACATTTTCTATGTCAGGATAGTAATGACCGACTACGATGTAGAAAATCAGATGGTTATTAGAATAGTAGCCAGAAGAAATGACGGTTTGTACAAGACGGAAGTAGTACAGTATCCAAATGAAGGAACTGATTACGGTGGAGAAATTATTGTTCCTATGTTTGGTATGGCTAAGTCGTTGGTAGCCCAAATAGTAGGAGTCAAGATAAATGGTACTGAGGTACGTGTTAATAGCACCGAAGTAGAAGGATCTGATATAACAGCCAGATACGACGATTCCCTTACCAGAATGGGATGGGAGGAGAGTATGAATAACATCCATCTTGATTTTGAGGTTATAAGTACAAACAATCCTAAAACACTTCGCATAGCCGATCAGTCGGAATGGGGGATACTTGCAGACAGACCGGCTATTATAGAGATCTTACCACCTGAAGATGAGAATAGGTATGTTTATTATCTTGGTAAGAATCAGTTGAATGTATTCAACAGTAAGACCCTTGGCATAAATCCGGGTCGCGGAAATGATTTTGAAAACCTGAAAGATGGTATATACGATATTACCATCAAAGGCAGTCCTTCCTCTTATTCATTTAACAGAAAGTATTTAAAAACAGATCTGATCCGTCTTAACATAGATAAGATATGGGCCAGGTCAACTGTGTTATGTGATCATGAGGATGATGACGTTATTGACAAAATAAAAGAAATAGAGTTTCTGCTGGCTGCGGCTGAAGCTAATATGAGATTAGGGAATTTTGAAAACGTAAAACAATTATACGAAAAAGCATCTAAATTGATTTACGTTCTCAATAATTGTGAAAATTGTGGTTGTAAAATATAATCAATTAAATATAAGTGAATTATGGGATGCGGATGTGGAAGAAGCAACATTGCTTCTGTTAATAAAAGTCGGGCTATAAAGCCTCAGTCAAATACGACACCTAAAGCTGATTCTAATGCGGCTTGTATTCAGAAATACGATGAACTTGCTGTCTTGGACAAGAAAATCATAGACCTTCATCGCAAATTTAGGTTTGTAGGGGGTGTAAGTAAAAGGTATGCTGATATTCAAAAGCTGGTAAGAGGCTGGATTGTTAATTTGAAGAACGAGTGCCCGGATCCTGATGATCTTGCTACTTATTCTGAATACATAAATAAAGAATATGCCAGGTGTTTTACCGTGAAATGATATGTTAGCTACCGGAAGTACACAGCAAATTCTTTTCCCTTCATCTTACTTATGTGAGTGTGCTGATCGTTTTATAGCATGTAAGGCTGATCAGTATCTACAATATCATAAGTATAAGGTAGGTATCAAGCCTGATATGGATATGGTTCTTAAAATAGATCGTATGAGAAGAATCGTATGTGAAGGGGAATGTGGGCTGTGTTCGGACGAGATTCAGAAATTCAAAGAAGAACTTAATAAGATCTTGTCATGAAAAAAATGTATTACAACAAAGAATACAGAAAAGCTTTCAAGAAATCGGACTGTCCGGAAGATCTTGGTTCAGAAGAAACGTTTATCGTTCATGAAGCTGAATTTTGTTCGGATATAAGCCAAGATGATGCAGATAGGAAAGCGGAAGAGTTTGCGGAAAAAGAAGGTCCGTTGTATGCTAATAAAGTAGGTGGCTGTTGCGAGGTATATTATAACACAAGACAGGAAGGAGATTTCTTTAAAAATGATTGTCCTGATGGTCAAAAACAAGAACAACCCACACATCACGTGGTAGAGGCCGGGCGTGTATGGTCTAAGTTCAGTACCGAAATAGCCAACTACGAAGCTGCGAAGATTCTTGAGCAAGAAGGGCAGGCTGCCGCTAACGAATCTGGAGTATGTAAAACCGTTTATTACAACGAAGATCAACATGGTTGGTTTAGTAAGCGTTGTAAGGAAGGATGGAAGGCTCCTGAGAAATACAGGAGGATATACGCTGGTACCGTAACGTCTTTCATTAGCGTTGATGATGCCAATGAAAAGGCTAAGAAGATACTGGAAGAAGAGGGCATGAAATGGGTTAATGAAAATACCAAATGCGAGCCTGTTGTTGATGAATGCAAATTTGATTTTTGAAAATGAGCAACGTAAAATTTAATCCGACAGAAGGTGAGAATGATAAACTGGTGTCGGTGTTTTCTGAAATAAATGAAGGTCTTGATACGACTTTGAATTACACTATTTCCGATGAAGGGAATAAGGCTAAGAAGAACATCGTCGTTAATCAAGTTGGTAAAAGGGAAAAGTTTTTATCGAAGAAAGGGGAGGAATCTGAGCCTTTTGTTTTGTCTGATGGTAATACTTTCAACGTTCTTAAAGAAGGTGCTTCAGGATCAGCATCCGCTTGGGCTGAGGACCAACTTCCTCCAGAAGCCACGGAATCAGTTGGCGACAAGAGTCTTCTCCCTTCTTGGGATTTTTACCTTATAGACATGACTCAAAATACCGGAGACAAAGTGCGTCCGGTCGGAAAGCTTCGTAAGAATAATCTCCTTAGATTTGAAAACGGAGATTTTGCTCCTACGGTAGGTATAACTGAGGAAATGAGAGCCGAATGCGATGTGGAACTGTATTTGGATAACGGTCATAAAAATAAGTATTGTGATGCCGGAGCATTTGACGCTAAGGCTTTTTACGAAGAGTATGGCATTAGCCAAAAACTTTATAATGCTTCAGGATCAGAGGTAAGGATTTTAAGACCTTGGGAGACTACTTCAAAGAATTATAGCATATTCTTAGGATGTAGCAAGAGCCTGTACGTGGCTGATAAAGTAGTTGGAAAAAGTGGGAAAATATGGTCTGGGGTGTACGACGCAGACACAGTTCCTATGCTGGACGGACTTGACCTGCGCCAGACGTGCCCTGTGCTGCCGCCCACAGCCTTATCTCCTGGACCTGTATGTACAGTAGACTCCAAGGCAAGATCTTTCTTTTTCTTGTATGAAGGAGAAACAAATTGTAAATCAGGAGCCGGAGTTGGTAACGCCTGCACAATGTTTTTAAACGGAAGAACTTATCCGAGAGCCAATGACGTAAATCAAATCAATATAGCTAAGTATTCGAGGGTTAATAACGTAGATCCTGAATCTTCTTATCCTTTTTCTGAAGGTGGGTTCTTGACCTTAAATGCTTATATCATATACCTTGAAATGCTGTACGGTACTAAATACTTGGTTAATCCAGATACTTTTGGATCAGGGATATCAAGTAACTCCGGGGTAGGTAATGATGTTAATTACCATAAATACGGAGGATTGAAATACCGTAAAAAAGGAGAAGATACATGGATGTATGCCACATGGAACAGCAGTTCTTCTATTATCCATAATGAATCTACTGAAAAAACTCACTTCTCTCACCTCATAAATTCAGAGTATCCTAAAGAACAGTGCATGGAAAGCCAGATGGCGGCTTCTTTTGCATTCGAGACAGGCGTAGAAGAAGGATCAGAGTTTGATTTTTATGGAGGAAAATACTGGTATAAGAACGTCCAGGGAGCCAAGAGTATGGCTGAAGGTCATATGAATGTTATTGTATTTAAGGAAATGACCGGCACTATATCAGCCTTAAACGAAAATGACGAACCGGCAGAATTTGATTTGGAAGTTATTTTAAGGATGTCTTTGTACGATGGCATGAATTTGTCTGGAGATGTCTTTAGGTATTGTGGAGGAGGATACGAACAGGTAGGGACTTGTTTAAATGATCCTAATGTCACTCGAATAGGTAATACTATTGATATTTATATAGAGCCAGATCAAAAGAAATGGACATATGAGAAAAGGTCTACTATAAATAATGGTGAGGTTTTTAATTTTGAATCTAAATATAAAAAGATAGCAACTACCCAGAATTTAGGAGATAGTTTTGCTTTACACCGTATTCCTTATACCGGATGGAAGGATAAAAAAGGGGGAAGTATCGGAACAGGAGAATGTTTTTATACATGGGACATTTGCTACTGGGCTTCATCTGTTGGTATAAAGTCCAGAGTGCCTGCTCGTTTCGGCGGTTCTGCGAACAATGGCAATGGCTCGCCTCGTACTCTTACTGCGAATTACGCCCCTACTTATACGTCTCGCAACATTTGCGGCCTTGCCCAGTTGTTATTAGACGTCAGTCAACCGCAGGTTTGATGGGTGTAACCCATTGATGGCGCAGCCATCATAAGCGCAGCGATAAGGCGCAGCCTTATATACTATATCACGGCGCAGCCGTATCTTGTTAATATAATATTTTATAGCTACAAAACAAAAATTTAAAATATTTAATACAAATTGTTTTGTAGCTATAAAATATTATACATACATTTGCAATGTCATTAGACAACAGAGATAGTTAACATTATAAACAATAAAAATTTATTCAATGAAATCCGTTAGTCTGCTAACAAGTCTTACATTGGGATCTGACCTCTGAAATAGCAAATAACGGTTGAGAAAAAGGTTAAAAAGAATTGGCTGCTCGTTTCGGCGGTAATGCGAACAATGGCAATTGCTCGCCTCGTAATCTGAATGCGAATAAAATAAATCCGAATAATTTATTATTTTAATCGTAGTAATCATTATATTTGCCATGTGGGTATAATAATTGATATATGAAAGTTATTAACGTTGTTGGGTATGAAGGTATATATGCAGTAAGTGATACTGGTATTATTTTTAATATTAAAAAAGGAACTGTAATGAAGACTCATGTTAATATGCATGGTTACGAGGAGGTGACGCTTTCAAGTGTTAAGAGTGGAAAGAGTAAAATGAGGGTGCATAGGATAGTATATGAGTCTTTTAATGGTAAGGTAAAGGATGATTTGGTAATAGATCATATAGACAATAATAAGTTAAATAATAATCTTAGTAATTTAAGAAAGCTCACAAATAGAGAAAACATATGTAGGTCAAAGGTTTCAAAATATGGAAGGGGAGTGCATTACTTTGAGAAGATAAATAAATATGGTGCTTGCATTCAGATAAATAAGATACAATATCATTTAGGTGTATTTTGTGATGTTAAAGATGCAAGAAATGCTTACGACAAAGCTTTATCGGACTGGAACGATAATGGAATATTGCCTTATAAGAGAGATAGGACTGTAAAAAAATGTAATGCGTGCAACGAGGTGAAATCTGTATCTGAATTTTATTACATAAAAGGTCATGGCTATCAGTATATGTGTAAAGAGTGTCAAAAAAAGTATGGAAAAGAATACAGGCTTAAAAAGAAAAAATGCGAATAATAACATAGAATACATTGATTGACTTCTTATTGTGATGGTGTGGATAAAAAATGCTATCTTGCACCAAAAAAAAAGAAAGTCATGAATTGTAACACTTGTAAAGATGACAGACCTGATATTCTGAGATCTAATATTTGTATCGGGTCTGATCCATGTAATGACTGTACGGACAATTGCGAAATTCTTCCAAAAGAATGCGATTGCCCGTATGGTCATTTAAGCGATCATTGCATTCATTATACAGGATGCAAGACATTCATATCCAAATTAACTCCAGGTATGCCTTATAATGAGGTTATGCATAATATAGAGCTGGTTTTTGAAAACATAGATAAGTTTTTGGATAGGATGGTTGAAGAAAATACGCTTCTAAAACAAAGGGTTGAACAACTTGAAAAACAGTTACAAAATGGAAAAGAGTGCACAAATTGGTGAGGACTTAAGTGGCAAACACGTATATGTTCCACATGTGGACGATACGCCGGTGCCATGCCCGGACGGATACACCTGCACGAACTGCGTGTACTGCGCGGACGGCATCAACGCTGGCTACTTCAGTCTGGCTCAGAAATCTGATCTTACGGCTTTAATCAATGCAATGATATGCCGTATGGAATATCAGGATAGGGAAATAGAATTTTTAAAACAAAAAATAAATATTTTACAGAATGGCAATAACAGGTAACAACGGTTGTTTTGGCAGTCATGGTGGGTGCGAACGCCCGCATCATTGCGATATTCCTTCTTCTAAGATTTTCTACGATGGAGAAAATATAGAAGAAGCTGGTTTGTATCATGGTATGCCTTTAAATAGAGCTTTGGCTAATTTAGCTAAATACGTTTCAAGGGCTATTAACGTAAGTGGATCTGTTAATATGGAGGTATTTGACGGTACTTCTCATGTGGTTCTAAAGAAAGATCCGGCAGAGATTTTGCTTGTGTCTTATTGCGGAGGTGTTGTACCTTCTGATATGTATAAAGTCCAGGGCCGTACTGTTAGGTTCTGCCGGGATATGTGTCAACAAGACGAATTTGCTGAAGTGAGGGTTGTGTACCGAGAAGAGGCAAATAGTTCTTATGGGTTCCATTGTTAATTTAGGAGGATAAGAAATGGCAGAAAAATGCAAAGGATTTATATGCGGGGGTAATCTCGTTGATGGCTCTGTGCCTTCTGATAAGTTAGATAAAGAAACTATTGTCGAGCTTATTAAAGAGATTTTAAAAGAGGAAATGCACGAATCTTGGCTTAAGGAAATAATAGAAACCATACTTAAGGAATCTATTGATTCGGATTGGCTTCGTGAGTTCTTTAAAGAGGTTCTTAAAAAATATGCTAAAGAGGAATGGTTTAAGGACATTATATGCGGCTTAGGATGTGTAGGGGTACAAGAGATATTTGATGTTATTCCTACTGACATAACATTTGAAGCCACAGGCGGTACGGCTACGGTACAGGTTGTGGTAGATGATGGCGTTGAATGGGAACTGACACTTTAATGAAGGAGGGTTATTATGAGCAAAGAAAGAATATATAAGATGGATGATGGTTCTTGGCTTACCTCGGACAAGAAGGAAGGTGTCGGTCGTGATAAAATGAATTTCGATGCTCCATCTTGGAAAGGAAGGGAAGACAGGATCACTATCCGAATTGTGAAGAAATCCGATACTGAAAGTATGAAAGCTATTACTTTCAGGCAAAAAGGTATTAAGATCACAGAGGTGTCGGTTAGCAGACTGGAGTTCCCTATATCTGGTGGAGACAAGCAGATCCTTATTACTACCAACGCCGCTTCTATCAATGCCCTTATTACGGGTGAGAAAGATGTAAAGGGTGTCATAAAAGCATTTACTACCGCTTCCGGTCTCAATATTGATGTCAATGATATTAGGCTTGATTATGGTTTCCCTGGCGATCCGGGTCTTGAAGACACGTTCCAGGTTTCGATGATTGTTTCCATGCCTGATAATGAGGATGGGAATGAAGTTAATGAGAATATAACTATAAATGGTGTACTGATTCCTATCTATCAGCCCGGAAAGGTTGTTCCTTACATTAAATTGGATAAGGAATTTGAGCAAATTGAGGGTGATGAAACAAGTACGCAGTTAAGTATAGAAAGTAATATAAAAGATTATGTTATTGAAATAGTTGAATGCGAGTCTGTGGATAAGGAGGAAATTTACCTGGACAAGGATGTTGTTGATCTTGATTCTGATGGGTCTCCTGAGGTAATCGACGTAAATACAACTCCCGAAAATTTAAGATGGAGGATTAGGAATGAAAGTAGATAATTGTTGGGCGAACATAGATAAGAAAGAAGGCAGTCTTAACAGTAAGGTTAATATTTACTTTGATGAAAATGATACTGGTGTCAACAGAAGTGTCAAGATAAGGGTGTCTTCCAGGGACGGTAGCGTATCTGAAGAATATACGTTAGTTCATAAAAAAAAAGAACAGGTAGTTTATAGAAATAAAAGACAGTCAGCTCTTTTCACAAAAGAAGGATGTAATTCCGAGACAGAGAAAGGGGAAGAGCTTGAGTACGTTGTTGAGGCCGGAAAATACACGTCTATCATATCTCAGTCTGATGCTGATGACAAGGCTATGAGAGACATTGAGCAAAATGGTCAGAACTGGGTTAATGAGCATGGTCGTTGTATAACCATATTATGGTACAATGTCAAGAAATCAAAGTCGTTTAGAAAGAACGACTGCGATCCTGATACCGAAGAAGGAAGTTTGGTTACGATGACGATCGAAGCCGGGCAGTTCTCTTCTTCCATAAGCCAAGAGGATGCTGACCGTAAGGCTGAAGCCGAGTTGAATGCCAAAGGTCAAGACTATGCTAATTCTCATGGCACTTGCAATACCATAAAATGGTACAACGACAGGAAATCCAAAATGTTCCAAAAGACAGATTGTGAGGTAACTGAAGTTGGATCTATGGTAGAGTACGTTGTAGAAGCCGGCCGTTTCTCTTCTTCTGTTTCTAAGGAAGATGCTAATCAGAAGGCTTTGGAAGCCTTGGAAGCTGAAGGTCCAGGGTATGCTAATGAGCATGGCACCTGTGAAACCAATTTATGGTATAACGTAGAGAAGTCGAAAGTATTTTATAAGAATGACTGCGAAGATGGGTTTATCGGAGCACCTTACACTTACACGGTAGAAGCCGGTAAATACACATCAGACGTAAGTCAAGAAGATGCTGATCAGAAAGCTCTTGATGATATAGAGAAAAATGGTCAGGATCAGGCAAACCTGAATGGAGAATGCGTTACTGATCCAAATTATTTCGTCGGAAAGGCTTCGGCTCGTGTTCAGAAAAATGATTGCGATGCTGAATCTCAGACCGGAAGCTTTGTCGATTTAACTGAAAAGGATCTTGCTGGATACCCGGATGCTTTTGTATCAAGGGAAAGCCAGGAGGCGGCTAACGCGCTCGCTCAGGCTGCTATGGAAGAACAGAAACAGGATCTTGCAAATAAGAAAGGCACTTGCATAGATAAAAACCAATTTGTTGGTGTATATAGCAAGGTATTCACAAAAGACAATTGCGACGGAGAAGGCGTAGGTTCGCAGGTAACAGTGGACCAAGATGATGTAATCGGTGGTCCTTTTACTTCATACGAAAGCCAGGAGGCGGCTAACGCGCTCGCTCAGGCTGCCGTCGAGCAGCAGGGCCAGGCCATAGCCAACCGGGACGGACATTGCACGTGGACTGGTAAATACAGTGAAGAATTTACCAAAAACGATTGTAATGAAGGTCAGGTAGGGTCTAAGATTACTGTAACCGAACAAGATGTTGTTGGTGCTCCTTTCACATCTACCGTGAGTCAAGATGATGCTAATAACAAGGCTAAAGCTGCTGTCAAAGAACAAGGACAGGCTATTGCTAACAGTAAGGGTAATTGTGAGAATGTGACGGTCTATACCGGTCATTACAGCAAGAGATTCGTTCCTGAATGTGAAGCTTGCCATAAGGGTGTAGAAATGGAGGTTACGGCCGAAATGGTTAATGGTAGTCCTGTTACGTCTACAGAAAGCCAGGATGCGGCAGACGCAGAAGCTCGTAGGATCGTAGAAGAAGGAGGCCAGGCCTATGTTAATAAAAACGGCAACTGTACGCCACTTAGCACCGATCCTGTATGGGAAGACGTTGTTCCGGAAGAACTTAGATGTAATGAAGGTAAGTCTCAGAAAAAGCAACATGATACCAACGAATGTTCTGAAACCCACAATCAAGAACGTTGGGTAGATGGTGGGAACAAAGTTTGTAGCTGGACCGGTCATTACTCAGAAACGTTCCAAAAGAACGACTGTGAAATACCGGATTCAGGAACAGAAGTAGAGGTAAGTGAAGCTGATGTTGAAGGCAATCCTTTTACTTCTTTCGTAAGTCAAGAGGATGCTGATAATAAGGCTAAGGAAGCCGTTAAAGCTCAAGGGCAGGCTATTGCTAACCAAAAAGGTAAATGTAGGTTCGTAGGCGTATATAGCAAGCAGTTTACAAAAGACAATTGCGGATCATGTCAGCATGGCGTTCCGATGAGCGTAACACAAGACATGGTGGGTGGACCGTTCTATTCTAATGAAAGCCAGGAAGAGGCAGATAGGTTGGCTCAGGAAGCTGTAGAAGCCCAAGGTCAGGCTTACGCTAACAAGAACGGGACATGCGAAATGGACAACACCGATCCTGTATGGGTAGATTCTGAACCGCTTGAAACCAAATGTGAAGGAGGTAAATCTTATAAGAAGCAAGTCAATACCAACGAATGTTATGGTGGAGCAGATGAACGCTGGGTAGAAGGTGGAGATAAGGTATGTACCTGGACCGGAACATATAGCAAGGTATTTACAAAACAGTGTGCTGACGGCGGTGTCGGATCTAAGGTTACCATAGATCAGGATGATGTAACCGGTGGTCCTTTTACGTCTACCGTAAGTCAGGAAGACGCAAATAGCAAGGCTCAGGCTGCCGTCGAACAGCAGGGACAGGCTCTTGCTGACGCGCAGGGAACTTGTACCTGGACCGGTAAGGCAAGTAAGGTCTTCACCAGAAACAATTGCGGAACCTGTCAGCATGGTTCGTCTGTTACCGTAACCCAAGATCAAGTAGGTGGTCCATTTACGTCTAATATCAGTCAAGCCGATGCCAACAAAAAGGCTCAAGATGCTGTAAATTCCCAAGGTCAGGCAGTAGCTAACAAAAACGGTGATTGCGTAGCTGATAGCACAACTCCTTCTTGGTCGGATACCGGAAGCACCCGTTGTGACGGTTGTACGTCTCAGAAGCAACAACGTGACACCAATCCATGTTCTTCTTCTTACAACGACACAAGATGGGTTAATGGAGGTGGAGAATCTTGTACAGACTGGTCTTATTACGGAACAGGAGATTGCGTAGGTCATACTCAGTACAATGCTTATCGTGATAGTTGCTCTGGTAGCATAGATCGTCAATATTCTGTAAGTTGTAGGAATTGCTGTAATTGCGGATCTTACGGTTCTTGGCAAGAAGTTGGATGTGGATCTGGAAGCAACAGCAATAAGGTAAAATACGTTCGTTACGATGATTGTGGAAATCAAGATGTAAAATACGAGCTTGAAGTTGGAAAATGCGGATATGCTCCATACGAATTTCAGTTCCATGATGGAAGAACGAGCAAGTCAAGGTCTGTAACTGGAGAATCTCAGGATATTGAAGAAGTTATCATAAGTACTAAGAATGATTCATATATAGGATATTCTGTTAAATCGAAACCTTCTTGGTGTTCTGTTGATTACAGAGACCAGACATCTGAAAGTATGAAGGCCGTGGTGACGTTATCTGCCAATACAACATCTTCTTCCAGATCTGGTGATATTGTTTTTGTTCAAAATGAATCTGGAAAGACTGTTACTCTTAGTATTACACAAGATATTGCGGTGACTTACGAATTTAGTACCAACCAAAGCACTTGGAATGCCGATGCGAATGGAGGTGCAAATAATTCATATTTATGTATCCAATTAAAGAGTAAGAAGAATGGAAGCAAGATAGGATACACTGTATCATCTAAACCAAGTTGGGTTACAGAAGTTACAGAAAAATCATCAGGGGTATCCTGTCCTGTTTTGTCAGGTTATGATTATTCATTTATGATAATCTCGTCTGCAAACAGCTCTTCTTCTCCCAGAAGTGGTACTGTAACATTGAAGCAAAATGAATCTGGGAAGACTGTCAACATAACAGTCAACCAAGAGGGCAAGGCTGAGGTTAAGCCTGTACCGGCACATATTGTATTAAAAAACGGCTCTTGGGCTACATACAGGGGGAATAATGTTTCTTATAATTCTGGTGCCGATAGGTGTATTGCCGGATTCGAATGGACTGGTGATGAAAATGGAAATATCCGAATATATACTTGTTATATTAAGGTGGTGGATGCTAATTATCGTGAGATATCAGGAGCTACTATAAGCATCGGAACAACAACCCAGAGAAGACAACCCGGAAGCTCTTGTTCGTATTTCGGGGCCGTTAATGGAGGAATATTAGCCGGATATGTTCATGTTGGAGATGAGAATGGAGATACTACATGGTATATACGAACTATAAACGTGTCTTACGAAGGCAAAGTGTATAGGACCTCTACTGTTAGGCAGTATGAAAAACAAAATATCTCTAAGAAAGGTGGTGTTTTCAATGTATATAATGAATCTCCTGCTTCTTACAACTTTATCGTAGATGGAGCTGAGTGTGGAGATGAAAATGGTACTTTAAAATATGCTTATTCTCAAATAAATCTTAATCCAGCATAATCAACAAGGGAGAGGATTTAGTCCTCTCCCTTGAATGTTTTTTTGGGTTATAATATTTTGTTTTAAATATTGTCTATTAGGATAAAAATGATTAATATTGCATATCATTCAATTTTAAAATTTTAGTATCATGGCTTGTAAAAAGAAAGCTCGTCAGGGTGGTGAAGTCGATAAGAAAGACAAATCTAAAATGCGCCAAGGCGGTAGCGTTGGAGGCAAGATGAAAAGAAAGAAGACGAGCACTAAAAAGTGATTGAAAACCAGGGGAAGGTGCTGATCGCCTTCCCCATTTTAATAACATAACAACAATTTATTATGAGCAACAAGTTTATTAGCGAAGGGCAAAGGAATGTCTGTGTGACGTTTGTGAAGTACTATCCTGTATTGATGCAGGTTATTATGTTAGCCAGCATTTTTGATGAGTTTTATCCTTTTAGTATCACTAATTGGCTGTATCCGATATTAGGTCATTCTCTATCATGGGACCTATTTCTGTTAGCTTTTTCAAAAATGTTTAAGTTTTGTATATGGCATAGGTTACTAATCTACAGTATGATGCTTAATGTGTCAGTAGAATGGGTTATGGTTAATTTCAATATACCTATTGAGCATAACATCGCAATATGGTCGTTGATGGCTGTAACTCTTGTTATAATCATTGCCTCTATCATTTTAAGATTTAAAACAGGTTGCTTTAAAGAAGATGAAAGAGATTCTGACAGAGACGCTGCGTAAGAGTGGTGCTGCGGTATGTGATAAAATAAAGGCCATGTTTTTGAATGGCGAATGCGATCATCTTACAGCCAATGATTTGGAAACATGGATGCAGCTTGCTAATCCCGCTAAGTATTATACTGGCGAGGAAGCTATTTCTTATCTTAATGTAACTTCTAAAAGATTTTATGAATATCGGAAGGCGAAGTTAGTTCCTGATCCGGTTAAGATAAAGGGATTCCCTAAACCTTTATATACGAAAGTTATGTTGGATGATGCTATAAAAACCATATCCGGCATGAGTGAAAGAGAGATTTATATGAGGATCTTGAATGCCAAATCAAGAGAATCCAGAGCAAAAGAAAGGAGGGGAGCATGATTACAAATGGTGAATTTGTATCAAGAGTCGTAAATGGCATTCATGCCCTTGATAAAGACTCCCATGTTAGCCGGAGATGGATATTGAATATCGGTAGAACTAAAGCCGAATCTTATACAGCCCAGAGGTGGGATGATGGGACGTTGCTTGGCGACCACCGGCTCCTGACTTACGTTACTTGTCTGGAGATGATTGAAGTTGACAAAATAGTTTGTTGTGATGCCGAATTTGCGTTGTGTAATACACTTATGCGGTCAAAACATAAACTTCCAGGACTTCTTTATTCTGCTCTTAGACCGGCTATTACTAAGGTGACTAACGTAGATAACACCATATTTTTTAAGTTCGCTGAAATAAAGTCGTATCGCAATGAGCAAAAAAGACCGTATGCTAAATACGTTAAAGAACGTCGTCCTTTTTATTATGTAGAAAACGACTATATTTATATACCGGATTTTCATATAGAGCTTATTAACGTAGAGTTCTTTACAACAAGAAGAAAGAAGGCGCTGGAGTTAATGGCTTGCGATCCTACACCTAAAGGGTGCGAATCTGAATGGGAATACGAATTTATCTGCCCTATTAAGCTGATTGAGTATGTAGTGGCAGAGACGATAAAGGAAGTAGCATTCAGGCTACAGATTCCTATTGATGAAAATCCGAATCTTGATTCCAATCAAAAAAGTCAAATTGTTCAGTGATTCTTTTTATTGGATACCCGGCCATAATTATATAGTTTGGCCGGGTATTTTTTTGTACTATTTCAATGCAAGAACAGGATTCCCCCATTTTCTTTTCCATTTATCTCCGAGGTAATTTATCAAGGAATTGTAATCTTTGATAAAACCGTCATCAACAACAGAGGCTATGACGTTTTCTATGGCTATTATATCATTGAGCTCATCTTTACTGGCAGTATTCCTTATCCCATCTTCGTGTTTATTGAAAACAATGAAATTAATAGCTTTAGCAACTCTTTTTATATTGTCTTTCAAGTCATTCTTGTTTGGAACTATTCTGCTTATTGCGCTGCACATCCTAACGTATGCATCACCGGCTTCGTTCCGGTTTTCTATCAAACCATCTGTGAGCCAAATGACAACCTCTGCGTAAATTTCTGGATCCATCTCTAATGCAATCATAACAAACAGATATGGATTGACAAACCATTTTTGATCTACTCCTTTTCCTTTTTTGTAGGCAAGGTCTAATTTGCCAAGATCCATTACACTGCTGATATTCAATTTGTTATTATTGAGTAGAAGATTTCTTCTACTCAATAAAAGCTTATTTTCCAGCTTATTAACCAATTCAGTACACCTTTCTTTAAATGATTCAGTTTCTATTATATGACTCAATTGTTTTGGAGCCAAACCCAATTTTTCTCTTTTAGCAGACAAGGCTTTCATCGCGTCAGTTATACATATGTAACCATCTTTAGACATAACAGACACATTCATTCCTAACAAAACTCGATCTTTTGATTGTAAAACAACATTTGATTTCATAACTTTACTACGATTTTAATTTTATAAAATATAAGTCTACCTGTCCGTGAGGATCGGTAGACTTTGTAAATATAGAATAGTATTTTAATTCAACAATACATTCTAATGTTAATTATCTGAAATGTATAATTTTAATTTTTGAATAATGAAAAGAACATCAATACAATCACCGTATTTTGCAGCCTACTACCATCGTCTTATGAAGAGAAAGAATGGTTTTAAGAAAGGCATGATAAGAGACAGAGGGGAGGTTTTAAGGCTGTTATCTATTATATGGAAAACCGTATCAGAACATTATGTGGAAGCTGATGCCGGTGTTTACGTAGATAACGTAGGATACTTATGCCATGTACTTATACCGGGGCAGCGCTTTGCCGTCAGGCGGGACCTGGACATCGTGAGCAGGCTCGGCACCAACGGCTACCTCTACAACCACCTGGTTATGGATTTCGCAGACTCCAAAAGATATTACCATTTTGTAATACAAGATAGCTTGAAAAAGAAGTTAAGGGTTAAAATGAATAAAGGACGAAGATATCGATTTATGTACAATGAAATACTTGCTAAAAGAAGAGTGTTTAAAGATTTCCAGATTAAGAGAGTTTTCGAAGACAAGGAATTAGGTCATAGAAATAAGTAGAAAAAAGTAGCGATCATCCTTTGTGTATATAGAATAATCGCTACTTTTGCATATCCGTCTACTTTCTCAAGCGGGCGGATATAATGTTAATCAAATATCTTTATATAGACAAAGTTCTATGGAGACAAAGGTAAACAATTTTCAAAACAATGCGAAGAACAGTAGCATTATTTTGACGCAAAAATCCAGCGAAACGGAAACTAACGGAAGTGTAACAATCTTTAGAAATTCAGAGTTTGGAAACATTAGGACTATAGTGGACCCTAATGGTGACGTGTGGTTTGTAGCTGTAGATGTAGCTCGATCGCTCGGTTATGCTACGCCTAAAAATCCAGTAAAAAGACACGTAGATGAAGAGGATACCATTCTTTTGCAACTATCTGATTTTCAGAGAGGCTCGTTTTGGGCTCCATTGGAAATCAATGAGTTAGATAGCATACGGGTAATCAATGAATCCGGGTTGTATTCTCTTGTTTTGTCTTCCAAATTAGAGTCTGCAAAGAAGTTTAAACGATGGGTAACATCAGAGGTTCTTCCCTCTATAAGAAAAACCGGTTCCTATTCTATAACACCGAAAGACTATCCGTCTGCATTAAGAGCATTAGCTGACGAGATTGATGCCAAAAATAGAGCCATAGCCGAGAGAGCACAAGCAGAGGCGGAGAGACAGCAGGCGATTAAGACCATAGAAGAGCAGCGTCCTGATGTGGAGTTTGCAGAGTCATTTAAGAAGGTTGATCATGAAAACATGTGGTTGATTAGAGATATTGCGAAGAAGCTTGAACAAAATGGGATCATTATTGCCGAAAAGAATCTCCGTATGTTTCTTGAAGAAATGAAATTCATGTTCAGGAACGGGCAGGGTAAATGGGAACTATACAGTGATATCGTTAAAAATAAGTTTGGTGTTTATCGATCTTACTTTGTGGATAAGTACTCCGGTGAAAGGATCAATCAGCAAACAATATACATGACTGGTGCCGGATATGAAGTTACGCTCAATGGTATAAAAGGGAAATGTAGAAGCACGTTTCTAAAGTACGGTAAGTTTGAAGATCCTAACTTTTAAAACAGCAAAATAGGGCATTAATCAGATTATTAATATCTTTGTGGAGGTCAGGTTCGTTTCCTGTCCTCCATTTTTTTTAAAAGTAATGACAGTCGAAGATTATATCATAGAGTTAAAATCGTCTTTAAGATCATTTGACAAACGTGATCTGATAGATGAGGTATCCATCTATAAATGGGTAGAGATCGCCCTGAAGAAGTTTGGAGGCGATATTACTATGCGCAAAGAGGCGGTAGTGGACGTCAAGCGAGGACAGGCTCGTATGCCGGGAGATTACTTTGATCTTATTCTGGCATTTAAATGCGATTTCAAGGGATATGAGGTGCCGGAAGGTGATAAGGTAATACCAGAGCTTCAAAATACAATAGCTTGGAAAGAACGCACTGAAAGAAGTTATAGGTGGTGTTCTTGCGATGAATGTTGTAAAGACGAATGCGAGAAAGTGATAGTTGAAAAATTTTATATCAATGTTCATGATCGCGATCATGAAGTTCGTTGCTATTATGACCGACCGATAATGTTAGGTCTTGCTAAGCCTATGCTTCGTGATTCTTGTTTGAGTAAATGCCAGAATAAGGTAATAAAGGATAGTCCGTATGAGATAAACATCGTAAACGGATTCCTGTATGCTAATTTCGATGGTCCTATTTACATGCAGTACCGGTCTCTTCCTTTTGACGGAGAATCTAACATAATCATACCAGACACGCCGCAGGGTCTGGTCCTGGATTATGTCGATAATTTTGTGAAGATGAGATTCTTTGAGGAACTGATGTATAATGCAGAAGCTCAGGGTGCAGCCGACTTATTTAAGTTGTATGCACAACAAGATTTGGTTAAGTTGAAAAATGCGAAGACCGAACTTAAGATGATGGGTATGACATTGAAAGGCATGTACGAACCTCTTAGACGGAGGCGTGCTGAGTTTGAGATATATGCTAAGGCGTATCCTGTAATTGACAACATACTTAAATTGGTATGATTGAGGTAGCCTTATTTATATATTTATCTGGCGTTATCGCATCTATGATTGTTTGGTCAATCAGACAATTTAAAGGAGATGCGAGTTTGGTAGAAACAATGTACTGCCCGGTAGTATTTTTGTTGAGTTGGATATATGTATTTGAAATTTTAAAGATTAAATAATATGTTGGAAGTTCAAGCAAGCGAAATAGTAACCGCCGACAAAATGAGAGGCGTAGGACCGGCAAACATCATTTTCACAGCCGGCCCTAATCCGGTAGCTGAAGATCGTAGAGGCGTAGCTAAGGTAACGGCTGGTGGAGAGAGTAAGAGTGTTACAATCACACAAGCTGCCGGAGAGCAGGTCGTTGTAATTCCTGAGTTCGATTATCTTGTTCTTAGATACGGATGGGAATCAGAAGACGGTTCTGATTTTGATACTGCAACTGGGTTCACCAATACAGGCATCTCGGATGTAGATAATAAATACGTTGGATGGAGTAAGCAGTGGGCTACTACCCAACAACAGGTAGGTGATTACCTTATTTATGGTGGTGATAACATGCAGTCTGGCCTTGAAGGGGCGCTTATTAAGATGAAGACCCTGCTATCAGCGCCGGGCATGGACGAGTCTGAGCCTAATATCAATGCCGATATCTATGGTAATTGGTATGGGAATAGAGGGCGAGGAAATGTCGTTGTGTCTTTTACAGCCTACCTTGGAGGAGAGATGGTTAAACAAGGATTTAACTTCATTAACGAAGGTGGCGAGGAGGTTTACTCCGACAGCATCACTACCAACGTTTCGGCTCATGGTGAAACCAATTACCAAAATATAAAAGGTTTGTACACTAAGATGGGTACGATGGTTTATAATAAGGAAAAGCGTGATTGTGTTATTGTTATAGGTTAAGGTGATGGAAAGTCTTTGGGATAAATACAATAGGATTAAGGAGGTGTTTTACCGGGATTTCGTTTATGATTCCAGCTACACAGAGCAGGCCTCGTGCATCCCACTGTCGTCGGTGAAGAACGGGGTAGGCTGGGTCGGCGACGGAACCATTAACCTGGCCCAGTATCTTCAGCTTGTATATACGGAAATGATTCTTGGTTACAAGGCAAAAGATGATGTTCGTAATGCCATACTGGTGCTTACCCGTCTTGCCGATACTACTTATGATCTATTTTTTAATAACAATAAAGGTATTTATTTCAAATTCGAAAAAGGATTTTTCTTAAGAGACGATATCCATAGCGAAGATGCAAGCAAATTCGGTCTTACCAAAATAAGTTCCGGGTACACTAATGGTATAGAGTTAAAAGACGAAGATCCATGCTTCTCTCCATTCACTTCACAAGATCAGATCTGGAATCTGGCTCCTATATTAGCTTTCTTGTCAGAAAAAGGATTTGAAGAAGCCAGGCAAGTAGGATACGATATTTTTGAGTACGTTATTAGGAACAGACACAAGATATACAATCCTTATTACAGTGCCTTGCTTCATCATTGGACATTCCTTCCTGATATGGATACCGATAAGGTCAAGCCGTGGGATAGGGTTAGCAACCGTAACAAGAATCTTAAATACAAAGTTAAGGTTAAGAGAGGAGCCAACAACTGGTATTTTTCAGGAGGATTCAGATGGGCTTTTAAGAAGTTCGGAGGCGAGTGTAGTACATTCTGGCATTGCCTATGGTATAAGCCATTTATATTCTTAGCAGATAGAGTATATCATCCATACGTATGTAAATGGTTTGGTATTAAAGTTAAGAACAATTCTTACTATTGTCTTGGATCCACAAATGAAAAATCATGGTACGGTCCTGGATTTAATAAGAGGCTGGTTAAGTTCTTTAATAAGTCTTTGGAAGGATCGGAGTTATTTATGCCTCATCTTGTCTTCTTGCAAGAAGCCGAATGCGTTGAAGGAGATAAACTCAGGGCCTATTTAGATAAATGGGAATGGGATGGTGTTAATTCACCTATTGAATTTTTGATATTGTGTAACTGGTACAAAATTAAATTCGGAAAATGAAAATCTATTACAATTCTAAGATAGCTAAGTTGTTTACGTTCATTGACGGCTATAAAACAATTATGCTGTTTGGAGCCGTATTTACCGAACGTGATGCCATATCATTAAAGGCAGAATATCATGAAGGGACGCATTGTAATCAATATCAGGCGTTGTTTGCTACGGGCTTTATAATCATCTCAATCATAGCATTAGTATCTGGTCTTAACGGCCATGCAGGATGGTGGATGTTGTGGCTGCTTACTATCCCGGTATTTTTGTACTATGTATGGTATCTGGTTGAATACCTAATAAGATTGTGTATATACCGGAATCACAAGAAAGCATATCACAATATCGTATTTGAAAGAGAGGCCTTCGATCTTGAAAATGACTGGAACAAACCTGGTATATTTAGAAGAGAGTCTGAAGGGTTTAGTTTCTTGAAATATTACAGAAAGGAGTATTATCGTGAGTAGGAGAAGATATTTTGAAGAACAAAGATCTGGTAATGGAGCTATTTATCATTGTGTAAAAACAGAAATAGAACCTGGAGATAGAATCATATTATTTAATTTAATGAATAAAGTCAAATCCGATACAATTAGCCAGGATAAGATAAATAGTGTACTGAATCAACTTAGAGAAGGTACGGCTTTTAATATTCATACCCAGAGTCCAGTTTCTTTTTCGTTTTCAAGCACCTCTACCGGTTATGAACCAATGTCAATACGGATTACATTTGACCCGTATCCTACAAGTGAACAACAGGGTATTATATACAAGTTTCAGATAAATGACCAGAGGTACGTTTTTATGTTTTCTAATAGATACGATGGAATGAGAGATCTTATTAATAATGCAGATGAAGATGTTGATTGTATTACTTCTGCAACAGAGAAGAGTAGTATGTATCGCAATGATTCTTTCTTTGTATTTGTTTGATTATCTATATTAAATATAATTATATGATTTACAATAAGTTATTATATATAGGGGGGGGGGTAATTCCTGATATATTATGAGGCGTCGTTTTTTTGATAAAAATAGGGAGCTTGAGGACTTTCTTATAAGGTTTTATCCGGCCGGTAATTACACATGGGTAGTGCCGGCAGGATGCACGGAAGTAGATGTTTTTCTTGTTGGTGGAGGTGGTGGAAGTGGAAACGGTTCTGGCGCCGGAAGTGGATATACCAAGACTTACAAAAGAAACAATATAGGAATAAAACAAGGTTCTCAAATATCTGTAACACCAGGTCAAGAAATTAATATCATAGTAGGAAAAGGTGGAGCAGGTTTGTATTATGGCTATCCTGAGAAGGGAGGATTCTCTCAATTTATGAACTCATCTTACAGAGCAGAGGGTGGAAATCCTTCTGGTAATGGTCTTCTTAACGGAGAAAACTCAACAGGTGGTCCTTATACTGGAGGAAATGGTGGAAGTGGAGGATCTGTAGATCAATCAGGTGATGAGTTTTACGCTGGATCGGATGGATCTGATGCCCCTGGAATGACAGACGATAATGGGATATATCACCCACCCGGAACGAAATATGGAGGAGGAAAAGGTCAAGGATATACAACCAGAGATTTTGGAGAACCGACGGGTAAAAGAAATGCCGGAGGTGGTGGAGCTGATAGAAATAGGTATGGTGGTATGGGAGGTGAATCTGATTATGATGAAGGATGTGGAATCGGAAGAGGAAACAGAAAAAGTGGTGGTTACGGAGGAGGCGGATGCGGCTCGGAAGGAACCGGCGGTGATGGAACTGTTTTGATTAGGGGTAAAAGATATGTGACTATATAACACTTCACACTATAAGCGTAAAATAATACACATTTATACGGAAATCCGTACTGGGTTCCACCAAAACCCTCTACCTTTTGGTAACATCGTTACATCAAAGGATTCTTTTTCTGATTTTCTAATGATGTTAAAAGCACCATTAATGTCAGCATTAATAGTCCTACCAAACGAGGTTTTAAACAATCCTCGTTTGGTCCTTCTTCCTTTGTAGGATTCATGTTTGCAAATCCGTTCATTATCTAAAAAGCTACATTTTGAAGTATAAGATTCTTCAACGATCTTAACATTAATACCTTCTAATGTCGCTTTATAAGATATCATTGAAATAAACATATTAAAAGGAATAGATACAAAGTTCTGATTATTTCGTTTTCCGATATTGATCTCTTGTTTCCAGCATTTGTTATGACCGATTATGATCGTATTAATACCATTGGAAACTACGTGATTAATCAATATCCTACTTGCCTTATGAAGATAATCTTTGATCTTGTTATTCCTTTTGTTTGTTAATGACCTTATTTGTTTTGAAGTATGTTTATTATCTTTTAACTTAGATTTTAAGAATGCTAACCTTTTGTTATAATATTGGTTAATAGACTTCAGAGGTCTACCATTGATGATAAAACAAGAACCGTTGTTAGAAACACAAGATGCTAAATTATCTAATCCTATGTCGATACCAAGATAGTTTCCATTATCTGACATAAGATCCTTTTCCTTCTTGTTGTAAACTATTTCAAGAACAATATACCCATTCTTAGGAATGAATCTAAGTTGTTGGATATTTTGTTTGTTAGTCCTTGTTGTAAAGGAAAATTGTTTTGGTAACTTAACAATGCCTTGTTTTATCCATTTTTGAGAAAAAGCATTTGTTGTAAAAACAGCAGGGAACAAACCATCTTTGTTAAGATACTTAGGTATTCTAACAAATTCGGAATACTCACCTCTATTCTTTTTATTAAAGAGATTGAAGAAAGATTTAAAGTTTCTATCAACCATCATCAACACCTGTTGAGCAACTGGTGCTGGTAAAGCACGATAGTCAACATCATTTTCTGTTTTCAACACTCTTTCGAGAGAATAATAGTTGAGATATTTGTACTTTACAGTATTATCATCCTTGTATTGAAAATAATGTTGTCTAACAACATACAATCCTTTATTGTATAAGTTTTTACACTTATGCAATAGATCATAAAGTTCATTGTAATAAACAGAACTTGGCTTGATTGTATGTTGTTCGACTAATCTCATGGCACAAATGTAGGAATTATTATTTATAAATAAAAACAATTCGGTATATTTGTGGTGTAAAGTTGTATATAATCACCTTAACAATAATTATTTAACAGTAGACTACCATAAAGCTATGGCGCAAGGTTTTGTTATTCCAGTAGCTTCTGTTGTGTGAGTTAGTTCTTCTTTTGCTATCTTTGTGACAAACAGTTACAAAGATGGCATCAGAAGATAACAGAAACATAGCGGTTCCTCAAACAGGTATGAATCGCGATCTGCATCCGTCGAGTCTTACGGATCAGCATTATACGTTTGCCTTGAATGCCAACATCGAATCCGAGGACGGTAATGTTGGGATGAGATCTAATGAGCACAGTAATCTTAAATGCATTGATTTCGATGGATTTAAAGTTATTGGTTATAAGAATGATCTTACTTCAGGCAATATCTATTTTTTTATAACAAATCCTGAAACAGGCGTATCTAAAATAACTTATTTCAAGCCTGAATCCGATACAAGTATCTTATCCGATTCTGATATAGAATCTATGGTAGAAGGATCGGAGTCTTTGTGCTCTGGCATGAAGACCTTGCTGGAAGACAACGAGCAAGATCCGTGCCTTAATTTCTCTATCTACCATCCTATAAAAACCATAGAAATAAAGACAGAGAAATGTGGAAAATGTATTTACTGGACCGACGATTATAATCCTCCCAGGTATGTTATTGTAGACAAGGCTCTAACTCCTGATGATGAAGGTGATATTTGGTATCATTATCATGGGTATAAAATATGCGATAAAGAATACGATAGGAAAAAGTTCATGCAGGAGAATGGTTGTTTTCTGGCATGTGAGAAACTTAGGGTGTTTCCGCTACTGGACCAGCCATGCGTAGAGCCGGTACAGATAGAGTACGGGGGCAGCCTGCGTGCGGGCGTGTATCAGTTTGCTGTGGCCTTGTGCGATGAATTTGGTAACGAGAAAACTAACTATACTTCATTAACTAACCCTGTTCATGTATTTGACGAACAATATATTAGGATAAATGATGGTAAATGGGGAGAAAGAACTAATCTTGGTATAAGGCTTAAGGTGTCTAATTTGGATAGGCAAGTCAGCCATTACAAGGTGGCTGTTATTCAGAATACTGTAGGATACAATGGCGAAACACAACCTGTAGTTGATTATTTTATAGAAGGTATTCATCCTATTACAGAGAAGACTATATACTATTATTCTGATCTTAATAATAAGAGGACAACATTTGAACACATTTCTTTAAAAAGAGCCATATATAATACATCAAGAGGAATAGTGTCAGTCGGAAACCGTCTTCTTCAATATGGTCTTACGGCGGAAAAAGAATGGAATTTACAGCCTGTAGTTTCTCTTATGGGGCATTTTCTAAAATGGCAGGCATCGGTAGCCCACGAGGATCTGTATAAGGGTGGTAATGCCTGTTCGTTGTATGTGGGATACATGAGGAATGAAGTATATCCTTTTTCTATATCATTTAAGACATCCACCGGATATAAAACTCCAGCATTCGTTCTTGTTCCCCCACCTTATGATAAGGCGAGAGAGGAAATGAACAAAGACAGTATCCCATACCAGTCTATAAACGCATATGCTCCGGATTGCTCGGGTGTTGATAGGAAATATGTATGGCAGTATAGCAATACAGCAGGAGATGGAGTATTGATTGACGACGATGCGGTTGTTATAGATGAAGAACAGAAAGAGTGTAACAACCCGGCTACCGTAGGTCAAACTGTTATAGTGGAAAGCAATTTTGCCACTTTTAAAGGTAAATCAAGATTTATTATCGATTATGATGATATTGTAGGAACCCCTATAAATTATTTGTCTGAAAATATAGGTCTTGTAGCTTGTAATAATAAGGAGAATGGAAACAATGAAAGACAGATATGTGATATAGCTACCAAATACAGAGAAGACGGAACACAGGATTATATGGAGCCAATTGATCATATTAGGTTACCAGAAATGGAAGGAGACTGCGAAGTCCCTCATCGTCAAGAATCTATATTGTCAGCTCCAGTTCCTTTAATAACTGGTATTGTAGAGGATTATATATATAAAGAATTAGAAGACATGGAGCACGTGTCTACCGACTATTTATATACAACCGGAGGTGAGAACCAGAATAAGTATTCTGTTCTATTCAATTACGATACAATGGATTCTTTGTCTGAATGGATGGATGAAGCATTTTTTGGTGACAACGCAGGTGATAAATCCGGTGATGGAAGACAGCACCTTTGTTCCGAATTTTATCCGTATTTGCAGCCAGGAAGTATATTAAAGACCGTATCTGATGCTATATACGTTCTTGACACTATGCCTTGTACATGTGGTTGTTATATTGAAAATTATTGTTCGGATCCTACTGTTTCAAGGTCTGATTATAATAACTTTCAAAATAACAATTACATCCTTGGAGGATATATTTTACATATAGATGGGTGGAGTGAAAAGATAAATGGAAAAGGCAATTGGAGGGCTGGTAGGTCAACGAGTACGGTAATAAATGATCAATACCGATCAAAGAACGGACCGAAATATTGCATTGAACAGTTCTGGCCTGATGCTTCCAAGAAGCTCCAGGATATGATATACAAAAATGCGGACACTGGCATACCTGAAACGGACTGGGAATTTGAGGGGTATGTAAATAATGCAACATTCGAAAATCCTACTGGAGATAAACTTAATATAGGATTTGCTTCTGAATTTGTAGTACGCAAGTTCGTGAGGAATGTAATGACTAATGCCAGGTTTATTAGAATCAATAGGCCGGAGGAATGGGATATAGAAGGATATAAGGAAGAAAATAAGGTCCTTTATCTTGAAGCCCTTGGGAAGATAGATGGTATAATGGATGCTGTTTCTACCAATTACGTTCGTGTTTCTTTTTGGAAGGATATAGAGACATGGAATCCACTTGGAACAATACCAGTAGATTTCGATAGGCCGGAACATGCTTCAGGACATTCGGTTATTATCAATATAGCAAGACCCGCATGGGGAACTATAGATGATAAATTCTTTAAAGAAACGATAAAACAAGATTATTTTTATGTAACAATAGAATCGCCGGTTGTAGCTGTTCCTTGGATAATGACATTCAGGCAAATACAATTCTGTAAATATAAGAATAAGGATACTCCAGATGAAGAGGAAGAACCAGGAAAGAAGCCGTCTCGTGCTATCTTAGGTGTTTCTTTTGCTACAGGTAAAACTATATATCCGTATATTTTTGGTATAAGAGAAAAGGAGGTAAATAAGATTGATTTGTCTGTGGATTCTATAACACTTAGATCAACTGTCTTATTTGCATCAAAATGTCAGACATGTGGAGATAGGCCCATCAATTGCAAGCCTCGTCCTTATAAATACGGGGATTTTGCATATTGGGAATCATCTGAGAAATATCCTGCTAATTTTGAACTTTATGATAGTAGTAGGATGAAAATAGATACAGGAAGATCTTATGATGATCCAAAAAAAACAGAAGCTTATTCTAATATTATGAATAAGTTAACAGAATATTATGGTGCTCCTTTGTCAGACAAAAATGGATTATCTTATTTCAAGGGCCATTCTTATGGAGGAGTAGATACTTCTACCGTATTTTGCCAACAACCTATACGTCATTACCGGTTCCCAGATAACAAGCATATACCTTTTATGAACAGTGATGAACGTGGATATGACATAGCTTCTGAAATATATCCGGTAGGTATTATGGTAGATGAGAACACCATACAAGTGTTTTTGGATTTTGCGGTAGATTCTGGTTTGATTACGCAACAACAAAGAGATACGATCGTAGGATATGAACTGTATCGTGGAGATAGGAGGCTAAATAGGTCGGTTGTGGCTTCAGGATTAGCCTATGATATGCTTAGATACATAGGAGACGATGGTAATGTAAATATCTATCCTAATTACCCATATAACGACCTATCACAAGATCAATATAATTATACGTCTGGCAAAAGAGACGAGTTTATATCCCATCCTTTCGACAAAGGAGGAAACGTGTGGTATTCATTTTGTTCGCCTGATATTTATTTTAACAAGCCCGAACTTCCAAATGAAGTATGTATAGACGGGTTCCAAAGAGGAATGTCTGTAGGCAGTTTTGTGCCTGTAGAAGATCATCCAAAATGGACTATCTTAGGTCCTGCCGCTTATACGATGGCTGCGTCACTTGCCGCAGTTGAATCAAGTGCCACAATAGCCGCTATGATAGCAGAAGAGCTTCAGATAAGGGCGCAGTCTGGATACATAGGAGGGTCGGCCGGTCTTACCGGAGGAGGATTCCTAACGAATCTAAGTGTGGCCATGCTGTTTTCTTCAATGGTGTCAACCATCAGTCAAACTCTTGCTAAGGGCCCGATATTGTACGGTAAGTACCGTTATGATTGGCTTAATACATTTATAAACAATGGACCAAGACGTAATCATGCATGGTATTATACTTCTGTAGGATTATATAATTCAATGATAGGTATAACGGACCAGGATAAGTATGAACGAAATTTTGCTCGTGGTTTATCTTCTGTTAAGTACATGAAGTCCGGTGTATATCCTATGATGGATGCCAGTATGTCATCTAAATGGGGAACCGGTAAAAACGATAATGAGGGACGATTCTTATTTGTTAATAATATAGATCGTGAATCTTCGTTATTTTTATCATTTGGTGATCCAGGTGAAAAAGGAGATGGTAAATCGAAATATTTATTGGAATATCCGAACTATGTCTACAACTACGACAGTAGCCGTATAGATGATTCGGTTATTGCTGGAAGCGATGTTGTAGCAGGAAGAACATTTGAGCAATCCAAATCAGTTTCATACATCTGTTCTCCGTATATGAGGCTTATGAGATATAGGCCGGATCAATATGGTCAAATAGAAGATATAAAATGGATTTCCATAGGTGGATGTGGATTTTTCACTAATGAAAAGAAACTGATGTTCGGTGGTGATACGGTGATAACCAGATTTTCATTAAAGAGAAAATTTCCTGTTTTTTATAATAGTGCTTTTGGTATTGGAGATATGATACCTTTCCCTTACATGGATTATAGAAATGTAGGGTATCCAAGATATTTTGTTAATTATGATACCGGAGAAGACGCTCTTGAGACGATAGATAACGAACGTTTCAATAGTTGGATATCATCTAATAAAGGAAAATATGCTTTTTACCCAAATAGGAAGAGCTTGTATGAATTGAATGGTGACACCTCCGGTAAGTATGTAGATGGCAGATTTTATACATGGTTCTATGGTATTCCTCAGTTCCTTGTAGAATCTGAAATAAATTGTAATTTCAGATTAGAGGGCCCTCAGCCTCATGAATTATTCTATCCAAAAGTAGGAGATTTTGTTTGGTGGACACAAGAAAAGAACGTATCTATCCATAGAGACAATGATTACAAGATAAGTCCTATCTATTCATCAAGAATGACATTAACACCTAATGTATTGCCGGCAACATACGAACGTCGTTTTTATGATTGTGCTTACCAGCGACCTAATGGTGTTATATGGAGTAGGGCTGACGTATCTGAAAACAGTCAAACAGATCCGTGGCTAACGTACAAGCCTATGGACTATCATGAGTTCCCAACCAGCAACGGGAAGCTTATTCACATGAAGCGTATTGAATCCGATCAGATTCTTGTCAGGTTCGAGGACCAGGTTTCACTCCATAACGCCATAGACGTAATCAAGGAGCGCACCTCCCCAGGGCAGGCTGAGATGGGCACTGGCGGTCTGTTCGCGTCCAGGCCTCTGGAGTACAACACGACCGACCTCGGTTATTCTGGAACACAGAGCACTGAAATAATTAGTTCAGAATTTGGTCACTTCTGGGTAGATACTAAAAGAGCACAGGTGTTTATGACCGATCCGAACGGACGTAATCTCAAGGAACTTAGTGTAGGTATCAGACATTGGCTCAAGCGTCATCTTCCGTTTAAGATTCTTAGATACGGAATAACTAATATCTTAACCGGCACAGAGATGACAGAAGAAGATACAGACAATAAATTTATCGGTCTTGGTCTGTCTCTTGGATGGGATAACAGGTATAAGAGAGTACTTATCACGAAAAAAGATTATATACCTGTTAAGAACCCGGCATATTACAAATATGATGGTGGAAGGTTCTTGTACAATGAAACAGAGGTGTTATCAAACGATAAGGAAATATCTTTAAAAGACGAACAGTATTTTAAAGACGTGTCGTTCACTATCGGATATTCGTGTCTGAAGCAAGAATGGATTTCTTATTATTCGTTCTGTCCTGACTATTATATAGAACAGCAACAATATTTTCAGACAGGAATAAACTTCCCGACATCAGACGAAGAAGGCGGCTTATGGAGTCATTTGCTGACGAATAAGAGCTTCCAGACATTCTACGGAGCAACATATCCATTTATATTAGAAGTGCCGATAAAAGAGAAATATAATGGCTCTACGCTGGCTTCTGTAGAATACGAGCTTGATGCAAGGAAATACGTCGATGATGTGAATTACACTCTTGACAGGAAAGTAGGTTTAGATACGATAACTATCTACAACGACACAAACAACTCAGGTGAAATTCATCTTGTTCCAGAAGAAAAGAATAATTTAGCGCAACGTATATCGTATCCGAAAATCGTAGGCGACTATACTGAGGTCCTGGATACTGAGGTATATAGAAGACATAAGTTAAATGACTTCTTCAACAGGGTTGACGATGACCGGTCAGATACCCCTATTTGGATCAAGGACGATAACGATATAAATAAGTCAGTTAATCCTGATGCTCTTAATTTCAGACGGTCATGGCTGGATAGGTTAAGAGGAAGTTGGATGCTGATGAGGATAAAGAAAGTAATTAGCAGCCGGAAAATTATATTCCAGTGGTTGATTTCCGAAGATAAGATTAAGAATAGATAATATCGTATTACCCTCTGCCTATTAGCAAGTAGAGGGTAATACTTTTAAGTGCAAGGCTGTGTATAACCACTTTATATTATTCACTACATTTATTTATCCAAATTAATACATTTTAAATCATTTTAATTTGTAAATCATATTTTAGTGTCTATATTTGCATCGTAATCAAGAGAGATTATAATGTAAGACAGTGGTGATGGAAGGTGATACTTCGGGTTTCGGTTTGTGTCATAGGTTCGAGTCCTATATTTTTCATGTAAGAAAAATTAGATCAGTTGGTAGATTAAAACCTCCTTTCATATTAAAACACATTCCAGGTTCTCCCTGTTTTAATAAAATATATAGATGGTGAGGAGTTCGGTTACTTCGAAAATTAGCGTAGTGGATAACGCGGTATTCTGTAATAATACTTTTCATTGGTTCGAATCCAATATTTTCATTTTGTCCGGCTCCGTTTTTCCCCTGTTTGAAATATATAAAAACTAATGAGTGGCGATGGGGTTAGTTACTTCGAATTTAGCTCAGATGGATAGAGCGATACTCTTTTAAAGTATAGGTCGATGGTTCAAATCCATTATTTCATTGTTTACACTAACTTCAGCTTTTCCCTCATTGAGTATTCATTTTGATATATTTTTTTTCAAGCAGTGGTAGTAATATCACTGCTTTTTTTGTATAACACTTTAAAGAAAACAACAACAAATGGGAAAGTTTAACAAAAAGGATGAAGGTGTTAAACCTACGATCGTGAATCACATGGGAGAGAAGGCGTATAAGCCTAACGCAGAAGAAGAGTTGGTAGCTACGGTAATGACTACTATGTTATCCGATTCTTATTATGAGAAAGAAAAAGATAAAGTAGAAAGAATTAAGAACCTTATGGATCAGGTAGATCCGTATTTCGGAGCACAAACAGCATTGTATGTCAGGAAAGAAGGAAAGCTTAGGTCGGTAACGCATCTTATGGCTTCTGTCCTTGCCAGCAAAGCATCGGGTAAGGAATGGGCTTCAAGGTTCTATAACAAGATCATTATGCGTCCTGATGATATGAGCGAAATCCTTGGCTGTTATGCGGCTCTTAACGACAAAAATCCAAAGAAGTTAAGAGGAATATCCAGCGCTATTAAGAAAGGATTTAAGACGGCTTTGGAAGGTCTTGATCCGTATCGGATTGACAAGTACAAGATGGACAGTAGGGTCATTACTATGGTTGACCTCGTAAACTTATTTCACCCTAAAGGCAATCAGGCTAACAAAACGGCTTTCCAGTACCTTATAGAAGGTCGGTCTTTGTCTGGATTATACGAAAGCAAGATTCTTGAAAAAGAAATGTCTAAAGCCGGACAGGAGAAGAAAGACAATAAGGAAAAGAAAGAAGCTTTAGGTGACGCTATTCGGGACGTGGTTTCTAATGTAAAAGGCATGCCTATTTTTAATATGGTTCGTAACCTTGTAAACATAATCAAATACGCGCCTGATCAAATAGATGAAGTTTGTAGGCAGCTTACAATAGAAGAGAAGGTGCTTAATTCGAAGATGCTTCCTTTCCGTTTTGCTTCAGCTTTCAAAGAGGTTGAAAATATAGGCACTGATGGTTCCGATAATGATATTGTATTTGAGTCGGATAAAAAACGTGCTAAATTAACAGCGCGTAACAAAGATAAGATTTTAGATGCGTTGGAGAAAGCCATAACCATCTCCTGCAAGAACCTGCCGGTATTGGAGGGGCGGTCGGCTATCCTGATTGACCACTCTGGCTCTGTACGTGGAGATATGGGAGGATCTTCTGAGGTGTCTGCCTTTAGCAAAACAAGAACGGCTGTCATTGGCAACTTGTTTGGCTGTATGATTGCTTCTGTGCTTCCTGACGTATTTATTGGTATGTTTGGTGACAAACTTATCAATTACGAATATGATAGAAGTAAAGGTGTTTTATGGAATAACAAAAAATCTTTTACTGCCGGAGGAAAATGCGGTGGTGCCACTGAAAACGGTCTTTTTGCATTCTTGGATAAGTGCGTTAAAGATAAGATCAAAGTAGATAACTTGTACGTTATTTCAGATATGCAGATAGGAGACGGTGAATCTGTTGTATGGGAGAAAAGTTCCAGTTATGAATATGGTAAATTCGCTGAACTTTTGAAAGGGTTTAAAAAAGTGAATCCAAATTGCAAAATCGTTTCTATTTCTATTCAAGGATATGGAAGTGAGATGTTTTACAGAGGATCTAATATCTTGAACATAGCTGGCTGGTCAGAATCTATCTTCGATGTTATTAACAGCATGTTCTGCGGATATAAGAATATGATTGAAGAAATTAAGAAAATAAAAATATAATCATTGATTTTGCTTCAATAGTAAACAAGTTTTAGCTTTAAAGGTATAGCCGAAGAAGTACGTGAGTATATCTTCGGCTTTTTTGTTTATCTTTGTTGAAAAACAGTTTGTTATGAAACAAGTATTATATAAAAATGACATATACCCCTATAATGTAAGGGTATTGCTTGGGGCAGATGAAGAGTATATAGTTAAGACGTTCGCCAACCTGGAAGTAGAAGATCAGAGCTGGGAGGGGTGGACTGATGATTATGGTGGCAGAACTATTTTCGTAGGAAACCGAACCAATCACAGGAAAGAAATATGTTTCTTGTTTCATTCACTGTCTAATATGGATGTTAGAACCATAGGACACGAATGTCTGCACGGTCTTTCCCTTTATTGTAAGTATCTTAATATTAACTACAGTTTTGACGCCGGAGAAGATGAGCACGCTGCCTATCTAATGGGATGGTTGGTTGACAAGGTTTGTGATGCTTACCACAAATTTAAGAAGGAGGAAGAAAAATGAAAGAAAAAGAATTTGATTTTGTGATATATCCACTAAAGTTGATTATCACCATAGGGTTAGATTACAAAACATTGTGTGATCGTTTTGAGAATGCAGAATTGGATCATGAAGGAGAATGGGGAGATGAAGGCGATTTAGATTCAAAAGCCTCTTTCTTGAATCTTGTTCGTGATAAGGTGGATGATAGAGCTTTTAAGTTATTATGGAATTTTCAAAGTGAGAATGATATGACTATGCGAAACATATGTCATGAATCATTTCATGCAGCTATGTCGGTATGCCAACATTGTAATATGTCTCTTGGCTTTAAGGTGGGAGAAGATGAACACGCAGCTTACATAGCCGGATTTGTTGGTAATTGCGCAGGTGAAATGTTTGGATTCTTAGAGGAAGAAAAAGATGGCAAAGAAAATTAAAAATTATGTAAAGGACAAACAACCAAAAACATTATGGAATAAAATTGGTCCGTTTGTAAAACTTAGAGAATATCTGGCATCTAATATAACACCTGACGTGTATGCTAATGAAAGAGGATTAAAAACCAAAATAATGGAATTTTTTGGTCAAGATGTTCCGAAAGCCAATGTAGATGATTTTAGTCAGAATCTTTGGTTTAGATTCTTAAACCAACCAAATAATCTGAAAGAAGAAAATGGGATTGTCAGAATACCAGACAATATCAAATCCATTATATCTGACAGGATAAATGGTGGGTGGGAGAAAATGGCTAAAAAATATGGAAGGAAGCTTGATTCTTTAGATAATAAGATAATTGATGGAAAAGTTGCAGGCAAGGACGTATCTGATTTGGAGGAGTTAAGGGATGTAACAAGTAGGAAACTTGGAATGGTGGAAGAGGGGATAGATCTCTTAAAAAAAGCCAGAACCGGAGAACATCAGGTATTTAACGAATATAATTTTATACCGGATGCTTACGGCGATTTAAATGATTTATCAGGATTGTCAAGTTTTACCATGTACCGTGATGATAGAGGTAGGATGGTTGTGAAAGATAAGTACGATTTTTATAGAGATGACCAACCTTTTGGTGTTGGGGTTGTTACTAAGACTCTTGATACAATAGGATATCCTTTTGAAATAAGGGATTATGTAGAAGATAAAATTCCATACGAAGAGAGTGATCCAAACAAGATCATGCTTAGATCTATTATTGACTCCAAGAATGATTTTGATAAAAAAATGGAAATAAAATCTAAAAAAAGAGAAGGTGGCTCTTCTAAGCCGGAAATAGATTGGGATTTATTCAAATCAAAATATGAAAATATGAAGCGCGTGGGCAAGGGTACGCACCGCACTATGGACGTAGATGGAATGAATATGATCTATGATGCTTTATATGATAAAGGTTTCAATCAACGCCAGATAGAAGCCGTACTTGGAAATATTATTGAAGAATCTGGTGGTAATCCCTATGCCGTATCTGATTATGGAGGGTTTAAGGGACTTTTCCAAGAATCCGATAAAAGATATCCACCCAAAGAGTTTGAGAAAGATAAAGAGCGATTTAAGGGGGATAAGCGTGGATATATCAATTACATGATAGACAGATTTTATGATCATGTTCAAGATGCTGGGATGTATAGTATAAAGGATACTAAATACAATAAAGCCATTCATGCAGTAAGCGAATTTATGTCAGAAGATCCAGATACGGATTATTCGTATCCACTTGTGTATGCTTTTGAAGCTCCATCAGATAAAGAAGGAACTTATAAAAATAGAAAAAGCGTATCAAATTTAATAAGCCAATCTTACGTTTCGAATAATGTTGATAAATTAGATGATGATGATAAAAAGGATGATAATATTATTAATGCCATTCTTGGTATAAAAAACGATCTTGAATTACAAGACCCGATTTCCACTACAAGAGGCGAAGCCTTTAAAGAAGCCAGGAAAAGAGGTCTTAAGGAATTTACGTGGAATGGAAAGAGATACAATACCAATATCAAGAAAGAAGGTGGCGTGGTTGGTAAACAGCGTGAAGCATATGAATATTTTACTAATAAAAGAGGCATGTCTAAGATACAGGCGCTTGCTATCATAGGTAATCTCATGGCTGAATCCGGTCTTAAAGATGACATATACGGAGACAACAGAACATCATACGGCATACAGCAATGGCATAATGAGCGCATGGATAAGCTATTCAAGCACGCCAAAAAGAAAGGTCATTCTACACCAACATTCAAAGACCAACTTGAGTTCTTAGCTGATGAATACGAAGGGAAAACCGGATATTCTAATTTCTTATACACAAGAAAAGGAAAAGAAGGACCAGGGTATTACAACTACAGCCGGCAGGACTTCATGAACGCCGATAACCTTAAAGATGCTGTAGTAGCTTGGAACCAAGGAGCAGGACGTCCTCATAAGAGTGTTATAAGAAACGATGACCGTTATAATTATGCTATGGAGGTTGCTAAAAATCTTGGTTTGGAAATTGAAGAAAATTCCGTATCTTCGTATGGTCAAATGGGATTCGGAGATGATGCTGAAATAGCAGCATCGGTAACACTTCCAGAGGTAGAAGTGGCAGCCGCCCTTCCTAACCCGGAAGCCCCGTCCCAGGAGGGACAGTCCGAGGAAGAGAGATTCCGTACATGGACTGAAACGTATGGTAAGGACATCGTAAATCATTTACTGACGTTAGACGGGAAAAAGGATGGTGATGACAGTGATTACAGCATGATGTATAAACAGCATGAAAAAGAAAGCGAAGAGGATAAGAAAATGGCTTTGATTAATGCCGTGCTTCCCAATATACAACTTCGCATTAAAGGCGTCACTGACAATTAGAACAATTATTTTATTTCTCATATTAATAAAGCGAAGCCGGATTTGAGACTCGTTATGCGGATACCGGAGGTTGAAGAACGATATCAAGATAATCCGGCTTTTTTGTGCGATTTCGTGAAGGATGGAACTATCATCGCCTTGGTTTAACAGAACAGACCTACGTACCTCCACTGTCCTGACGGGCATGGACGCCCGTCTCGCCTACCAGCCTGCCTAATTCTCCACTGGCTACCTAATATAACTATTAACGTCACTCCATCACCTATCTCCCTTCAGTCGATAGGTTCAGTCGTTTTTAAATATTATAAGTTCTTTCGCATCGTTCCCTTTGGTCACGATACTCAATCTTTTAACACAATTAGGCGAACAATACAATGACGGAAAAAGTAATTTGTCAATCCGTTCACTCACTTAACTCCCTTCGGTCGTTAAGTTCATTCACTATAAACAATTATATGAATAAATGGTAAAGTATATAAAATAATATAAATAATATAATGAGTAAGATCATTGAAAATGGTCTTAATATTAAGGAAAACGGAGACTATTCATAGGCGTAGTTTTAATTCAAGATTTGTTGTCCCACCACTGACGGTCAGTAGGTTACGTTCAGAGTCGTTTTCCTGTCTCTTATCCAAACCGTCATAAAATAAAAAACCTTGTATCCTATTTCTCTCAAACCGGATACAAGGCAGTGCATTTTCTTCTTTTTATATAAAATCATATATTTGCACTAAACAAAAAAAACAATATGGAGACAAAAATAACTGAAATAATGAATCCTCACAAGTTACACGACAAGCTCTTCAAGAAAGAGCAGGTCTCTCCGATAGAAGTTATATACAATAGCTTCAGCAACTTAGGGTACAATGTAGTACGCCGTCCAGCCGGTCAGTGTTTAGGCAATTTGAGATATTTTAATCTATTTTATGACAAACATACTCATCATTTCTATCAGAAAAACAGGAAGTTGAGATATTGTAGTAATTTTCTCATATCTGATTACTGGAAAGATAGAGTGCGATGTTTCATAGTTTGGAACTTTGGATTTGGAAGATTCTTTCCGTACAATGACTTTATTGAGGCTATGGTTTATGATTATCTTCGATATGGGAGAAAGTCAGTTCCTTATCTTAAAAGCGTGCAAGAGGCTGAAGAAAAGTGTGTAAGGTTCTATATCCGGTCTCAGATAGATATGCTTCGTAAGGAAGGATATGCCGCTTATCGGGCTAAGTTCAAGGAAGAACGTCCTCAGTATTTCATCGGAGACGATAGGACGGTGTTTAGATGCCTTGACAGCTCTTTAAAAAGAGAAGAGAAGATTGCTGCATGCGTAGCCCACAAAAGGGCCTTAAAAGAAGGGATAATGACTTCCTTCATTAATCACCTTAAGAAACATCCTACCACTTTATATTCGTGGTTTTCATCAGAGGTAGATAGCGAAGGAAAGAATAGGCTATGTCTATCTGAAAAGGCTGTTTCGTATTTGAATAAGAGACTGGTTCGCAATGGGTTAAAGTCTCTTTCTGCATCATATCTTTTTAGAACGTTTAGAAAAATGGTGAAGATCTTGTTCGGTTCCAATGTCAGGTCGTTTTTGAATAGCTGTCTGATGTCTGTTTCAACAGAAGAGGTTTTAACCAAATCTATGAAGAAAATAGTTTCCAAGACAGTGCTGTTTTTGTACAAGAGAGCGCTTAAGAACTATCGCCGGGCATGCGGTCTTAAGTACGACCCTGATTCGGGCGGTTTGTCTGCCGTACATGATTGATTTTTAAACGTATCCCATAACGTTGGATTTTCTCGTTCGTTTCTCTTATCTTTGTGAAAAAAGAGAAGATATGAGATTACGAATCATAAAAAATCGTCCAATATTCGCACCAGGAGGTAGTGTTCAAGACGTTACCCAGCAGGCGGACACGACATCTAATCCTTATATCAATATGGACATGTATAATGTTCCTGGTATGATTGAGATAAATGAGGATATAAACAAGATGGAGGCTGGTTTTGATAATATAGTAGGTCCTGATTATTCTACTATAAAATTACAGGAGCCTTCTATGCCCACCATGAACGTAAATAATAACGTCACCGTAGATCCGTCGTCTATGCCGAAGGGTACTGTAGTGGATGTTAATGATGCTAACAATGAAAAAGATAAGCGATCTCAAGACGGCAATCCTCTTGATCCTATGACTATGCCGTATTACTCGCCTGATCTCGGTGGTCGGGCTCAGATGTTTGGTGCCAGTCTTGGCCGGATAAGAGCCGGTAATAAGGTGGGCGCTAACGTTGCTCAAGCTGCCTTGTCTGGTGTTAGTTTAGGATTAGGTCTTACCCGTAATATCATGGGGGCTTCATCTGCTGCGTATGCAGCCAGCAGGGACGAGCAGGCAGCGAGGGAAAAACTTGCCAAGGAGCGCCGTCAGCAATTCATCAAGTGGGAACGTGAAGGTGGTGGCGTGAATTTAGGTAACGGTCAGAAGATGGATACGTCCGATATGACTGGAGAATACATTTATCCTCTTCCTAAATCTATGGATGATAATGCTAACGTAGAGATAGAGAAAGGCGAGTATGTGCTGACTCCTGACTCCGTAGGACCTATGGAAGCCAAAGGGAACAGACATGAAGATGGTGGCACTCCCGTTGATTTGCCTGAAGCTCATATTATTTCAGATTACCGTACTATCGATGATGATTTTGCTTCTTATATTAGAGAAAATTACGGTATTAAGGCAACGTCTAAAGATACGTATGCTACACTCCTTGATCGATATAAGAAAAAGATTGGTTTGTCTGATAAGTATGAGGAACAGGAAAAGGTGTATAAGAGATTGGATAAGAACGAGGATGTGAAAGATAAAAACACATCTGAGTTGAATAAATCCATTCTTTCCAAGTACGTCAATGATAATCAAAAAGAAATAGACGAACTCGAATCTCAATTTAGGGCTTTCGCTGAAATCGTTTATGGTAAGCAAGAAGAGTCGAAGAGAAATGAGAAGATGGAGGCCTTCTTTAGAGAAGGAGGAGTCGTTGACTTAAACCAGGTAAAGAAGCAGGCGAAGGCTTTTAATATTTCCGGGTCAGATGCCAAGAACTGGATATATGACGAGTATGTTAAGCAAACCAGAAAAATGGCTGAAGGTGGACCTACTCAGAAGGAGCTGGAGGAACTTAGAAAGAATGCTATCGGCTACAATAAGCTTATTAATCAGTTATTTGGACGAACTCTTAATATGACTGTATCTGATGTTAGTGGTCGTGATCAGATTCTTAATCCTGATTCCAGTGTCAATGCCAACCAGAATCTCCAACATAGAAGCAATTTAGGATACGGCAGGGTAAATGATAAGGCGGTATCTAATTTGCTCGACATAAACCGATGGGCCAACAAGTACAATACGGATGGTGATTTTGATACAGAAGGTTTTCAGAAAGGATACAACAGGCAATTAAATGCATTGTGGGCGTTAGCTGATGTAGGCGCTATCACGAATGCTGATGCAGCCAAGAAATTCAGAGATGAGTACGGATTCTGGGGCCAGGACGCCGGAAGCTACGGAGGGAATCAGGCTTATAATTCATTTGCCGTAGATGATAAGTTTGGTCAGACAACAGCTACTCGTTCTTATTATGGGTTGGACGTTGTTTCGGCAGAGCAAAAAAGATTGTTAAACGAAAAAGGGATAAAGAATTATGTTGACTTATTTGGTGATAAATCTGATGCCGCTAAGAAGATTCTGGGCTCCGATTATAATAAGTTTGTTGCTTTAAGAGATAGTGGGTTAATGCCGGAAATAGACTTCGTTCTTGAGTCTGTTAAACCAGAAATGAAGCCTATTGAGGCCGGTCCCATAGCACCAGACCTTACATCGCCTAAGATTGGATCTCCTGGAAGGATAGAGGTAAAACCGAAAGCAAGTACGCCTACGACTGCAACCGACACCGATACAGAGGAGGTGGTTGAAGACAACGGACCTAAAGGACAGGGCAGACCGGCGGCGTTCGGTCCTATCTTCCCGGAAATGCTAAGAACCCTTGACACTGGCTTGGAGATAGAAGGCCTGGAAAGACATCAGGCTCCGAGAATAGACCCGGTTCTTCAATCTGCTGATCAGTATATCAACGAGCTCAACCGTGCGACATCGGCTCAGTTAGACGCAGTAGGTGACGTGCCCGACTCCCAGCGGGCTGCTATTCTGGCTAATATGAACGCCATAGCTGGAAGCAATATAGCCAAGTATGTTAATGAAGTAAATTTCAATAACGCAAGGCAAATAAACGAAGCTGATAGGTTTAATGAAATGGCTTATGTTCAGACAGATGATAAGAACATAGCAGAAAGGCAACGTTATGAATCTGGGTTGTTGAAGGCTATGGCTATAAGGGATGAAAATCTTGCTCGTTATTATGACAGCATAAACAGCGAGATACAGAATAAGTTCAATGTTCGTACATCGTTGAATACCATAGCCTCTATAGCTCCAAATATGAGAATGCTTCCAAGTGGTCAAATTATTTACGTTCAAGGTAATCAGGATGTGATGAATATGGGTGATTATTCTACACCTTATTTGAAGAGCTTGGAGGATGATGAAGAAGATAAATATAAAAAGAGAAGGAGAAATAGCTGATGGCTTCACAATATAGTATTTTAAGGCAATATGCCCCGTATGTTAGTCCTTACAACATAGATCTTGTTAAGGATGTCATGATGTACAAACAGCAGAAGGTTGATGCTGCTCGTGAAAAGATCTATACCCAGGTAGATTATCTTATGGGTCAAGAGATAGATAAGCCTGAAGCCCGTGCTTATATGGAAGATAAGATGTCAGGTGTGATTGCTAACATCAATCAAAAATTTAAAGGCGTGGATCTTTCTTCTGATGGTGTTACGAGAGCCATACAAGGAGAGATTAGTTCGGCGCTGGATGATACGGTCATTAACGCGATTGCCGGCACAAAAGAAGGCAAGAGGGTTATGAAGGAAATAGAATCTATAAAACAGAATCATCCTGAACTTTATTCTCCTATTAATGAATGGCATGCTTTGGATCCTTATTACAAATGGAGGTCAGATGGTAAAGCAGGATCAAGGTTAGGGGGTCTTCATTATTCTCCTTATGTAGATTACACTAAGGAGATAAATAAGCTGGTTAGTGACTTTAGGAAAAATAACGAAGGCAAGAAGATTCAGACAACAGAATATGATGTTAAAGGTAATCCTACTGGTGGTATTATAGAAGTTAATGTAGATGAACTTACAGATTCCCAGATAAGGAATTTTGTGTCTGCTAACTTATCTGAAAACATGAGGAATCAGATGAGAATAGAAGCATCGTACATGGCAGCCACCAATCCGGTGTTCAGTAATCCGGATTTGGTTAGTCAATACATTGGGTCTTATGTCGAAAGATACGATAGACACATAGGGGCATTGGAGGCTAAAAAGAAATCAGTAGGTGATAACAAGAGTATTATTGATCGTATTGACAGTCAGATACAGGAAGCTAAAAATCAGAAAGCAGAAGCCAAGAGGGAGGCAGATATGATAATAGCTTCGTCTGATCCGGTAGCGGCTGCTAATTTTGTTGTTACCAATAATCTTTTCGATAAGATGACTGATGCATGGAGATACGACAACACAAGTTTTGAAAGGAAGAAAGATGATCTTTATTTTGCGAGGTTAGAAGAGGATAGGGCTCAGCAAAAGTTTTTGACTGACAATGCTAAGTCTATGGTTGAAATATCATTGGCAAAAGAGAAACTTGCTCAGGCTAAGATTGAAACCGAGTACATGCGCACTTACGGCTCCAAGATGGGAACTGAAAGCTCATCCGCAGGCGCAACAGGCGCAGGCGGCATGAGAGTGCCGATGGCTCCTATGGACGGGCCTACGGCCATTAACTCTGGCACAGGTAAGACAGGATCTGTTAATTTGGCCAATATTCCTTACGAGTTACTTAAATCTCATTCTACAGATCGTAAAGCTAATTTATTGAAATTATATAACTCATTATCTCCTACAGACAGAAGCAATATCGTTGCAGCATCATACGAAGAAGAAAAAACTGATCCAGGATTGTACGCTAATATGACTCCTGAAGAGCGGATATATTCTTATTTAAAAAACAATGGAGGTCAGAAAAACGGATATTTCGGGCAAGGAAATAACAGATTATCTGAAGCTTATGATGCTTTACTTCTTTCTGATTCTAAGGCAAATGGAGCCACAAAGGCTGTAAATAACATAACTGATTATCAAATATATAATATAGTTACTGAAAAAAATAAGGATATTATTAGGAAAGTTCGTAATGCTAAGTTTATGAAAGGAAATTCTTTTATAAATCTTACCGATACAGATGATAAGGCTGGAGCTTTCCTACTCGCCACGGCCATAACAACTGGCGTATCTGATGCCGTAGGGTTTAGAGAGTACATGATGGATCCTTCGAGAGGAATAGATATTCTTAGTGCTATATCTCCGTCATTAGGAGCTAAGGCGAGTGCTGGCAAGTTGGGGAAAAACATATCTGATGCTATTACAAGCGAAGGCAATGGTTCTTCTACTGGTACGTTGGCTCTTATTAATGGAATGAAGAAACTTAATGGTGATCCCGATTTTAATATATCTGATTATATGACTATAGATAAGGATGGTGATATAGATCTAAAGGATTATCAGGAAGGGGAGCCTTTGACTATTACTCAGTTAAGATATGCTGAGAAAAATAGTAGAGTGTCTGACATGATAGCGGGTCAGATGCAGGACGAGATAAAAATGTCTGTATCTCCCGATCAGATTTCTGATAATTTGTCTCAGTATCATTACCTTGATTCTTACAAAAGATACAATTGGAATGCCGATTCACCAGAAAAGTCTTTGCAGAAGGCTCAGTTTAGAAGATTGTCTGGTTACATGGCAGGAAAGGTAAATAATCTGGATCCTACTGCTATTAACACCATCAATATGGACGCCGAGATAGATAATGGCACTGTCAGAAGATTCTTGACTGCTCAAGTAGGGTCCGGTAAAAATTCTTATGTTACAGAAAGGGTTGAGATCACGAATGATGAACTTCTTAAGGCAGGTATAGATCCTTCGGTTGAGGAGCGCAATTATCCAGTAGATGGTTACAAATCAAGTTTTGGAACTTGTGATTTTGTAGATACCGGAAAGAAGGAAGGCTATTCTTATGATAAGTATCTTATACGCAATGGTCTTCCACGTTTGGCTTCTAAGGCTGATGTCAAGAATGATCTTTATGATATAGTAAAGGTGCATGGCTCTTACCTTAAGCCTGATGAAATGAATGTTGTTAAAACCCTTGTCGATAATTTCATTGATATGTCTGACAACATATCAGTTCAGTTGGAAGGAATGGATGACAGGGGTTCGAGAGAGGTAGCGGTCAATTTCTATGACAAAAGGACTAAAAATTCTAAAAATCCTGCATTGTTGTTCTCGGATTTTGTTCCTTTGGATCCTGGTAATGATGAGTATGCGGATTACTGGAATAACATTCACCAGAAGTGTCCTCAGTACTTCTTTGTAAAATACGTGAAGGAGGCTGTTCAAGAGCGTCTTGATCAGATGAGGGATCCGTATATGAGAGGAATAAATATCATGCCCAACATGAATGACAAGTTTAGTAAGTTGAACGATTTTTTGCAAAAAAATTATGGCTGATAATAACATAGATAGATATAATCCTGCTGCTAAAACCACTTACGAAGATGTGGCAAGGCAAAGGAAATTAGCCGAAGAAGAGAATTACACTCCGGCTACATTACCAGAGACGACAACGCCTCTGGTTCCTAATTATATGCCTGGTGAAGGTGTGTATGCCCAACCTAAATTTCCGGATTACGCATCAAGGATAGCTGCTGCCGAATACGAAGAACCGTATATAGCCAAGGAGATAAGCAACAGCTACTCGGAGGCACTGGCTCGTAACAGCTACAGGGGGGCTACACCTGCGCCGCCGCCTCTTAATCCTTATGGACCAAAGGTAAGTATCCGTGAAAGTCATCAGATGGGTAATGATGGGGTATGGCGTACAAAATATCCCAATTATATTCCAGGTATAAACAATGAGGATTATTATGCCAGAAGACAGAGCGGATGGAGCAAGTTTTGGAATGGTGTAGGTAAATTCGCTTTAAAGTCTGCATTATACGGTGCACAAGGAGTTGTGTCATTGCCTGACAAACTTATCAATATGGCATCTGAGGGAAGTTACAAAGCTGCGTTAAACACTAACATGGATAAGTTTGTAGGTGATCTTGACCAGCAAATAGACATGCTTCTTCCCCATTATTACAAGAAAGAGGTAGAAGATTATAATTTTGGTCAGAAGCTTTTTAAGGATACCGGTAATTTCTTGTGGAATGACGTCCTCGGTAATGGTATGTCTTTTACCGTAGGGGCCATGATATCAGCTTACATGACCGGAGGACTTGGAGTTGGATCATTGGGCAATATAGGTGCTAAATTAGGTGGAAGAATCGGAGCTAAGTTGGCAGTAAGGCAAGCTGCCAATAGGGGAATAGGAAGCCTTAAAAGCGTGTTTAACGACTATGTGAGAAAAGGAGTTGCCACCGGAAGAAATGTAGGGGAGGCGGCTAAGACCATGACGTTGTTGGCTACCAGTGCTGGATTCGAGTCATCGGTTGAAGCAAATTCTTTTATGAAGCAATCTGAGTCTGATTTTAAGGATTATTATCGTAAGATTTATGGTCGTGATCCCAATGCAGAGGAAATGGCTGTTTTTCGTAATTCTAATGCTGATGTAGGCAGTGCTATATTTGCCGCCAATATGGGTATCGTAGGATTATCTAACTGGCTTCTTTTCGGTAAGTATATAGGGTTAGGAGGCAAGGCTATACCTGGGTTGGAAAAGAAGCTCAACAAGCATTTATTTGGATTAGGGACGGAAGTTGCGAAGCCGGGAGAGATGGCTATTAAAATAACCAATCCCAATATAGGACAGAAGATAGCAGGCAATGTTTTCAATATCATGAAAAGACCGGTATCTGAAGGATTATGGGAAGAAGGATCTCAAGGTGCTGTCCAGAATACGGCTGAGGAATATGTTAAGTCAAGATATGACAATGTTGCTATGAACGGGGCCGTTGATGTTCTTGATGCTATTTCTGAAGGATTTAAAAAACAATATACGTCTAAAGAAGGATGGACTGAAATAGGAATCGGTGCTATTATCGGTTCTTTGTTTGGTATGAGGGAAGGCTTCTTTGGAGTGAAAGAGTATAGTAATAATCAGATATTGCTGGAAAGGCAAGTAAATGAATATAACAAAGCATCTTCTAATCTTAATACGGCGGCTTTGAATACGTTGAAAAAGTCAATGAGTTTAGGGCCTCAAGTTCGTTCCGATGCTCAGTCTATGACCGGCAAGGAGCTTGATGATGCAATGTTTGAAAAGATGTCGATTGACAACCAAATGGGAACCTTAGAGGATTCGGCTGAAAATTTCAGGCAGATGGTTGATATGATGCCTATTTCGGAAATAGCCGAAGCCAACGGAATGTCTTTGGAAGAGGCAAAGAAATACAAGGATTCTATTATTGATAATTATAATAATCGTCTTTCGGATTTCAGATCTGCCCAGAGTTTTGCCGAAGATCTTATAGGTGATGATTCTAAGATTGAGTTTAGAAAATACGTGGCTCGTAATGCTTTTCTTGGTCTTCAATCGGAATCAAGAATGAAAGACATAGCTTCTGTCATAGAAACGCTTTCGGGTCAGCCTCGCGTGGCATATGCACTAAGTACGTTCTCCCGGCTGTCGGACAGGGCAAGGGAGCGGGCGATGGCTATCCGTGGCATACGGTCAAGGATAGAAGAACTTGAATCCGAAATAGAAGATCTTGCTACTCGTCCTCGTAACGTAGATGGAAAAGATCCACAAGCTGAATCTATACAACGAAAAACCAAAGAATTGGAAAGTCTTAGAACCAATTACAACAATTCGTTGTCTGAGTTATCAACGTTAATAGGAAAAGAGTTTTCGATAGAAGAGTTGGCAAGTAGAACCGAATCTGTTTTATCATCACCTCTTTCTCCTATAAGTTCACAAGATGTAATAGAGGCCTATGATACGCTTGTAGCTTTTGATGATTATTTCAATGTAAAATCAAGACAGGAAAAGAAGTTTACAGCCAAAGACAAAGCCATGAGATCCTTGGTAAATGAATACCGAAGAAGTTTGATGGACTATAGGAATATGAATAACTTCTTGTCTAAGATGCTTGATAAAAGATTCTTAGCTGAGGAAAACAGGGGGTTTTCAAAAGCGCTGTCTTCTCTATGGTCTACTCCTTATAAGGGGGATGATAAGGTTCCTGATTTTGCAGAGCCTAATAAAGTTGGTGAATATGACACTGATGAGGTAGTAGATCAAGCTGTGTCAGAAGGTAAGATTTCGGAAGACGAAGCTTGGACTATCAAGGCTTTTATGCATGCTCTTGATAAAGTAAGGGAAGATAGGATGAAGGAAGCAGAAGACGATATAAAAGAGTCACCGCTTACGGAGTCTGTATCGGATGAAGATTATGAGGCTGCTATGGATAATCCTATTATGGTTCCGGTCGTAAGGCAGTCTATAATTGATAAACTATATACAGGTAATGCCGACCTTCTTACTGCGAGAGAAAAAGATGTGTATGATAAATACAAACAAGATTTTGATGATTATGTATCGTCTTTGGGTGACAGTCCCGTTAATCTCATAAAATCATTATCTGAAAAGGCTGACAGGCTTACAAGTCCTAGACCTGTGTATGAGGATAATAAAGCTATTATTGATATGGCTAAATCTAATTTGGAACCAGATCAAAGGAAGGAACTTGATGATGCTATTTCTTCGTATGTTGATATAATGAACAGACGAGATAAAGGGGAGGAAGTTGACGAAGATAAGCTTGCTGATTCGGTATTTACTATAGAAGATCTTGGTCAAGTTGGAAACATCACAGATCTCCTTCCTTATATCGAACAAAACAGGATTATTGATAAAGGTCGTATTTCCGAATCTACGTTAAGTAATTTTGGGGAGGATGATGCTAATATAGATTCTCTTGTAAATGAGTTAGATGAATCCGATAATACACCGGGAGCCAATATAGATAGCGCCCAGAATCCAGAGACGTTGATGGTAAGAAGAATCTCTAATGATGGCAATGAAAGGTATGAAATTGCGGGTCTTAGAGCCGATAAATTTATATCTTCCATAAAATCATTGGTTCCTATTCAAATAAGCTCTGAAACGAACGCTAATGGCACTAAAAGGTATTCTCTTAACATAGGTGGGGAAACGGCTACTATAATTGAACTGCCTTATCATGCGAGATGGTCTATAGACAAAGAATCGGCTCGTGTTCTTAATCGCTACACAGACGTGTCTATTCAGGACGTGGGTAATTCATATTCTTTGGTTTATAAGCGTCTTGATTCAGATGAGTTGGTTCCGTACAGAACGGGTGTCGGATTCGGAGAGAATGAAGTAGATAAAATAGATCAGGAAGCATTATCTTCTTTGAAAAAAGGAGATAAGGTTAATCTCGAAATAGATGTAAATGATACCTATAATCAGTCTCTTTTTACCGAATACAATGATGCTGTTCAGTCCGGCGATAAAAAAAGAATAGAATCTGCTGAGAATAAACTGGTGTCCAATATGGTTATCAAGGTCATGAGTGGGAACAGATTCGTTTCTGTTGTAAAAGCTGACACAGGGGGCATAGACGGTATAAGTAAAATAAGAAGAACGGCTTTTAACAAGTGGAAGAAAGATGCTGGTCGGTCGGCCACCATCGGCGTCGGAACGCATGTTGTTGCCCAGACCCTCCCCGGAAGACCGGTGTTTAACATGAAGGTAAACGGTCAAGGATATGGCCAGGTAGAAAATCTCCCTATTACCGAAAAAGGTGCTGAAAAAGTATCTGATGTCGGATATGTATTAAATGGCAAAGTCGTGCTTAAGAACGGATCTAAATACACAGGCTTCCCATTTGCTTATTCTATATTAAATGACAAGGGGAATAATTACAAAAATGTAAGAGTTCCGGTAGTTGTCATCAAAGGTAAAAACGGTCTTAATTATCTTTTCCCAGTTAGCCTACGTTCTGTAGAATCAGAGGAAGGGCAGAAATGGATGTCTTTTATAGATATGCTGCTTGAATCTGGTGATTCTGAATTGCTACAGATGGGTCAAGATGATATACAAGATCTTAATGCGTATCTAACCAAGTTAGGCCTTGATCCGGCTTCGTATCAAGTATCGTATTTGAATCCTATTTCAGGGCTTAGAAAAGCTCGTGAGGCTATAGAGAAATTATCTACGGTTCCTGATGTTGTTAAGTGGGTAGAAGATGAAAGCAGGAATGTGAAAGACATTGTGACGTCTGAAGTAGAATCTGGAATAGATTTCGAAGGTGAGATGTTTGTCGCTCCTAAGATCAGGATCCAGTTTGGTAAATCATCTTCAAGACCTAAATCACTTATAGAGGATGATCTTCCTTTCTCTGATGAGGGTAAGACCGTTACTTCTAAGGAAGACGTGGATGTTTATGAAGAGGAAATGCCAGAGGAAGGGGCTGTCCGGGAGACTCAGCCAGCGCCATTAGCCCAGCCGGCTCCTGCGGCACAAGCTACGCAGTCTTTACCTGGCAAGAAGCGTACCTCCAGGAAAAACTTCTCTATTATGTTGAGTGAAATAGAATCTCATACAGAAAAAGAGGGATTGCCGCTTTATGCTAATATTTTTGATTTTATAGCAAGGAAGATTGTAGGAGGTGACTTGAGGTTTCTTCGTGAGAGAGGTAATCCTAAAAGTCTTAAGGAGGAAATGGGATTAGAACCTAAAGGAACAGTAGGTGATAAAATATCCACTCCTTCTAAGAAAGGTGGTAAGACCTTAGATGAATACGTTTCTTGGCTTCGTTCTCAAACAGATCAGGTGGTGGTTGATTATGTTGGGCCAAGATCTGACGAACAAATTATATCAGAGTTGAAAAACTTTTTGAAATATATTAATTTTGTTCCGAGTAAGGCTTTGAATTATTCTCTTAGAGTCAATGGCATGGATACCCTAAAAGAATATGGCACAAAAGAGGAAGTAGAAAAAATGGAATCTGATATTAATAGTCTGGTTTCTAAAGTTTTGCCTACGGTGGATAATCAAACTGTAGAAGATGTTTCTACTGCAATAAAATCAAATAACTTGCCTGCTATATGGGAGCCCGTGGAAAGTCTTAATATGACAAACGAGGAAAAAATAGAGTTTTTGAATAACGTAGCAGATTTCCTTAGCGGCATACCAGGGTATGATACCGTTGTGGAGTCTATAGAGTCAGAATCAGATAATATTTTAAATGATGGAAAAGAAGGAAGTACAGGAGGCGGTGCAGTACGCACTGAGGAAGATGGCGATAAAAAGGGAGATGGAGAAGGCAAAGGACAATCCAGAACAAATGTCGAAGTTAAAGGAAATGTCGAATTACCTGGATATACAAAAGGAGAAATAGAAAAAGACGAACCTCGTATATCCGAAGAACCGCTTACTTACATATCAAGGGTGACAACCCCTTATTTTCTGTACGGAGGTGACGAAGCATATTCATCTGTTCCGGCTAAGGTAGAACCTATACCGGAGAAGATAATGGGTCGTAATGGAATTAAATTTGGTATGAGTGTAGTCGAGCTAACCAAATTAGGGTACAAAAAAGCTGGTGGAAACTGGATATATAAATTCTATATGAACTCAGGTGTGTATGATTTGTATAATATCAGTACCGGTGAAGCGTTTAGGGCAAAACCGGATCTTGGAGTTAAGATAAGTTCCAGTGCATTCATCCGTTCTTTATCTCAATCTGGTAGGAAAATACAAAATATGATTAGTAATATGAGCCAGGAAGAGATAGATAGGAATAAGAATCTTGTAGAAGGTTCTGATAATTCGGATTCGATAAATGAGTTAAATAAGGAGTGTTGAGTATGAGAAGGAGATTTTTTAATGCTGCGGATAATTTCGTGGGAGGATGTTATAATAAGTTATCTAATGAGGATATAAAAAGGCTTGGAGGAAAAAGATCTTATGTATGTCAGTTTAATAAAATTCATATACATATAGGACCTGTGTTAAAAGATCATGATTCTGATGTTAGTTACATAATGTTTAATAGTGATTGGAATCATGGTGGTTATGAATCTATGGTTTATAATCATAGCAATAATGGTATTTTTATATTAGGTGAAAATAAAATTGGTAATATAGAAGATCATATACAGGATCTAACATATTGGTACGAATATGATCCAAACATTAATGAAAATTATTGTTATTGTTATTATGAAGCTAATAACAGCGGAAATGCTATTAAGTTGAGCCGTGAGTTTGGTGATGTTTGCACTGTTTTTAATATTCCCAGTTTGGAAGTTACTACTCTTCGTGATGGCGGTTTGAGTTTTCCAGAGATTTATATAGAAGGAGTTTGGGATCCGTCATTGTATAAGTCGATTTTATAATTAACTTTGCAAAAAAGTTAATCACTATGGGCGTCAAATGTCAGATAGAAAAAAAGGAAAATAAAATAGAACGGGTTGAGGCTCCTAACGGTGAGCCTTCCGTTCTTTACGAAAGTGCCTTAAAATTATTAGGAAATAGTGAGCGAGCTCTTCAGGTATGGGCTAAGGCTTACACCTCTGATTTTTTGTCGTATTATGGTCATTGGAATAACCCGGCTCCAGGGGAGATGTTTAATACCGATCTCAATGGCGAACCTCTTTTAGAAGACGTGCTGTCGTATATGAAGCGTCAGGCTTATTTTTCCGATCCTTTAACGGCTCAGGATGTTAAGGACGTAAGAGATGTTATGATATCCAATTCCATATATAGCATACGATCTCTTATTAATAGAGTTAGAAGCTCTTTTTATGTGGATGGCAATCTTATCCTAAATGAAGAAAATCTAAGGAGATCCGGTTTGTATAATGAGACGGAAATAAGTAGGATATTAGATAATCCTTCTGTACTTAATGAGGTCAGCTCTTTTATGAGGCTATTATTAGACTATTCTAATAACGAACACGATCTCGGGAAAGAGTCTTACTTCACAACCGTAGAAAAACCATACGGTCCTGTTGTGTATAAAAATGGCGTCTTCAATAAATTAGGAAAGAGAGCATCATACAATCCGGCTGAAGTTTACGAGGTTATAAAAAATACAGTAGGAGGTATTAGTGTTGCTTCAGAGTTTGATGCTGCTTTCGAATCTTTATCTGATTCATATCCGGAGTTAGTTGAAAGATATCAGTCGGATAAGAGTTTTGTCTTGTCGATGTTCAACGAATTTTCGAATATGAACATCGTTCCGGTTGTGGCTTTAGAAGATAATAATATCGTAGAAGGGAAGAGACGGTCATTGTCAAAGTTGCAAGATTATGCTTATTATAGCCCTATTAATGCTGAGTCATTACGGGCTCGTATATCAGCCTTTCTAAATAGGGTTAATGCTGATACAGAAGAAGACCTTAGAAGTATGATATGGGACGTAGAAGAGGCTTGTGTGGGTCTTGGTATAGATATCGTAGGGGCGTCTAAAGCATACGACGGAACAGAAGAATCGCTGAATAAAATTGATAGCTTGATGTTGGATCTCGATATTTATGTAGCAAGGCACAACGATGACACTTATGCTCCTACCTTAGCTTCTGCTATTGATGATGTTCTTGGAGATAGCAGGGATAGCCGTGTTATGTTTCTGCCAGAGTATATGGATAATATGAATATCGTTTATATGGAATCTGACATAGATCCGGTATCGGCATTTGAAAATCATTCTCTGCTTTATCTTGGTGGAAACCTATATCATAAGGTAGAAAGAGATAATTTAGGTGATTTGTACGATATAGCTGCCGAGCTTGCCAAGCGGAGTCTAACTTATTTCCCACCTGGTATCTATCCTGAATATTGTTTTAAGGATGGTGTTTTAGATAAGCGCCGCGTGGAAAACGTAGATAGTAAGGTCCTTGCTGATTCTATTAAAAAATACACTCTGTCTTATACCGATTCTCAGAATACGGAAGAGATGAATGCTACCAGATTGGCGTTCGGTCATCTTGTTATTCCTGAAAGTCCGTATGTTAATGAAGAACGGGAGTTTAGCCGATACATAAACAGAAAGCAGGACAAAGAGAATCCTTTACTCTTATTCGATTTATACCAATCTTATCTTGAAAATAAGCTTCATAATACGGAAGTGTATGAAGGGGCATACAAGTATCTTGATTTCAAACCGGATCATTTGCTGGGTCTTACCGTTTCAGATCCGGATACGTTAAAACAAATTGAACTATCTTTGGCAGGTAATGATCGTGAGCAGTTATTTGAGTATAGCATGAGCAGCACCGATCCTTCTTTTACAGATCTGTTCTATTTGGATTATTATGATATGTTATATGCCGGTTCTGATTTCTATCACGATCTTTTTACAAAACATCCTAATCTCTTAAATGAGGTTCGGGGTCATAACATAACTAATCAGGATGATAATGTTATCGTAGAAGGTTTGTATGATAATTTTATCAGAATAGGAAACATAGTGTTCACTAAAGTCGGCGAAAGTAGTTCCGGCTCTATCTACCAAAATCTGACAGGAACCGAATCGGAGGTGAAATACGATTCTACTCAGAAGGCTAAGACGGTAGAAACCGATTACGCTCCATACCAAAACAGATCTGGCTTGACGCAAGATATGATCGTAAGCAAGTCTGAATTGGATGATCTTAACAAATTAGAATGCAAATAATTTTTGTACACATATATAGTTTTTTATAATTACAATTTGGGAAGTGGGGCTTGTGAAAGTCTCACTTTTCTTGCATATGCACGTATATCAACAACATACAAGAAAAGTTAGATTTTCATTGTTTATGAATTATTTTTATTAAGTTTGCAATATTAGTTTCAGGAAGGGATTATGGAAATAAAGAAAAAGTAAGAACCGAACGTAACTAATAACAGTAGGAAATGAGAATCAGTACCATCAAACGTAACAACAGCATTCATCTTATGTATAAAAACATTATGAATGATTTAGGTCAATTAAGAACTGTAGTTTCAAAATCTTATATTTATAATCTGATACAAAATCAAACCGGATTAAGTATCAGAACTATATCCCATGTCTTGAATCACACAAAAGAATAGGATACAGATTCTTTGTGAAAAGCATACATTTTCATACATTTGTGCCATGAGATTAGTTGAACAACATACGATCAAGCCAAGTTCTGTCTATTACAATGAACTTTATGACCTGTTGCATAAGTGTAAAAACTTATACAACAAAGGATTGTATGTTGTTAGGCAACATTATTTTCAATATAAAGATGATAATACTGTAAAATACAAATACCTAAACTACTATTCTCTTGAAAAGAAACTAAAAACAGAAAACGATGTCGACTATCGTGCTTTACCAGTACCGGTTGCTCAACAAGTGTTGATGATGGTTGATAGAAACTTTAAATCGTTCTTCAATCTTTTAAATAAAAAGAATAGAGGTGAGTATTATGAGGAAGTAAGAATGCCAAAGTATCTCAACAAGGATGGTTTGTTTCCTGCTGTTTTTGCAACAAATGCTTTTTCTCAAAAATGGATAAAACAAGGCATTGTTAAGTTACCAAAACAGTTTTCCTTTACAACAAGAACCAATAAACAAAATATCCAACAACTTAGATTCATTCCTAAGAATGGGTACATTATTCTTGAAATAGTTTACAATAAGAAGGAAAAGGATCTTATGTCATATAATGGATCTTATCTTGGTATCGACATAGGATTAGATAATTTAGCATCTTGTGTTTCTAATAACGGTTCTTGTTTTATCATCAATGGTAGACCACTGAAGTCTATCAACCAGTATTATAACAAAAGACTTTCATATTTAAAATCTAAATTAAAAGATAATAAACATACTTCAAAACAAATCAGGTTATTAACTAACAAAAGGAATAATAAGATCAAAGATTATCTTCATAAGGCAAGTAGGATATTGGTTAATCACGTAGTTTCCAATGGTATTAACACGATCATAATCGGTCATAACAAATGCTGGAAACAAGAGATCAATATTGGAAAACGAAATAATCAGAACTTTGTATCTATTCCTTTTAATATGTTTATCTCAATGATATCTTATAAAGCAACATTAGAAGGTATTAATGTTAAGATTGTTGAAGAATCTTATACTTCAAAATGTAGCTTTTTGGATAATGAACGGATTTGCAAACATGAATCTTACAAAGGAAGAAGAACCAAACGGGGATTGTTTAAAACCTCGTTTGGTAAGATCATCAATGCTGACATTAATGGTGCTTTTAACATCATTAGAAAATCAGAAAAAGAATCCTTTGATGTAACGATGTTACCAGAAGGTAGAGGGTTTTGGTGGAACCCAGTACGGATTTCCGTATAAATGTGTATCACTTTACGCTTCTGGCGTAAGGTGATATATAATCACCTACATTTGTGTGTTCTTTAGTTTTTAGATTTAAGTTTTTCATGGTATTAGTTTAGATTAATGTAGATCAGGGTTCGCAGTGATGCGGGCCCTGATCGTTTTAAAAAGTATTAAAATATTTGCTATTTAAGATTCTGTTCCTATCTTTGTTTCAGAAACAATGAACAACGAGATCCCACCTCTGGTTGTTTAATGTTGAAAGATATTTTTGGCTCATTAGGGTTTGTCATAGTGGGATCTGACATTCTCTTTTGGGCCTATTTTTTTTATTATGGATAAAGTTTCTGTTTTTGAAAGTTCAGATTTTGGAGAGCTTAGAATTATTGTAGATCCAAAAGGTGATGTATGGTTTGTGGCGTCAGACGTGGCAAAATCTCTTGGATATATAAATGCTAAAGATGCGGTAAAAAGACATGTGGATGATGATGATTCTACACTTTTGCAAGTATCTGATAATCAATGGGGCGTGAATCAATCCCTATTGAAAACCAGATACATAGATAATATAAGAATCATTAATGAATCTGGTTTATATTCTCTTATATTATCTTCGAAATTAGAATCTGCTAAGAGATTTAAACGATGGATAACATCTGAGGTTCTTCCTTCTATTCGTAAAACAGGAGAATACAAAACAAGTTTAGGCGGAAAGGGTATTTTGGTTCCTGATTTTTCTAATCCAGCAGATGCAGCAAGGGCCTGGGCTGATCAGTATGAAGCCGCTCAGAGAGCTATAGCTGAAAAGTCGCAGGCAGAGGCAGAGAAGCAACAAGCCTTGAAAACAATAGAAGAGCATAAGCCTGATGTGGAATTTGCCGAGTCTTTTAGGAAGGTAGACCATAATAATATGTGGTTGATTCGTGATATTGCTAAAAAGTTAGAACAGAATGGAATCATCATCGCCGAAAAGAATCTTCGATCATTTCTTGAAGAAGCTAAGTTTATGTTTAGAAACGGTCTTGGAAAATGGGAACTATTAAGATGGCTTGCCGTGCAAGATTACCTCGGCGAAAAAATAAACTGGAAGGATCTGACCTGAGATCCAGATCCAGGTCCTTCCGGTGGTGCGGGAGCCATAGTAAAAAATATGATTCCCGCATTCCCGTTTTTCCCGTTTGGAAAAAAAGAATAAAAATGTTATACCGGTCGGCGGGCAATAGAATACCCGTGGCCGGTTTGTTTCACATAACTTTTTTTTGGATATGAATATAGCACACGAATCTAAATCGAATAAAACCCCATTGTATTTAATAGGAGAGTTGATTGGCGTACCGAATACGGTTATGGACACGGCATTACATGAACTGAAAGATAGAATAGATAAAGACCCTAAATATAAAGATGTTAAAAATTGGCTCGAATCTTTACCCAAGATCTGAACCTATTTTTTCAATACCAGGCCCGATGCGATTTTAACGTATCGGGTTTTTATTTTAATTCATATTGTTTTATTTTAAATCTAATTAATTTATGAATGTCGTACTTTTGTTGAAAAAGTATTCTATATGGAAAATAAGGAAGATTACGTTGGTTACGAAGATCAAGAACTGTGTAACCGGTATTACAAAGAGGCTGAAGCCATGAGGCAAAATCAGGACTGGCCTCGGCTTAGGGCTGTCCCTGCTCCGGCTAAGGGAACGCCATCGCCCGGCTGGGGTCAGCTTGGACGTGGAAATGATGTCCGTGTTAAGTACGTTAGCATCAATTCGGGATTAGGAGGGGACAGATTATGACTGTAGAAGAATTGGCTAATAAAAGATACAGTGGCGAATTTGTTTTCATGCTTGGTCATTTGGAAGGTATAACAAGATTCGTTTTTGAATGTTTTGATCCCAGACCTGATCACGAAGGTAAAAATACTTATATGGTTTCCTATTTTGATAAGGGACTTCGTAGAAGAGATGTAGTAGATGTGCCGTGTTATATGAATGTTTTAGTAAAATAAATTAAAATATTGTAAATATCGTGGTTAGAATCGCATATTTCGGAACCGATGGCTGCCCCGGTCATCACGTTATTCCAATACGAGGTAAATTCACAGAAGAGGATATTAAGGTAATAGAATCTGTAGATTGTGATGATTTCTATAAGGTGTTTGATGTCATGCGTTTTAAGATAGCTGAGTTTAAAGGATGGACGATATTGGGAATCCCGGCAAGCTTAGACGATCATAGACCTGGAAGCAAAACCGTTATCTTCATAGAGGGTAAAGCTAACGAAGCTGATTTTATAGAAGTCACACAAGAGTATTCTTTTCTTAAAAATAAGGTAAAGAAACTTGCCGAATTGTATCATGATGGAGAATGGCTTGCGACTGGTAAATTGAATCAAGATTCGCTTACTAACAAGGAGCGGTTTCAATTTACATTAGACAAGGATGATATCATTAACATGATTAGGGGAGTAATTTTAGACCCTTATTCTGATGTGGCGAATGAAATGGAGAAAATCGGATTGGGATCATCATCTGATTCTCCATATGGGGGTCCCACATGGTCTTGGTTTGTTAACAAAGTAGAACTTTGGCAGAAGAATAATGTATGGGATAGTTTCTCCGCTGAGTTTTTGTGGGGTTTGTATTGTAGGATAAAGAAAGTATAGTAACAATTAATTTAAAACAAATCATGGAATTAAAAGATTTTAAAGATGTAATTAGAGTGATGACAAAAGAAGAGTTCGAATCAGCAATCAACGAAGATATTAAATTCATTGAAAGTTTTAAGCATTTTTTTAAACATGATGATGTTGCGAGGATAATAGAACACGTAAAGTCAGTGTTAGAAGCATCAGTGGACTACTTCTATCCTAATCATCCTGAAGTAGAATTTGAAAAAGATTTTAATATACAATACGATGTCAATAATATCTTGAACAAATACGGCCACACCGAAATGGGTCTGTATAAAATACAGCTCTATGTAGAGAAGATTTTGGGTAGTATTCAAAACAAGAAGCCTGTAGACGTGGGAGAAGTTTCTGATGGATACCATACTTTCAATGAATTGTATCGGTATCGCATGTTGTATAACGCTGCCTTCTTTAATCTATTAGCCAGAAGCGGACAGGTTGAAGTTTGCAAATCAAGGAGACACAGCGACGGAGAAAAATGCTTCGGTTCTGATGATTGGTTTATTGTGATGGCGATCCTACCTACCGGTCAGGTATCTAATCACTATGAAAGCAAATACTGGGATTTGTTTGATGTTCCTGAAAGAGAAACCGCTTTCGAATACGATGGCCATACACCAAATGAAGCTGCCGACAGACTTAAAAAGTATCTCAAACTGCCTCGTCGTGGCATGACATTCGAACAGGCTTTAGAACGGCTTAAATTAGGTCGTAAGATAAAAAGAATCGATTGGGGTAAAAAGTATATCTGTATGTTTGACGTAAATATATTGATGGTAGATACAGGTCAAAAAGTAGCATCAAATTGGAATCCAACCGAACATGATATTATGTCTAATGACTGGGAGATTGCGGGATGAGTTTGTTTGTATGTTCAAAATGTGGCTGTATAGATAATACAGCCACATCATATTACTGGGCTCTTATAAGACCTTGTAAGAATCGTATTTACGATAAGTCGCTAAAGGGATATGAAGGCAAGCCTCTTTGTTCTGAATGTGCCGCTATTGAATATAGCAAGGGAGGCGAAGTGGTGGTAGTTCCTGGAACGTGGCACGGTAAGTTCAAGAAAGAATGGCCTACTGAAGAAGAAAAGAAGCATATTGGTAAAAACGGTATTTTAAATTATTGATTTATGTGTGATAAGGAAATTGTTGTATGTGCAGCTATATGGGTTCAAGATCACAAGAACAAGCCTCACGGTCCAGTAAATATACCATCTGGAACCGTATTTTGTGGATTGAGGCATTGTTCCATAATATCGCAACTTGCGGCATACGGTATAGCCCATAAAAACCGCAGTGTTCAAGGATTTTTGACAAGCAAGAATCGGTTTTTAACAAGAGAGGAAGCGTCTGAACTTGTTAGAAACAATAATCAGGAGATGGTGGTAGATAGGAATGCCATTAGAGAACAGTTGTATTCAGAAGATTTGTATTAACTAAAAAATAAAACAATATGGGATTTATAATCAGAAAGTCAATATTTTATGATATGATGGACGGCAATCAGTTAGAGTATGAATTTGACAACATAAATTTAGATCATATCACATTTAAAGGTAATGGTAAAGAACCTTTTTCATTTAACAGAGCCCTTGTTGAAAATTTGATTGAGACATTTGAAACCATGCATGATATATATTCCGATAATTACAAGCTTAAGGTTTATACTGGTAATTGCATAATTCAATTGAGCGCAGATTCAAGGGACTTAAGTGAATCCTTTTTTGACGTATATGATAAAGATGAAATAAAACTGATATACGGAATAAAGATCAGTATTCTGAAAGAAATGTTTATCATATGATTACCAAGCAGGACATACAAGCAGCAGCATCGTATATTTTCCGAAGCAGTTTTGTCTCGGAGGACCAGGCAAGGAAAGCAATGGTAAGAGCCGGCAATAACGCTACCAAGATCCTCGTCAAGACCTTCAGGGGTAAGTTGTTCAAGAAAGCTTTTGAAAGAGCCCGTAGAGGAAAGGATATCAGTTCTTTTGAAAGACAGGAAAAAGAAAGTGGTTTCAATTTTCTACATAATCCTAATAATGGTCGTATGCAAAGCGGTCATATTATAATAGATGGAATTGGTCTGTTTAAACAAATAATTCATGAAAGGTAAAAAAGTTGATATTCGTTTAGGCAGAGGTCTGGCGAATCAGATTAAGATAAACAAAACCATCCCAGTGTCTCATAAACCAAAAGAAGAACGTCGAATGATGTTTATTTGTGGTGATGATATTGCTTCTCTTATAAAGCGGTTTGAAAACGAATCAAAGTAATATAAAGTAGGACATGTATCTTGTCCGATTTTTTTATATATTTGTGGCATGGCAAGAGGTTATTATTGGATACCACAAACAGATGAAACGTTAAATGGCAGAAGCTATTACGTGGCTAAGATAGTAGGAGATATCACGTTTGATACTAAACGAAAAAGAATCGTATTTCAAGCTGATAGGTATTTCCCTGTAGGATCTGTTTTCCATTTTACGCACAATTGCTTCAACTATATCATAACTTGCCGACTTCGTAAGCCGGGGCTTTGGTTTGAAGCCAGGAGAGAAGATTCAGGCTCTATTTGCCCTGAAGATATTGAGCGCTTTGAATCGGGAAGGTTTATACACCGAGATGGGTACATTCATTACATATAAGCTAAACTTGACGATTTTTCGTCAGATTATAATTTTTTCTCATATTATTTTTAAGCCATCAGACTGAGAAGTTAGATGGCTTTATTTTTTATGATATGCTTGATTTTTAACTACCTTTGTCTCATAACAAAAATGTTTTACTATGACATCAGCGTGTATTATTAAAAGAGATAATAAAAAGAAAGTTGTTTCTGTCTCTACCAGATCAGGGGACAGGTCTATGTTGTTTGATAAAATAGCATCTGTTCCCCTTATGGAGAATAGGGAACGGGCTACTACTGTTTTTAAAACCGTATTTTCTAATAAGTTCTTAAAGGCTTTTGGCGACTGGAGAAAGAGAGTGCCTATCAACAAACAGGCTTATAATAAGGTAAAATCCAACATCGATCTTATCCCAGAAGCCTATAGAGAAAGGGTGCTGGATAAGGCTTCTAAGATGAGTAACCCTGTTCTTGTATCAAAATCAGATGCACCTTATGAAATCCGAGAATCGGGCTTTGGATTCTACAGCCAAGATCTGGGTGATAATATTATGTTGGTGGATGCTATGGTCCCATCAAGTATTTCCGTACCGGAAGAACCAGGAATAGACGCCGGGCAGTATCTACAAGATGCTATATCTTCGGACTTCACTCCCGTATCTATGGTACAGGATAAGGGTGTTAATTATATGGTTATAAAAGACGGTCTTAAGATATTTAGCCCAGAGGAGTTACCAGAAACAGATTCTAATCCTGTGGGTGTAACGTATCAGACCGGAGAGCCTCGTTTGTTTTTCATGAACGATCGTAGTCAATTATTTGAAGATTACGGAGAAGCTCTTCGCTCTGGCGGGAATGATATTAGAATAGGATTCTTATCAGGCACTGTTCAAGAATCTACCGTGGATGGCGTGGCAGACATTACTTACAAAGCTGGAAAGTATGTTCTTAATAATCCAAAATCTTTTATACCGGTCATGACCGCTTCTGCTTCCACTTCTTTATCAACAAAAGGTGGTATAATTAACTACCTTATAAAGAAAGGTCTTTTGTCCGGATCTAAGATATTCGATCCTGAAACAAGAAGCTATTATCTTACAGGAGAAGGTCATACAGGACAAATTAGACTTTTCAATTCAGCCTTATCCTACACTGAGCTCCGTAATCATTTTGGTTCCGATGTTTCCATGAACGATCAAGGTATGATAACCATAAGCTCGTTGGATAACAGTAAGGTAACGATGAGACTCGCCACCGGAGGAACGGAAAGGGTTAGCAAAGAGCAGATAAAGAACGATCTTAAGTCAGGAAGATACAATGAATTGGACGCCAAGTACGATCATTTTGATGCGCTTGTAGTTTCATTCATATTAGAAGACAACGATCTTTATGCTGATACTAAAGCTAAGATCGTATCAGATTATAGCAGGCAGGAACGTGACCAACGAAATTCTATTGTCGAGATACTGAAAACTCTTGGCGTTAGTGTCATAGGTATGACCGACTATATAGAGAAGTACCAAACCAAATACGGGCATGAACCTTCTGCTAAGGCATTGGCGGATATTGCCAATAACGTAATAGCAGTTGGTGAAGATGCTACTTTATCCGATTTAGTAGAAGAAACAGCCCACTTCCTTGTAGAGGCATACAGAGATCAGAATGCTGTTGAGGCTGTTCTGCAAGATGTAGAAGGTACGGAAGAGTGGAACCAGTATGCAGGTCAGTATTATAATACATACGGTAAGGTATATGAAGGAGCTGAGCTTGATAATGCCGTTAGGAGAGAAATTCTTGGAAAGATCCTCGCCAGGGAGATGCAGACCGGCACAGCGCAGGCGCCGGTAGAGCCCACCTCCTTCCTGGGGCGCGTCCGGCAGTTTCTATCTGGAATCGTAAGCTGGCTTAAATCAGCTTTATCAACCCAAAGACAAGATTTGAATAACGTTATTAAAAACATTCGTGATCTTGCCATTACTGACATAGATAAAGGATTTGACACCTCTCTGTTAAAGGATAATGACTTTACATTATACTCCCTTTCTTCTATGAACAAGAACAAGTTTCTTGAGTCTAAGATCCTGGCATTAAGAAAAACCTTAAGAGACTTACGTCAGATAAGCTCTGATAGGGCTGTAACTACGTCTATGACCCTTGCGCAGCTTAAGACCATAGAAGATAAGATAAATAAAGTAGAGACCGAAATAGACAAGAATGAGATGGCGGCTGCCATGAACAGCATGATCTCCACAGCCGAAGCCCAGGTCAGATACTTAAGCAATGTGGTAAACACCATCCTTCATGGTGATACCAAAGACGGTAAGCTTCACTTCAATACCAATGATCGAAAGAACGTAGATATTATCAACAATCAGGTTCTTCCGATCATGAACGATCTTCGAGGATATATCCGTAACAGAAGTACCGAATTTGATGAACGTGAAAAGCAGGATTATACAAATAGGATCAATACCGTCATTGCCGACATTAATGGTATTCAATCTGATATTAAATCAGTACAAGACCTTGATGAAAGTACGTTGCTTGATAAGTTAATGAACGAACTTCATGTGCCGGCAGATAAGGTAAAGAGAGTAAAAGAATTTTTCGACAAGGTTCAACACGATGTTTCTTGGATAAGTAGGTGGTTTGGTATATTAGAGCATTCTTCCAGTCCGTTCAATAACGCTCTTGGAGCTATGATTGCCAAAGACAATTACAATGCGATGGTGAATGCCCAGCCCGCCATATCCGACTTCCTGGCATATGCTAAAAAGCATGGTTTTAACAAATCTGAATTTGAAAAACTGCTTCAGAAAGTAGACGGCAAAACTTCTAATTACCTTCGTAGTGCTCTTGATATGGCTAAATACGATCGTAATAAGAAGCTGGCGCAGATGCGAGCGTTTGCGACTGCCATGAACATAGAGATATCAGAAGAAGAAATTGGTGATGTGGTTGACAATAACCGTAATTACGTATTTAAAAGAGAAGTAGTTGACAAGGATGGAAATACGGTTACTGAAAACGCTAAATTCAAACCATCGTCTGATAGAGTTAATACCGATATTTTTACCATCGAGCAGGAAAAGATTTATACAGAACAGATGGAAAAGTGGGATGCTGAAAATTCGGAACTGGAATTTAGCGAAAGTTATGCCACAAGAATGGAATCCATATACAAAAAGGCTAAAGAAGAATTAGGGCATCCGGTTTCTCAAACAACCAAAGAATACCTTAATGCTCTATCCAGGCAAAAACGGATATTGAGGCAGCCTTTTATTGATAGCGGTGGTAATTTTGATGAGGTTGCCTATTTTAAAAGCAGCAATTACGAAGAAGAAGGACTGCTTCGTAAACAACGTAAGGAAGCAGCTTCAGAATACATATATGTAGGAACCAGGAGAGTGGAAAAAACCGGCGACCAACTTAAGATGGCTAAAGAAATACAAGCTATAAATGAAGTTTGGAGAAAGGAATCAAATAATGTTACCAATGCCGTATCAGAATCGTTTTTGCAAAAATTAAGAACGATTCAGAGCGAGTCGGGAGGAGAAGCTGCGCTGAAGACACTTATGTTGGGAGGTCACCTGTCGTTCAATGATCGGTTTTGGAATGAAGTAGAATCGGAACAGTCGGCGCGTACCGAATCAAATAACAAGGCTTCGTATCTTAAAATGGCGCATGATATCATTAGTTCTACGACAAGTGATAGAGATGCGACTGACGTGGATTCGATTGTGAAAGATATAGAAAAAAATAAGGCCATTATCAAGGAAATAATCGGAAACAACCGAGATGTGGCTGATATCGGAGAAATTAACGAAGCGACATTTACCTCATCTGAAAGAGATGCTTTTAGGGCCGCATCTGAAGCTATTGAAGCTGATTACGCTATCTTAATAGATTATGCTAAGATGGTGGGTCTTGAAGATATTGATAAGTACCTTACTAAAAGCAGTAAGGCCGAAAACGAAGTAAATCAGTCTTATTTAAATGCTCTTGCTGACTCCAAGGAAGTGGAATGGAAGTTCGTACAACGTCATACTACGGCGAAGAAAGCAAAAAGGATTCAGGCTTTAAGGGATAAGCTGTTTAAGGCTGCTGATAACCGATATCTGTTTACCGTATCTGAAACCAACTACCTGTCAGAAAAGCTTGGTATAAGCAAAGAATTAGACGGTAGAGATTTCAGGAATGCTGTTAATGCTAAGATGGCCAGCTTGTTTTTAAATAATACAAGAGAAGAGGGCATAGAAGAGACCAATGCTATTGTTAATGAATTTGCCAGGAGCCAGGTCTTTTCGTACTATAAACGCATGGCGCCTACCGGATATGCGGCCATGATCGACAAAATAGGTCGAGGTGAGATAGATGTGGCGCAGATGGTTAAGGACGTACAAAACGGTACATCCACCCAAGATTATGGCATGGACATATCGTACCTGTCTTTCGATCCTGCAAGGGCATGGGTGGCTGAATCTGAAGCCGAAAATAGCGGCCGTAATCCTGATTATGTAAAAGATCATGGGTATGGTCATCGCATGCCTAAGAAAAGCCTGTATCGTGATGAATCGTATTTCAATGACTTTGGTATCAAGTATGATGCTGACGGTAATGAAGTTGCTACTAAAAACGTAGAGCAGTGGAATATGATTCAAAAACTCAAGGAAATAAAAAGACAATCCCTTGATCTATACAAAGAGCAGAGTCCCAATTTGTATGCTATTCCACAGATATCAAAACAAGACATAGAACGTATGGAAGGATTGGGTATTAACTTCAAAAATACGGTTCGTAATTTTGTATCAGATCTGTGCCTGGACAGAGTAGACGATTCTCTATATGGTAAGACCAGGCAAGGGGAAGTATATGATCCGGAAGACAGACTTAGGTCTATACCTAAATACTACATATATGAGTTGGAGAACCAAGATGATGTATCTCACGATTTTGGCTACTCTTATTCGATGCTTATGATGCAGTCATCGTTATATAACGAAAAGCAGAAGTCTATAGAGCTTGCCCAAGGACTGGAGCAGATGTTACTGAATAAACAATTTGAAGGCGGTAAGAAGGCTGAAGCAACCCAAGCATATCAGATGTTCAGGGACTTCTTCAACGATCATTATTATGGCATTAGGATGAACACCAAAAAACTTACGGTGAACATCGGAGGATATACGGTAGACCTTACAAGAATTATGATGGCTGTTGAAAGATTTATGTCGGTTATGAACTTGGCACTGTCTCCGTTTGTGGCAGCTACCGGCGCCCTGACAGGTCATATCAACCTCATCATGGAATCTGCCGTAGGACAGTATATAAGCAAAGACTCCCTTAAATACGCATCGGCTGAGTTTTCACGTCTTGCGCCATCTTGTATAGCAGAAACCGGAGACATAGATAGGAAAAGCAAATTATATGTCATAGGTGAGAGAATGGGGATATTCAATATCCGAAATCGTATGTATGGTGCCGGATACAATAGAGCGGCCAGGACCTTAATGCGTTCGCCTATGTATGCTTTTATGGAAATCCTGAACTACCCTCTTGATCCGCAGGTTATGATTGCTACTATGGACAATGTTCGTTATTACAAAGGCCGGTTCTACACGTTCCAAGATTTCAAGATGGAAAAAGAACGTAATAAAGAACAGAGTACCATAAAAAGAGAATGGAATGCATTAAAAGATCGTACTTTATGGAGTATGGTAGACGTCGTGGATGGGAAGGTGGTTGTAAAGCCAGGATCGGGTGTTACTGTTGAGGAAGTTGAAACCCAGATGGCTATAACCAGAAATCAAGTTCGTAGCTTGTCGCAGATATGTAACGGATCTTTGAATGAAGAAAACCGAACTGCCGCATCGCGCAACTGGATAGCCAGGTTCATGACCGCCCACCGAGGATGGTTGGTGCTGGCGGCTCAACGTCTGTGGAAAAGACGTGGCTTCAATTTCCAGACAATGCAAGAAGAGGAAGGACTGTCAATTACGTTAAAGAATATGATAGCCAAAACATTTAGCTTAGCTTCCGAGTCTGGTATGAAAAACATCATAGATGCCTGGAACGAAAATAAAGACAATATGAATGAGGTAGAGAAAACCAATATAAAACGTCTCAGTGTCTATGCCGGCACGTTCCTTATCATGCAAGCCGTATCCATGCTTCTTGCCGGATGGCGTGATGATGATGAAAACGAAGAAAGTTGGCTTACTCAATTTGGATCCTATGTCGGATTCAGAACCATAAACGAAATAGCTTCACAGATGCCGTTTATTATGGAGCTTAACGTTGTAGATATCATTAACGACCCGTTTGTCATGGGGCGGAAGTTGAAGGATCTTACTGATCTTAGGAATTACTCACTTGATAAAGTAACATCCGGCACATACAAAGGAGAGTTTAAGTTATTTAGGCAACTCGCCAAACAGACGTTTATCAAACAATGGTATAATATCAAGACGCCGGAAGACGTAGCGCGCGCCTATAATTGGTGGCAGCAGACAAACAACAAGTCAATGATGTTCTTCATCGGCGCTACTCCTGATTCGGAAGGAGACGATGACGTTAGTTACAAATAGACGAAGAATATCGGACTTGCATTGTTTTTGTATGATTCCAATATGTTATATTAGCATCGTCAAAGAGTAGATTGTACGTTTTTTGTTCTTACTTGAAAGATTATGTAGGTTTAATTTTTTCTGAAATTGTTTTCTTACCGGTTCTCAGTCAGAGATGATAGAGAACCGGTTTCTTTTATGTTGTCAATTATTGCTATCTTGCAAACAAAAATCATGAGACGAAGATTTCAAATAGGGATGGGGGTAATCGTAGAAGGAAAGAAAGTAGGCACCATTCCACAGGGTGGGCAATTTATCTTTCTGTCTAAAAAAGAACGGCTGGATTCCATAAGTGTCCAAGGCGGTGTTCCAATGGAAGATAGGCAAGAGATCGATAGTCAGGTTGATACGACAGAGGAATTGCTTGAACAGGATTCAGTGGTTCTTGCTATTGCTTTAACAACCTCTCCTTATTATGGATTTAGAGTAAGTGTGATAGCATCTGATGAGTTTACACTAAGAACAACCAATAGGGTTAATAGAACTTTTTTAATAACAAGCTTTACTCCACCTGCTGCTATATACGGTGTAAACTTTGGTGATCCTATTGTCCTTAATTATGATAGTTACCAATATGAGATGCCAGATCTTGTAATTGATGGACCTCATGATAGAATAGTTAGGGCAGATCCTAATCTTACTTGGGTTGTAAGATGTACAGATGCCGACTTTACACCTTTGCCATATCCAGAATCATGGTCTGGCCAAGGTTTAAATTCTATGTTCTTACCAGAAATGAAACGTCCTGCTCCTGGTGATCATCATGTATCATATACAGCTTATATTAATTTGGACTTGGTAGATGATGGCGGAAGTAAAGTTCATACTGAATATCTGATATTAGAAAAAACACTTAATTTTACGATATGACAACAATCCCCAACCGTACGCCTATTGTATGGTTGGGGATTGTTGCAGTCACCATCTTTTCTTGTATAAGCAGAACATGAAATAAATTTCTAAGCATTAACTTCATGACCTATCCTATCTGTGAAAACTAAACCAACACCTTCTATAACGTATCCTACTACAGGAGCTTTGTCAAATTCCTCCTTCGTAGCCCAAGTGGCATTATCAGGCATCAGTTCCTTAAAGACTTTTGGAACATAGCCCTGACACCAGGTATTATTAGATACAACAATACCCTTTCCCTCGATGTTAATATACATCTTTCTCCCTCCGCATCCAAGAGCATTCCATCCACCTGGTACGATCGCTGCCATAGGTTTGATAATCCAGCTTACGCCATCGATTCTAACCCATCCTGGATTGTCTTTGTGTACGTTGTATATATTCTGCCAGCAGGCGCACTGAAAGCACCACCCACGTTCTTCCATAATGGTCCTAATGTCCCCTTCTATGAAATCCGAGGCATTCATTGAATGTGCAGAGTTGGGATTGTGCTTGGCACCACACTTAGGACATACGAGTTTTAAATTCATGATACTTCCTCCTTGTTTTTAGATTCAGCCTCTTCAAGTATGCTGATCACCTTATCAACAATATCCGAATCAGACATTTTCTCAATAAAAACATCCATTGCCTTAGTTATGTCATTGGCTTCTTTTTCTTCAAGAGCTATTTCTCCACCGGTAATAGCATCAGATAATGATGTAGATAAGTGTCTTATCTTATCAATGCTCATAAACGTAAATGGATTACCACCCCAGCCTCCACCCATTTCTTTCATGATCTGATATCCACCTGAAATAAGTCTGCCTGATGTCGTAGCCAAGGAGGATACGATTAGGGACAGTACCGCCGCTTCCGTCCGCTCCTCGGACACGCCCTTCGACCACACGGCTGCCCTTATAGCGCCGGCCAGGTCGTCTATGTATGGCATGAGGCAATCCTCCATCGCTTGTGTTATATCAGCTATAACCTCACTACGCTCTTTATTTATGTAGTAGATAGAAGCATTGTACCTCTTTATCTCTTTGTCCATATCATTTAAAAGACGCTTGATATTGTGCTTATACATAGGACCACCCTTAATCACTTCCTTTAGCTTAAGAATGTAATTATAAGCCTGGTCGTTTACGAACAGCGTCATGGTCTCAACCGTTGAATGAAGCGTGTTGAGACTGTTAAGAATCTTATCGAAATTGTTTATCAAATAAGCTTTTCTGGCTTTTGCTGCATAGTTAATCATCGCATTCGAATTTTAGATTTTCAAGTTCATGTATTTGTAACCTAAGAGACTTAATTAAATTCGTTCTCTGTTCCTCTGCATGTTTTAAAGCCTCTTCCTTGCTTTCAAAAGCACAATCCCCTATCTGATAAGGGGTGTAACGACCAGGGGTGTCGGCTAATAAAAGACCACCACAATCTTCTATTCTGGCTTTTACCTTTCTTATTTTCCCATCTTTTAGACACATGTCTGTAACCCATACGAATTTACCATATAATTTACCATACTCTTCTGATCTCTCTTCTTGCAATTCATACCATTTAGGCTTAGGAAATCTTAATGTGAATCTAATTTCGGTATCTTTCTCTAAGACATTAATATCATACGCCTCCGGCCACAGTTCTTTTATGCTGTCTTCATCTTCAGCATACGCCACCAATACAAATGAATTACTGGATTCTGCACTACACCAATATGGATATTTTATAGGCCATTTGACTGGACGGTAGTCATTACCGCAGTCGGATTTTTTAATGTAAAATCTTGCTCTAATCATATCGTTATTAATTTAATAATTTTTCTATTTTAATTGATTTTGATGATAGATACATATTCCATGTTCCTCTGCCTCTGTCGCCTTTTTCGTTTTGTTTTTGGATTGTCAAGTACAGATCTCCGTCTTCACATACTTCAACTTTTTTCAAGAAGCCTATCATTTCATCTCCTGCTTCGTGTAAAATACGGATCTTATCTCCTTCTTTTAACCCATAATTGGAATCAAAATATTCTTTTTTGATTCTATCAATATTGTCTTTATGGTTTTTTATAGCATAAAGCTCTTTTCTTAATAAATAATTTAGTTGTTCTATTGTCATTTCTTTTCCTCCTTATTTAATGGTATTAATCCTTTCCCGTGCTTATCATACCACAGCATAGCTATACAATTCCATGCACATTGTGCAAGATGAAAACATCCTGTATCGGAATCCACTTTTTCTCCTCTCATGTATTCCATCAGGTGTCGAAACATTGCAGCTCGATACCGTTCAAAGCCGTTGTCAAGATTCTGCCAAGTATTAGGATCGTACTTTTTGGCTCCGGCATGATAGACTTTTACAATGTCCTCAATCTCTTCCATTGGAAGCAAATCCCATCGTAGTTTATCATCAATGATGTCATTTTTCACCGATTTGTTTTCTATGGGGTCTTTGGTAAGAATAATATCCATAATATCCGTTTCTATGACGAACGTCTCCCCATTGCAACAAACCTCCGCATATTCATCATCTACCTCTATGTCTGATACTGCCTCCACTATAGCTCCTCTGGCTATTTCTAATTCGGCACTGATTATATCATCTTTTAATATGCGAAAAATAGATCCTTTTGGATAAAGGATATTTTTAGTATTATCATCCATCTTCTCCATTGCTTTATCGTTGTTTTACCTCATTTCGATAGTAATATAATCCATCTTCGTCTTATACCCTATCATTTCTGTTTTTCTCAAAATACTGTCTTACGGCTTCAATCGCCTTATCGTCATCAAAAGCCTCTACAAACCCCTCATAGAATCTATTTCGCTCCATAGAGAACGTATTGCTTCCATCCGGAATGGTTCTGAACACAACTACCTTCTCTCCATCTACGTTCGTTCCTATGATGTTGTTATGGAGAATAATAGAATACCGCCCAGAGTTTTTGTTCTGGACGACACTATGTTCGAGATTGTAGAGTCTAAGTAGTTCTCTTATTTCTTTTACTCCCATATTATTTTACGTTTTTAGAAGTTACAGCCTCTTCTCCCCATTTCTTTACATATATAGATCTCATCATGTTCATTAAATTAGAGAAAGAAGAGATGGTTCCCATCTCTATGCAGAATGCAAGATTAGACTGTAGGGTTTCAAGTTCTTTCAACTGCTCCTGTGTAGCCCTATTTCTTATCATGCTTTCATGCTCATTAAATACAATCCAATTTAAGCCTTTAGCCATCTTGGAGTAATCGGCATCCGGAAATCTTGATATAGCTCTTGACAAGACATTGTATTTATCACCTGCCTCTATTCGGTTTAAGATAAGCTTATCTGTTAACCACGTAACAACCTCAGCATACAACATAGGGTTTAGTTCCATAGCTACAAGCACCCATATATATGGATTACACATAGTTCTCCTATTCTCTCCTCTACCCATTGTCTTATAAGCTCCCATTTTTTTCATCACTTTTATAAGTGACTCTTTTTCAACAGATTGTATAAAACCAGGAAATCCTGATTCTATCTTATATCCTTGTTTTTCAAGGATATAGTAAACACGTTCCGCACTCTCCTTATTAGATAGGATATTCTCTATTCTCTTTTCATTCCACCCCATCTCAACCCTCTTCTTCGTATAGGCTTCCTGAAGGTCTGTTAAGGACATAAACGAAGTTTTAGTGTCCTGCTTAATTATTACGCCAAATAATTCTCGGTCTTTTGATACCATTGTAACATTTGTTTTCATAAAATATAACACATAAAAAATAATACGATACAAGAATATGTATCGTATTATATCTATACAAATATATTGTGTTAAATTTTATGATTATATTTTTACGTTATGCGCCTATGGCTGCCTCTAAATTCCCTATAATACCAGTTTCTATGTCATTGATTTTATCATCAATGGTTGAAACCGCATTCTCTAAATCCCCTACAATACTTTCTATATCATCAACAACCGCCTCCATATTAGCTACAGCCTCATCTGATTGATAATATCTTTCTGTATCTTGTAACGACTCCGGCATATTATCTCTTGCTTCCGTCTCTTCGTCTAAAATCATATCAACATCATCCTTGGCTGAATCCAGATTATGCCTAACCTCTGACAGCTTTGATTTGATAAACTCAAGATCTGTTTTATGCTTTTCCAAATTGGAAATAATATCCTCTATTTTCTTACGTCTTTTGCTGTTCATGCTTTTATTCTATTATAATATTCGATAATCTTTTCTTTCCTGTCTCCTGGTTTTACTGCCATATTCTCAGCCAAGAACCTAAAATACGACACTGGTATGTCCTTGAATCTAATTCCTTCATATTTTCCAAACCACATTATTATGCTGTCAAGATCGTCTTCTCTCCTACCATCTCCATTCACAGATTTAAGAGAAGCTGCCCGACGAAGGATCTCGTCTTTGGTAATAATATCCCCCATCCTTATATTGGATAGAAGCTGATTACCGGCAAACATACACCAGCCCTTAGAAGGAAATTGTTCGATCGTTAAATCTTCTATCCGGCCGAAACGCCTCATGTTGTCGCAGCAATCAACTATCAGTGCCTCTTTCTTGTCAGGATGAATACGAACGCACCTGCCGAGCACCTGGTAATATGTTGAATATGAGAATGTTGGGCGCCCAAACATCACACAATCAAGTTCGGGAAAATCAAATCCGGTAGCAAGCGTTGAATAATTAAAAACCACCTTCAACTTGCCTTCTTTGAAATCTGATATGATTTGCTCTCTTTTCTTTTTGGTTGTTAGCGATGTTACGACACCAGTTATGGCTCCCATCCTGGCATTCATAAACTCTGATATTCTATTACATGATTCGATAGAATCCATACAGACCAAAATGGCTTTACGTTCGTTCATAAGTTGAAGAAGGCGCTTGTAGATAGAGTTGTTTAAGCCGTTTCGTACAATACTTTCTTTAATAGATTCGTTGGTGTATTCGGCTCCGGTACTGTTTAACATCAGAGCCGATTCATCAAACGACCATCGTTCGTACTTAAGTGGACACCAAAACCCTTGAGAAGTTAGTTCTTGTATTTGAGTCACATGAACTATTTTCTTGAAGAAGTTATGCTCGTCTTTCGTCAGCATATTGAGCTTGCTATAGTTCCCTTCCAGCATGGAACTGTAGGTTCGGAGGCGGCAGGGAGTGGCGGTGAAGCCCAGCACCTTCGCCTCTGGAAACCCGTTCATAAACCCCATAAATTCAGAACCTTCCTCCGGGGAATACCCCGAGTGGCATTCGTCCACCAATAAGGTGTCTATCCCTATATCTTTCAACCTTGCTACGTCTTTCTTTATGCTTTTAAGTGTAGCATAAGTCATAGCCGACAGTTCCTTTATACCACATGAAGCAGAATATATAGTAGGTTTAGAACCGAATGATACGGCCTTTGCATAATTCTGCTCCAGAATCTCTTTTGAGGGCTGTAATACTAATGTCGGTCTATTTATTTCATGTGCTATCTTGGATATCAGAAGGCTCTTTCCACATCCGCATGGAGCTACGATTATGCCAGGCTTCTTAGATCTTCCTGTAAGAAACTTAAGCCCGGCATCTACTGCCTCTTTTTGGTAAGGTCTAAGTTCAAAGCCCATCGCAATCTATTTTACTGTTTTTTGAAAGTTCTATTATCGCCTCTTTCAACATCTCCCTTGCCTTATTCTCATTATCTTCAAACAGGCATACACTGCATGTAGCACCTTTGGAGGGGTAGTCTCTGTAGGCTTCTGCTCTTTCTACAACGTATTCACAACAATAGTCGTGACTCATGTCTTTTGCTATACTTATAAAATGATCTTCTCCATCCATCAACACACAATATTCAGCATCGTTTTCGCATGCAATAACACCTTTGTTTTTTAAAATGGATAGCACTTTATTTCCAAAAAGTCCAATATAGACCCATATATCTTTCCCTGCATTTTTGTAAAAAATATCCATCCCTTCTTTGATTGTGACTTTCTTTTCCATAACCCCTTATTTTATATCAGTAATTAAAATATATTTTTTAACAATATCTTCAAGGCTCACAGAAGAACGTATATATAGTTTTTCTTCGTACTCATATAGAGCGTACCCTTCTTTTATGATTATTTAACCAACAAAACTACCATACTTTAGCAAGTGGATGAATTGGTTTGATTAATTTTGAATCAAAATTACAGATAAAAAAAATGATTTCCTACAAATACAACATCTATCATTCCAAGAAAACAAAGTATCTTGACAAGATGCTTCGCGAATGCTGTTTTGTATGGAATCATGCTTTAGCTCTACAACGTAGATATTACAAACTGTTTGGAAAATATATATCAATTGGTAAAATGAAGAAACATTTTACCAAAAGAATTAAAAGAAATCTTCTTCATTCCCAAACAGTGCAAGAAATACTTGAACGTCTTGATGAATCTTATAATCGTTTCTTTAAGAAGTTGGCTAAACGACCTCCTAAGTTTAAGGGAGCTGATTGTTTTAACTCCTTTGTTTTTAAGCAAGGAGGGTTTACCCTAAATGGTAATTGTCTAACAATCAACAAAGGAAAGAAACGATTTAGATTCTCATACAGTAGACCTTATGAAGGTAATGTTAAACAAATTAGAATAGTTAGAGAAACCTGTTCCCGTTTTAGTTTGATTATAGTTACAGATCATAATCTTATAAACTCCTATAGAAAGACACATGATGGTGCATCTATCGGATTGGATTTCGGACTGAAAACTTATTTAACTAAAAGCGATGGTAACAAAATTGGGTCTCCGCTATTCTTCAAACAATATCAAAACAAGATTAGAAAACTAAACAAACGGCTTTCTAATGCAAAGAAAGGATCCAACAATAGAAGAAGGAGACTGTTTGAACTACAACAAGCGTATCGTAAAATAAACGATCTTCGATCGGATTTTCAATGGGGATTAGCACACCAGTTATGCAAACAGTATGATTATATTTTCATTGAAGATCTAAACATTGAAGGAATGAAACGTTTGTGGGGAAAGAAAGTTTCTGATCTCAGTCATTCTTCTTTTATTGATAAACTTACGTATGTTGCTTCAAAGTATGGAGTAACTGTACATAAGATTGATAAATGGTATCCTTCTTCCAAAACTTGTGAATGCGGCTGCATTAATAAAGGACTGTCGTTACGCGACCGCACGTGGGTGTGCCCGTCGTGCGGCGCGGTAAACGACCGTGATGTTCTTGCAGCCCGTAATATACTTCGGAAGGGCATTTCCGAATTGGAGAGCAAGAGTAATTCCAACGATAGCAACATCGGGGTTTCTTGCGCTTGTATCCAAGAATCCCATTTGCTTTAGCGATGGGAGTATGTCAAGTCTAATATCTTAATCACATGCTTGCCTCTTTCAAATGGATCCATGAAGTAGCCTTCGTATTCGTATCTTTGACCGACTTTTATTTTGTCGGTCTTCTTCTTCATCTTATACCGATCTATTGCCATGCTTATTTTTATAAGAATCGTTACAAACAAGTATAATAATAAAAAGGCCGCTGCTCCTGCTATCAATACTTCTTTCATTGCACCTCTTTTAAGTAGTTAAACCATATATCCTCCAGTCTTTCCTGAAGCTCAAATGCTTTCTTAAAATTCCCGCTTCTTACAGCAACGTCTCTCATGTATTCTACGTTTATAACCTCCGGATCTTGCCGGTATTTTGTTCTTAACTTTTGAACATCCTCGTATTTCATCGCTTTATTTTTTTAGACGGATCCCAATCTGAAGAGAAAGGGCATTCGTTTTTGTTATGTAATCCAAAGTCACAATAATAACACAGTGCTGACGGGCAGGGCAGCTTGTTTTGCGAAACAGGCTGGCTTAGGGTGGCACGCCTCTTGCTATACCTGGTTCCTTCTGCTCCCTGGATGTATGCTTGAAATGCTTTTACACTATTATCTTCAAAATCATACATTTTAGACAAAGTGTCATTTAGCATCTCTATAGATTTTGTTTTACGTTCCTCATCTACCTTAACCTTTTGGTACTGTCTGGTCCTGGTAAAGAAATAGATGTTCATATCTGGCAGAACTCCGCCATATCTTCTATAGATGTAAAATGAATATATAGGATGCTGTAAATTTGTTTCCAACTTCTTAGAGTCAAAAACCTTATTACCGGATTTCCAATCTATGACATAATGGTGAACTACGTTCTTGCTTTTTATAGCCAGATGAAGGTCTACCGATCCTACTATGTACACATGAGTATGAACGGTCCCATTTATATCAACAGGCTTAGGAAGACGGTACGGCAGCACAAAATCTTCTTCGACTCCAACTATGGCGCCGTGTCTGATAAGTTTCTCGCAGGGATTAAGATCACTATCAGCTATCATAAACCTATTGCCGTCTTTTTTGAACAGATCCACAATCCAAGCAAGAAGTTCCCCAGATTGCTTCATGGCCATCATCATATTTTCCGGTGATTGCCAAGGTATGTCCTCCTGGTAAGCATAGTAACTTATTGCTTCTCCAAGGTCTTTACCAGAAGGCTGTCTTCCGTTCTTAAAGAAGTATTCCAGTGTCTTATGGATAACCGTACCATAGGATGTAGCTTCTTGTTTTTCCGTAGACCTTTTGCCCTCCACGTAAGTCTTATACCATTTCATTGGACAGGTAAGAAACGTATCTATCTGGGAATAAGATATGGCAAGACGTTTCACACCATTAAACTCCTTATATAGCAAATGCGTTTCCGGGACCATCATAAGTCATTGTCTTTAAATCCTTCCGGGTAATATACGACATACTTCTTACCGTCTTCTGGTGTCATGGCAAACTGCATGTAGTTATTACGATTACGATGCTTGCCATCTAATCCTCGCTTCCAATACAGAATCCCGTCTATATCCACATAAGATCTACCGCGTTCGGCTCTAACTACGTCCGTGTGTAGCAGATACCCGTCGGAAGACACGATCCATACTTTATCACCTTTGTTTAAATAAGATATTCTTTTTCTTACAATAACCTTTTTCTTATTATCCAATACAAATTCCTCATCAGTCATACTCTTCATCCTCCTCTTCTTCTGTTTCAAAATCAATTCCATAACACTGATCATAATGCTTGGTCAGTTCTTCTGGTTCTAAATCTTGTCCAAAATCCATATTAAAAATATATTAATCAATAAAGCACTAAAAATCACTATTCCTGCTGGCATGAAATCTATAAATGCTGCTTTTATTTCTTCAATTAGGCCCAAGTGTAACCTTGGGCCATTGTATTTATTTTTTGTCATCTCCTTTTAGCTTCTTTAAAGTATCTGCAATCGGAAGCTGATCAATGACTCCCAATGCCGGAGCGACGGTCTTAACAACATTGTTAAGGAAATTACCGGTACTGTTCTGACCGCCGTCAAATACCGTGATATTTCCGAGGTTAATGTGCTCAAATGCCTTAACCTGTTCTCCAGCAATTTCTTTCCACTGATTAACCATCTTGTACTGGATGGCTATCTGAGGATTGGATTCTGCCGCTTCCACCATAGCCTTAAATCCGTCGGCTTCTGCCATCAACGACTTTTTCTTACCTTCGGCTTCTGCCTCCAGCTTCATCTGAATAGCTTTTGCTTCCGCTTCTGCTTTTGCCAAATGTGCTGCTGCTTCGGCATCAGCCCGGCGTTTGATCTTCTCAGCTTCAGCATCAGCTTGCAACATAGCCTCCTGCTTCTGAATTTCAGCCGGCACAATCTTTTCAGCTTTAAGCGCAGCTTGAACCTTCTTAGCTTTAGCTTCTTCCACTTCTTTATCAGCAAGCTCTTTTGCCGTTTTTACAGCCGCTTCCGACTTAACCCTCTCTTCTCCAGCCTTCTTTTCTGATTGAGCTTTGATAACCTGTAATTCTGATTCTGATATAGCAACCTCTTTCTGGGCATTGTTATAACCCACAGATGCGTTTTTCTCAGCTTCAGCTTTCTTGATCTGAGCTTCGGAATCTTGGATTGCTATAGCTGCTTGTTTATCAGCCTCAGCCTTATTCTTTCCGACTTCTTCCATTCTTTCAGCTTCAGCTTTGTTTACCTCAAGTTCTGCCTTAGATCTTGCGATCGCTGATTCCTTATCAGCCAAAGTCTTTGCAATAACCGCAGCCCTATCTCTATCGGCTTGAGCTACACCGATCTGTTTTTCTTTATCGGTTAAAGCCAAAGCTACTTCTTTTTCTTTCTTTGTTTCAGCTACTACCGTTTCCTTTTCTTTTTCAGTATAGGCAATTTGAATCTCTTGCTCTTTTTGGGTATTAGCTACAGCCGTTTCTTTTTCCTTTTGCTGTACAGCAATCTTAATAGCACCCAGCTTTTCCTGTTCTTCGATATTAGCCTGTGCTTCGTTCAGGGCCTTACTTTCAGCTTCTTTGCCAAGATTCATGATATAGCCGGCTTCGTCTCTGATGTCACTGATGTTGATATTTAGGAGGTAAAGGCCTAACTTATTAAGTTCGTTATCAATGTTTTTTCTTGCCTTATCCAAAAACTCATCCCTGTCAGAATTAAGTTTTTCAATCGTCATTTCAGCAATGATCAAACGCATTTGGCCATAAACAATATCCGTAATAAGATTTTCAGTAGATTCAGTATCCATCCCCAAAAGCCTTTCTGCTGCATTCTGCATAATTTCAGGATTTGTGCTGATTGCTACTGTAATAGTAGTAGGTACATCCACTCTGATATTTTGAGACGACAAAGCACCGGTGAGCCTACAATCTATTTGCATAGGCTCCATAGACAAAATATCATAGCTTTGAATAATAGGCAAGACAAATGCCGCTCCACCATGATATAATTTCGCCGATTTCTTTTCCCCACCTGTCTTACCATAAACGACCAAGACCTGATTAGGCTTACATCTACGATACCTTGATAAGACTCCGATGATTGTCAAAATAATCACTACAGCTAAGATAGCTGACACGTACATGATTGTTATCATAACTTTTAAAATTTAATTGTTGATAAAAAAAATTAGATACTTAGTTCTCCTTCTTCGTATTTTATATTCACCTTGTCACCGTTTTTGTAAGTTTTTCCAGACAAGCATCTTACTCTCATTTGCTCCTGTCTTCCATTTTTCGAAATATTTACCATATAATGATTCTTCCCTGATCTAAATACTATCTCCACTTCTCTTCCGTTTAAATCTTCCGGACATTCGTACACCATTTCTTGCTTTAACTTAAGAAGTAACTTATATACGTAAAACAAAACGATAAAGAAAAACGACCCTATCACAACCCCTACTAAATGGGAACCCGAAAAGTAGGTAGTCCAGCTATATCCAAGAATAAAATGTGTTATGCCCTTGAATGATATAATGTCCGACAAAGACATACTTAAATCAGAAGCACTGTCAATGTCAATATCCGTATCCAGATCAGATCCTAATATCGACAACAAAAACTGTATAACAAAAGCAAATGACGCTATTAAAGCCATGCATAAAATTATGTCACTTCCCATACCCTTCTGTTATTATTTTGTAAACAAGATCAGTCATATCTTTGATGGTCTCCATATCATAATCAATAATAACAATATTGAATTTTTGTTCCACCATCACTTCCAGTTCAATTTGATCAACAGAATCTAATCCAAGTTCTTTAAACGTCACATCTTCTTCATGAACTATATCTATTTCCGAATTAAGAAACTGAGTAATAATTATATCCTCTATTATCTTTCTGATTCTTACTTTTTCCATTGCTTTCTAATTTTGTTAAATAAATACGTTTTTATGTTTTTCAATCGCTCTTTGTCTGTTTCAGAACTTCCGGTAAACAAATAATCCGGATTGCCTTTAGCCGGCGGCGTAGGCAATTTAGATACGGCAAACAACCAATCCATTTCCTTATTCTTCTTAGACTCCAAATAAGGCTCGGTAGCGATCTTAAATTTTTCAGCTATTAAGTCAAAGAGCTTTGAATTTTTAAGGTTCATATGAACTGAAAAAGCCTGAGAAGGCGGTTTCCATATGAAGTTACATAAGCTCATTGTATAATCTCCTGACTCTGCTATATAAGATTCCGTTACCTGAAGTATGACCTCTTTCTTGAATGAGGTGTTACCCATAAACCAACACAATCTGGATTCCGCTTCTTTTCTGCTGACACCTATGTCTTTTGAATACGATTCGTACATTCCTATCATAATCTTCAACGTTTCCAGAACCTCGTCTGTCATTTCCGGTGTCTCTATATAATTCACAAAAGACGTTCCTTTGTTGGTCAATCTCATCACGCCTGATTTTAATTTCTCAACCAGGCCAAGATCTATATACCTCCCAGCATCTTCTTCCGGCATGGCTTCGATCATAACCGTATCCTTCTGTCTTATGGCAAGAAGATTAGCAAGATCATTAGGAGTCATGTCTGATGCTGCAAGTTGTCTGAAATTGATGTACATACCTAATCAGCTTTAATGAAAATAACATCCTTGTTATCTTGTCTATCAATATGTTCACATGGACCAATAATCATGTCTGTACATGAACAATAATTGTATTTTTCAAATATACACCTATCGCATGTATCACCTTCCACACATTTTAATCTTACAAGTCCGGCAGTAAACACTTCTCCTACTTTAAATTCCTTCTTTTCTATATTCCCTCCTTGTTTTTAACTGTTGTACCCTTCTTTAATAATCGAATTTCTACCGGTAGATACCGACTGTCGAAGATCGTCATGTACAGAATCTACCGTAGAATACTTGTTTCTGGTTGTAAAAATCACTTCCAGCATCTCCTTGTAATCACCTAAAGCTACTTCGTATCTCGGATCTACTTTGGCTTTTCTTTCAGCCTCGGCATTACTTTTAGCCAGTTCTCGATCAAGAAGATCTTCTTTGATTCGGTCAGCAATCATATCAAGTTCTTTTTTAATAACTTCTCCTGCTGCCCGAAGTTGACCTTCTACGTCACCAAGCTGGTCTTGGACGGTTCCTATTTCTTTCTTTAGACGATCGTATTCGTTAATCATACCCATATCACCAGCATAGCCGGAAAAGTCCTTGATTATTCTGGTTCCTTCTTTAAGGAGCTCAATAACTCGTCTTTTACGTTCTCTGCTTATTAAAGACGGAAGACGATAATTCATATCCGCCACCGCCTTATCATGTATGGAGTTGATTAAAAACATCTCTCTTTCATCCCCTGCAAACTCAGTAAGAACCAAAAGGAACTTACTTATCAGGTATTCGTTTTCTTCTACTGTTAGTCTCATGGTTCTTATTTTTTTTTAATACAATGACTGTTCTTCTTTTGTCTCTTGTTCCTGATTGTCCGTAACGTCTTCCACAGTATAGAGCTTAGGCGGCGTCGGCGGCTGGTTGGGGTTCACGAACTTCGTCCCGCCCTCCCCGTACATCCATCCATGTCCCGGCAGTATCTCTGGGTGGATTGTATTAGTAAGCTCTTCCATACTAACTTGCCTTACCTTCAGTATATGATGAAACACAAGTCCGGCTGTCCTGAATGATGTTTTGTTTTCAGTTTTAAACCTATCAAGAGTCTGATACCAATCTTTCCCAAATATCATATACTTATCCAGCCCGTACCTACGAGGATTGTGCAAACCTATCATTAACGTACATAACTGACCCAGCGTATCAGATTGGTAAAAATCAGAAAGACGCGGAGGTTGCTCTTGTGGGCTTTTTATCCTTCCTTCTATCTCTCTGTTGAATTGGGATATGATGAGGAAAAATATGTTTTTATATACTAATTTAGCTTCGTTCATAACCGCCACCAAATCATCTATAGCCGACTTAGGATCTAACCCCATTCTTTTTATCAAAGCAATATGATCGACTTTAAATATTATAAGACGTTTGTCTTTGTGTTTGGTAGCTATATGATACACAGCCGCCTCAAACTCTTTTACCGTACACGGAGCATCGATGTATATTATATTATTCCTGATTTCACCTTGAAGGATTTCAAACATCCTCATCTCTTCTACTGTATTAGAATCTTGCCTTCTTAATATTTCAGGAGCTCGCTTTTTCATATCCTGGCTCATTCTACGAAGAAGAAGATCTTGAGGATTCATTTCGAACTCGCAATTAACAAGAAAATAATCTTCTGCTTGCGGGTTGATCATCGGATTCATCACATTTTCCAATATCTTTTGGGCCACATACGATTTACCTACAGATGGCCGGGCTCCTATGGCAATAGCGTGCTGAGGAAAAATACCTCCAAGCAAAGCCTCATCAATATAATCGTATCCGGTTTTAGCGGGGATAAGCTCTCCCCGCCTGTATTTCAAGATATTCTCATACGCCTCTTCCATAACCTGTTTAGAGGTTTTGAATATCCTTCTTATATCTATTTTATTTTTCAGATCCTCTTGCATTTTTGTCACCTTTCGTATCCGATTTGGATCCCCTATTAGCTTTTACTGATTTATACCTAAGACCGTTCTTGGTATGAGAACAATCCTTTCCTTTTCTCCAGCCCTTACCCTTCTTCTTGTCCGTTTCGTAGTTTTTACGACCAAGCTCTCGGCGTTTGGCTTTCTGTTCCGGTCTGGCATTTATCTCCTTGTCCTTTTTAGCCTTTTTCTTCCTGGCTTCGGGATGAGTCCTGTAGTACTCTGTCGATCTACCCATGTGCTTATATTTTTTTTGATTAATAATAGCACAAAGATAGGCAATTCGCGCCCTATTTCAACCTGCCGTAGCTCATATCAGGATCACACCAGACATACCCGTCTTTCTCATCATGAAGATACTCAGGACATCCTCTACATGCGCTACTTCCTGACACTATTTGATTGTTTTTATTAGGGCACTTATCTCCAGGCTTATGCCATTCTATTCTCGAACCTGATCGTTCTTTGTTTGCATGACAGAACTGAAAGACTTTTCCCATCGTCTTCTCGCCAAACATACCTATATGTGTGTATTCTTCTGGTATAGCGAGAAATTCAGATAAATCTTTATACGTCCTTTCCCGTTCCTCCGGCGTAGACCATAGTCTATCAAGTTCGGCATGGACTCTTATCTTAAGAGACCTCAGTGATGGCCCCGCAAGCCGGCCTTTAGCTTTTCCCTTATTCGGCCCTGATTCATGAACACCGACATAAGCATTGCATGGTTTGCACATCATAACCATACCTAAGCCTTTTCTGCTATATATTTTATCGGCATTGACCAGCTCGGTTTCCCTTCCGCAATAAGGACAAATTTCGCCTCTTAAAACCCGTTGTTGGCGCTCATTAAGTTCCATACCCTATTCTTTTGTTTTTCTTTAAACTTTTCATACAAACTGCTTTCAGTTTCCATTTCTGAGATCTCTACCTCTACGTCCTCTCTTTTGAAAATTACTTTCTTGGCTGTCGGATACGCACATTTAGAGATACGAATAGCATTACGAATAGCGTAAACAAAATACGTTTCTGGCGACGATTCAATCACCACTACCTCGTTTAAAGTGTTTTTGTAATTTTCCATATTATCTACTTGCTTCAATTATATAACCCGGATGATCTTCACACGCCTCTTTATATTCGATAAGAAACTTAAGAAATGAATCATAAGACCCCCATCCGTTTTCCGGCTCGTATTTCAAAAGACTTTTTCTCTTAGAGATCATAATACATATACCTTTTGTAAGTACATTCTTCATCTCATCGGTATCTATTTCCCTACCCAATTCTTCTGGTCTCCAAACATAATCGTACAGCGTTTCTTTATTTTCTGATACGAATATTCTTTGTGCCATCTTGTTCATGTTGTGGGTAATGTTTGCAACCCATTCACGATCTTCTTTCTTCTTGTTCTTAATATAAACATCCAGGCTCATGATATTTTTCTTTTACCTTGTTATTGATTATCAAATCTGCCACATCATCTCCGTCTCCTACATTTTCAACATTTTGAAGATAGTCCGATACTTTTATCCTTGACTTCATCATCATCCCATCTATCTTTTTACTCCATGTCTCAAATGCTTGTCCTTTGTCCGGAAAAGCTACAGTCTTTCTATCTTTTAAAACATCTATCACTTCCGGCCTTAGATTCTGCAACCCACCGGTAGCTACAAATAACTTATCCGGTTTATTCATAGCGCATATAATAGCCGTCTTTTCTGATTCCACCAAATTAACCACCTTATCCGGATACTGGCTTAGAAGATGTTCTCCAAACAGGCATTGTCTAAACAAGAAGTCTCTTGCATGCAACGAGTGATAAAACATGACATGAGGTCGCTCATTGTCACCATCTTTTTCCTTCACTCTTTTTACATCAATCTCATTCCCCTGGCTGTCGGTCTTTATGTAAAAATCCATAATCTTGCCGGTTCTACATACAAAGTCCTTATCTATCTGCCAGAATATACAACACCCTTTCCATCCCCATAAGTCCATTGTTCCAACATGATACCTTCTAAACACGTCAGATACCCTTTCTTTTCCCCATAGAGACGATAAAAACCTAAATACAGTATTTCTATCATCTGGAACCACAGTCCTCTCAAACTCGCTAAAAGGTATGTAATTTATAACATCAGGGTTTACAGGAGGACGATAAGCTCTTATGCATTTATTTCCTGAAATCCAAAGATCTTTATCACCTACATCCTTGCCGGTAGGTCGTTTATCGTAACCGCAAGTCCGTTCATGATCGCATCTTCCGAACTCGTTTCCAACAACCTGACCGGTCGCCACATCAATATAAGGGGTAAGGCACCGGCTTTTCCCGCAAGCCGGGCAGGTTAGCTTCAGTCGGCTCCTGCCAGGCCTGCGGTCAAGTTGAAACCGAGGTACGTTTTCGTATTTTCTAAAATCAAGCATCCTTAGCTCCTCTCATTGCTTTTTATATCATGAACCTTTTAGATATTTCCTCTGCAATATCATATACAACCGTATGATCCTCTTCATTGTATGGTTTATTGATATTCAACACTCCTTTTCTCACTTTGAATTTCTTATCTTTTCTAAGGTGATTCAACATACCTTGTTGGAACACACAGTCCGCCTTTTCAAGTGCTACACTGTCTTCTGTCCATTCTTTCAGCGTATATCCTTTACTGCTCGTGCTTTTTGGAGAAAAGTTCATAATACGTGCATCAATGCCATACCATGCTTTAACCATTCTTCTTTCAGCTTCCAATTGGAATGCATATGATTCCCATATTCCTCCCGATTTAAAGTCAAGAATGACCACTTCTTCTTTTTCCACTTCTCTTACTTCCTTCTTCGGATCACCTTTTTTGAACTGTCCGGTAGCCCTTTGATACACGGCTCCAAAATAACCTTCTTCTTTGTATTTGAATGTCATTTTAACCATCGCATCAATAGGTGTTGCTACAAGGTAATCCTCTAAAGAAAGGATTCTTTCTATCATCATCGGTTTCACCTTGTAATCAGAACAGAATTTGGCAAACTTCATGACCCTGACAATCATATCGTCAAGATCATCTATGCTATTAAAGAACCGATCAAGATTTTTCTTAGATATCTTCAGCTTGCCTTCTTGCACTGTCTTAACCACAAAGCTTCGATTTAAGACCATATCTCTACCTGTTAGGTACAATCCGTATAAGTAGTGCATGATCGTTCCCTTATCGGCTTCATACTGCGCTACCTCTTCTGGATTGCGACCAAGCATCTTTATCTCTTGCTTCCATTCCTGAAGTGCTGTCTTATCATCTACATACCCATCTTTGATTAAAGTTGTTACCGAAGCATATATCTTAGCCGTCCCATCATCCATCTTTCTTACATAAAAACGATTATCGTCTAATGTCAATCTTACGAATTTGGGGGTCTCAATCTTCTTTAACTCATCACAGATATAAAACGGCTCTAATGTTTCCTGATTTTCTGTAAACGGATTCGAATCTTCTTCTCCAGGGTTAGGAGCGGCTTCCTCCGCCTGAGCTTCCGGTTCCTCCTTCTGGACCGGCTCTGGCTCAGGCGCCGGCTCTTTAACTACTGGAACCTGTCTGCCTCTTTCTGCTATGTCTCTGTTCTTTATTAAAGACATAGCTTCCTTTTTTAATTGCTCCGGTGTTTGATTAGGATCTGATACTGACATCACAACATCGTTCATTCTAAACAACGTATTTCCTTCTCCTTCCACCATAGGTACAAACCCTAAATCTATTAATATTTTAATCTTTTCTTCTATCATATCTATCAATTATTTCAATAATCAACCTACCTCTTTCCTTGATCATTCCTCTGCTTTCCATATCCAGTACCTTCTTTACCGCATACTTCCACACAAAAGGAAATTCTGTTTCAAGTTTATCAAATTCCATCCGGTCAAGATACATGTCGAATACCGTATGCTCCGATTCATGAAGGAAAACTATATTATCCCTGCAAGTAGCAACCGACTTATATATCCTTTTCGGAAGTATGTGACAGACGTTACATACTGTAGGAAAATGAATAGCCTTACCGGTCATAGACATCCGACTATTATTTAACTCTTCCAGCATAAGACGAAAAAACACGGATAAATCCGTGTTCTCTAACTTTTTCTTCTTGCTGCTGTTTTTAATGGATGTAATTCTGTCTTTTTTCTTCGGAGTCAACTCTTTACTCCTGCAAGCCTGGCATAAGCCATGACTTCTTATCATCACTTTTCGTCCGCATTTTTCGCAGACGTATAGCTTCTTTTCCTTGCTTTCCATTCGAATAATAATGATATTATTGAAAAGAATAATCCCGCTGAAGCCAGTAGATAAGGTACGTTCATTAATAATTTAGATACCTCGTCTGTCTTAATCACTATCAGAAGGAAAGCGCCTGCTGAAAGCAATGATATTATCGCCACAACAAGCGCTATGTTGGAAACTACATCAGCCTTACTCTTCACTCTTCTTCTCGCCTAATTTTTCAGCTCCCTTCTGAAGATCGTATTTAAACACTTCAATGATTTTCGTTTCCACAATAGACTCGCAATTCCAGTCTCCTAACGTACCCTGCATACCTTTAGTCAACACAGCTTCGGCATCCTTAGGATTGCCGGCCTGGATATACATATAGCATGGAGTTTTCTTTTCTTTACCTTTCTTTTCATCCAGTGTAATGTAATTCACCTTACACTTATACCAGTACTCAGCTTCTCCGTTGAAGAAGATTTCCGACACTTTAATAGGATTAATTTTTACAACCTCGAAAGAATTGTACAAATCCTTGAAGATCTCCAACGATCTTGATTCTGCCTCTGTGTAAGACAAGGCATCCACTAAATACTTTTCAGTTACTTTCTTTTTTTTGCCGTTCTCGATATTATCAATCTCGGCTTTTACCGTAATTTCAAACCAACGATTCATGTCTATATTTTTATTCAAATTAATCAATCCATTTCCTTTTGTACCATAAAGCGTTTACACCTTGATAATTTCAATTTCTTGTATGTAATATCTCTTTGGTTTTTACCATCAATATCTCGAATATTAAAACTACCGGTTTTACGCCTTGCGAATATAAAATAATAACTGTTTTCAAACATAACCCTATCAAACAATCGGAAACCAAAAACTTCAAAAGGAGATTGATTTGGTCTTTTTATCCCTCCTTTTGGAATCTTTTGTTTATGGATCTGACGATTATGTCTTCTTACTAATCTTACTTTATAATAATATCCTAACCTTATAGCATCAAAGTTTTTAGAAATAACAAATGCATCGAAAACATGAGATTTTTCAATACCATGTTTAATCCTATTGTATTTTGTAACATAACCGAAAGTCATAGAAACTCTGTTGTATTTAGACCTTAGTTCTTCATACAATCTCCATTTCATTATTCCCATTACGGCTGCGTCGCGAAGCGACGATCCCCGTTTGATCTTTAAATCTATATTACCTTTATGGTATTCTTTATGACAAGTTTCACATAAGGTAATAAGATTAGATGGGGAATCTCCACCTGTCTTTCGTGATTCAATATGATGAACATTCAATACTGGGTCTTTTGACTTTCCCTTACAATGCTGGCATTTATGTCCATCTCTTGCTAAAACATATTCCCTAACGTTCCAAAATCCAAGTTGATCACCCTCCTGATATTCTTTACCTGATATATTAGGATTGTTAATCTTTTGAGTATCAAATTGAGCTACTTCGATAACAATACGAGATATTGGTAATATAGAACATACATTGTCAATAACACGAATATGGGCGTCTACTTTGTATTTCACCGAAGGTGCTACTCATCCCGGACGCCTACTTTTTATTCTATTATCAAAACGAGGTTTTCTATATCTCAATCTATTTCGTCTTGATCTTCGTAGCTCCCTTCTGGTAGACAAAAGATCTACGATATCATTTCTAAGAATAACTTCACTGCTGTAAAGTTCTTTGCTTTTCGTTGTAGCCGATAGACCAACATGTTTAGTACCAGCATCAACGCCTAACACAATTTCTTGTTTGTAATCAGATGTTACGTACATTAATTTGATGGTAAACGGACATAGGTTTACAACGATTGCCTTTTTGTCTTTAAGCAGTCTCCTAACCTTACCATGCCTTGTTGTAGGCATCATAGGTTTACCATTTATGTCTTGTACGTACACCATATCTACAAACGTTTTTAATGTTTATTCAACATAAGTCAGAGTGAAACTCTGTTAGTACCCATCGCCAATGTTATTTAAGGTTTTTTTTGTAAGCAACACTGTTCCTGAATACCAGAACTGTTTAATCACTTACCTTAGAGCTACGAACTTGGGCAAACATCCGTAGGTAACTATCTATTCTTAAATAACGTAGTGTTTGTTTCAACACTTAGGCTAATAATCGGAATAGCTTTTGGCTATTATGCATAATACAATACAAATTGTTTATGATTTGTATGGGTTATGCATTATTCTCGATTATTGCTTCTTTTATCTCTTTTTCTTCCATTATGTTTGTTTTTTTTGGGCAAAGATATGTCTTTTGATAATAAAAAAGATTCAAAATGATTTAATTTGGCTTAATTACTGCTCTTTTGATTCGTCCGGTATAGGCATGTCAAACTTTTTCCTGATAAACGATTCTGTTTCTTCATTGAATGGATAGGCCTCCTTAATAAAATTCATAGCTACCTCCATATCACCGTCTGCTATATCTTTATACCTTTCAAAGATGCCAACCAGGTCATTGTTATATGAACGCTCTTGTTTTATGTTGTACACGTATTTCAACACCCTGTCTTTAATTTCATTGGCATTTTTCAAAGTGTTATTGAAGGAATTTATACTTTCCAATTCTGGATCTTGGTTTTCCTTGTTTACCTTATCAAACTCTTCTTTGCTATACCCCGCTTCCCCTTTAATAGCCGGGCAAACACTTTCTTTTATGATCCAAAACTGTTCATACGATCCTGTCAGAAACCTTGATTCTATTTTAAATGCATTATAACAGGCACTTCTTCTACTATTTTATAACTCAAACATCTCTTCAGAACTTCCCTGATTTGACTTTCCAAATCAGAAAGTGCTATACTATTGAAATATCCTTCGTTGCCTAATCTGTTTGTAGGTAATTTGATCCCATAAGAATGAATCTTGTCCACATCTTCTTTTGACAAGGTAGTGGTAAACACTCCTTCTTTGGTGACATTCACTTTAACAGTTACAGACAAACTGTTATTAGCGTTCTTTTCCGTTATATTTAGTGTTGTTAATGCTGCCATAATCAGATCTTTTTTAAATCAATTTGAATAAATATAATGCATTCCTGCTTCATATACCTTATGTACATCAGGGTCATTCTTGTCTTCCGGTTCCAATTCACTCTCTTCACAAGTATAATCCCATTCAGTATTATAGTACAAATCCTCGTCTGTTTTCTCCAAGGAACAATCTTTCATTAGATTCATATTTTCTCCCCAAACTGCAACTTCTTGCTGTTGCTCTTCTTCTGTCATAAGGGATATTTTGTCTTTTAATTCTTTCCAGGTCATGATTTTTAAAAGATGATTAATAATTCATTCTACATCAAAAAGTTGATCTAACACCAATAATTCGGCATCCATATCTTCATCTTTCGGGAAACGAACTTTTATGTTTCCGAACTTAGATGTTTTGAATAAGATGTAGGGGTTCATGTCTTCGGCAGTCACCGGCTTATATTCCTTAACTTCCGACATCTTGAGATACCAGTCGCCTATTTTTACAAATCCGGAGAAGATAGAACACAGATGCGCTTTTACAGACTGTATCTCCTTTTTATCTTTGAAAGGTATAATTTCGTCCTTTCCCCTTATCCTGATTGACAAGAAAGGACGAATGTTATCTGTTTCATTTTGAAATTTGAAGCCTGTTATGGCTTGCTTGGGGATTCTTCTTCCCATTAATATAAAATAGCTCATTGTGATAAGTGATTTTGTTTTATGTTAGGTAAGTAATTTGTAATAACATCAAGTGATATCCATAACTCTGGCTCTATGCTGTTTTTTATTCTATCACTGAAAAGAGAATTATCATCACAATCACAATGAGAGATTGTGATATAACAATCTTGATAATCCCACCAATGAGCCGATTTAAAATCGTCTCCTCCATTCCAAAACCCTATTCTTATACCTCTTGGGTTGAAATCTTCATCTATCCAACTTGGGTGATAAGCCAACACTTCTTCTCCCTCTGAAGGTTTTTCCTCTTTGAATTTCTTCCAGTTCATCTCACCTTTAATTAATTAGACACAAATATACAAGTTTTACTAAGATGCCCTTCTGTCATCTCTTCGACATACTCCCACACCTAAAGTTCGCGGTAGTATGTCAATCTATTGATTTCTTCCCAATCTTTTTAATCTTTGTTGGTCTTGACAATCGATAATCCTTTTCTATCGGCCTATCGAATACGTCATTCCTATATCCTTTATATCCTTTCTCGTAAATACTAACCCTTGCACAAAACTCAACCACATCGCCTGGTAATAAATCGGCGCTTTCGAATCCTTTTGTCAAATCAAACCACAAATGATCTGTTACTATTTTACCATCGAGTAACACGTCTTGTAAAAGTATTGTCTTTACAGGTCCTTTATACCCATCCCTGAATCCAAAACGAATGAATGTCGCTGTAAATACGTGCCGATCTCTTGATCCTATTATTTTCAGTTCTTTTCTCATCCTCTTTCATTTATTTGTTTCACTTATGAAATTGACAACATCCTTTAGATATCCTTCTGTCATCTCTATGAAATTCACACAATCTAATTTGCTTAACTTGTAAATCAATGCCGGATTGTGTACTATGGCTATAATTTGTGTTTGTGGTTTATGGAATGATAATACATTGTAAATTTGTATTATGTTATCAATGTCAAGATTTCTGTCTGGCTCATCCATGAGAACCGTATATTCAAAATCGTTTTTTGTTAATGTTATGTGGTTTCTTTTATAATACTTCAACAGATTATCAATTCTTTTAATCCAAAACGTATTTGATTTTTTCTTGTATTCTACAAGATCTCGTATTGGAAACACATAATCCTTTTGACCGAACATTAAATTGAAAAGTGATTCCAATGATAACACCATTTTCTCTCCATAAGATCTTCGAATATTATTCACATACAAATCTAAATTGCTGATGTTTTTCAATACACTATCTCGATTCATCTCCGCCGACGGTAATAAACGGAATACTTTCCCTGCATAATCGGATGATATGTCAATCCCATCAAGAACCTTGTCATCATCATCAAATATAGGTGGAAAATCCAGCGCCTCAGCCGGCATTTCAGAGCACATATACTTCTCACACAACATATACATTGATATGATATTAAGTAAGGTCGATTTTCCACTACCGTTTTTACCTATAATTACATTCACTCCTGGCTTGAAAATAAATTCTCTGCCATTTTCAAATGTTTCTATGTCCGAAACATATTTAAATGGAGTTTTCGTATTGTCTTTTATTTTTACTGATGTTATCATTGTAATCCTTTTTAAAAATCAATTACCGTCCGAACCATGTCTCCGATGTGCTTGTTGCCGGTGCCCGTGAGGCCACTGGAGAAGACCACGTACCACGCGACGGCCTGGCTGCTCTCAGTGCTGGACCAATACCACGTCGAGGAGAGGGGAGATGCCGAAACATAAGCGAATGCTTTGTTTAGTTCGTCCATATAATGGGCCATTAAATTTAATTGACCAAGAGATGGTATATACTCGCCATCTTCCAGCAGATTTCTCAATTTTGGATTTCTGGCTACAAGGCGTTCCGTATTGCCGCGTCCGTCAATGTCAAACAGCGCATCACATTCACGTTCGTAATATGTCCCACTTCCGGATTCTTCACGGCTATCATCGTCAAGCAATTGTACGATATCATGCTCCGTCAGTGAGATTGCAAATGACATGTATCTGTGCTTCAACCCGATGTATTGTACACAATCTTTGGAGTTATCGCCGGTAAACGGCTCAGCGTGTCCATTTCCGTAGATTAGATACAAACCATCTTTTCTTGATGGTACTCTATTTTCACATACGCATCTTTCATTTTTGGGACTTACAATTATGTTCAACTCATTCAACACATGATCTTTTATGATTTCCTTGCTTATTCTTTCTACAAAACCATAATCCCTTTGTTTAAGCTCATCTGCTACCATACATCTGATCCAATGTTCTATCTAATTGTTTCCTCCGTATGTATTAAGCATACACTGTTTTACGAGTTTTTCCAATAATGGTTCTATGTTTTTTATTATATCTTCTTTGGTAAGGTGAAGTTCATTTAATATACAGTTCCTTACTGCCTTGTATTCTTTACTTGTGCTCATGATATGCCCATTTAATACTGTGAATCATATTTTCTTTCTCTCCCGCTGTCTTCCCCTATCGGATTGTCCCATCCATATTTTACAGCCGTAGCTTTAAATAGAGGGAGTCCATAAAATGCATAATCATCCTCACCCCAGCTTTCAAGACCTTCTTCCAGGATGTAGTTCCACATCATCACACATTCAAACATCAAACTGGCTGATATTCCTCTCTGATTTAATGCCTTTTCAAAACCGAATCTCACGTCTTCTTCAAGCTGTTTCAGGACATTTTCTCTGGTAAATTCAACTACAGTACTGTTCCACTTTTCCTCGTTGTCATATTCTTCATTCGGCTCCATACCGAAATCCTTTATCATGCTATATGGAACAAATTTAGCCAGTCTATTAAAATCTCTACCGTCTAAACATTTTGATGTTAATTGTTTAAGTTGTTCTAATGTTTTCATAAGCAATTTTGTTTTATAAGTTAATCCCATCCTCCAGTAGTGTACAAAGATACATCTTCCTCCTCTACATTTACACCTTTAAGAGCCCGTAGAAGTTTTTTCTTTGTCTCCCTACACATATTGTAACCATACCCCTTATACTTATATGACCTTTCCCATGTACTTACTGGAAAAGGGATATTTTCGTCAATAACCAGCCTCTTCATATGAAGATGTTCGAAGAATTTCTCATGATAGAGTAGTTTGTACTCGTATGCTACTATACTTGCAGATGAGAATGGAAAATAATCATCTTCCTTTTCTTCGTATTTAGGCTCCTTATAGTAGGCCATTTTTGCCACAGTAAAGTCGAAGCTCCTGAGAATCTCTTCTGGCTTTCCGAACTCTGACTCTATGAACTCTACCCATACCTTTTCTCCCTCTTTCTGGAATGCGCATACCTTCTCATTCCTATACTTAAATTTCCATCCTTCTTTCTGATGTTTTTCATCATTGAACAAATCAACAGCTTCCTGAAAATCGCTTTCGCTTTCAAAGAAAATATCAATATCTTTTACCTTTTCTCCGGAAAGGATATTCTTAAAACATCCACCAGCTATGAACCCTTTGTGGCCCTCCATATACTTGTCAAGCCATCTTATTTGCCAGAAATTATCTGGAGTATCTATTACAAAATTGTTCATATCGTTTGCATTTTACTGTTACCAAGCGAGATAAAAATTCCGCTTCACAATAATACAGTGAGTGTAATTGCTCAGGTCGATTCCGTTGTCCGTAAATGTATCCAGGACTCGTTTTTCCACATATTTCAATTTTACTATTATTCCCTTCCTAAACTCTTCTATTAACTTCCCGTTACATTCAATAGGCCCAATAAAACAGTATCTATTCGAAGGACTGTCTGATATACAATATGTCTGACATCCTAACATGTTGCTTAAAATTACTTCGTTCATAATTTCTCTATGATTTTAATATGGCGTCTACAAACTCCGTTATTTTATCAACGGATTCTTTTGATAAGGTATATCTTCCCCAATCCCATCTAAAATGTGCTTTTGGGAGATTTTTAGTAGAATATTTTTCATTTCCGTCCTTGTTAGTCCATTCGTAATTATCCTCTGGATCCGCCACTTTTATCCCCGATTTAGGTCCGTTACGAAAGCTATATAGCATTCTTATAACCGATTCAAAATCCGAACCTATATCAAATAGCATATGATACACCTTGTTTATTAAAGCCCTATCAGCTTGTTCCAAGTCTTCACCAAACAACTCTCTTACACTCCAATTTTTCATTTCTGAATAACGAATGAAATTAAGTTTCCCTTTTTCTATATTAGGATCTTTTCTTGATAATACAAGCTCCAAATCTTTCACAAATGATTCTTTTAGTTTCTGTTGTCCTAACAAGGCGGTGTATTTGCTTACTATATCCATTATCCAAAGTTTTTTAATATTGCTCCAAACGAATCATATTTAATCCCTAATGTATCATGTGCCTTTTGGGATCCACATTCACATTCACCAACTCTTGCGCCGGACCCACACTCGCATAAGTCTATTCCCCAATGGTTGACGCAGTGGTTGCAGCAGCAGGACTGGTGAAGCCATGTGGCATCACCAGCATCCAAATCCAATTTTTCAAATGTTTCCCAAAACATGCTATTCGAAGCACCATTATCAAAGCTGATAGTGACTGCGCCGCATTTACATTTTTGTATGTATTCTATTTTCATATATGTTCCATTTTCAAAATTTCTGGGGACAGATATTCTTGTAACTCCAATTTGCGTATTGGAACAAGACAATCCAGATGTTTAGCGTCCATTTCTTGCCTATTCTCATCTACCCACATTAAAGTATCTTTACTGCTACATTCCGGGCATTTGTCAGCTCCACATGGAAGAAGCATTTGTGCTCCACATAAGACACATCTTACCCAGTCTCCGTGCTGCACCCCTTCGTATGTTCTTGTTTTCATATTTGTCATTTTATCATTTACAACTTTCACTTCTTCGCTCCACAAACGTCTCTTATATATCGGAGTGATGCCGATCAGAATACCACTATCTTCACCCCAATACTGAAGTGTTTTGGACTCAATTTTATGATGCAATTCTTGTATTCCTCCTTTGTTTCTGTCATAAGGAGAAAAATCAGATAACTTTACCGTTTTCATTTTTCTGGATTTTCAGCAGTTTCTAAAAGACATTCATTGCCCTCAAAAGGAATGCAACAGTCCCATAATGTTCCATTGGAACATTCATACTTATAAGACAATCCATCAGAATCGTCCACAATTTCCCTTGCGAACAAGCTGATATGCCATTCTTTATCGTCCTCGTCTCTTACCAGCACTTTGTCAAACGGCTTAAAATCATATTTCGGCTCTTCTTCAATTCCGAAGAAGCGTTTTAGATATTCTTTTGCTTTAGGATTTTTGCTTTTCTTTAACGCTTTAATCATCCTCTGTTTTTCCGAATCTGTTGCAAGTCTATAGCGTTCTATTTCGTTATTACATGCAGAAAAAATTATCCGATATATTAAGACCTACTCCCGCTGCAAGACTCACATAAAAAGATGTTAAATATTTCCCATGTATATTTAAAATAAAAATAAAACTTCCATCTTCGTTGCTTAACACCTCTCCATCTTTAAATGTAATATATTCCGGAACTTCAAGAAGGAGGCGATTTTCGCTGCTAAGTGCTTTTCCTGTAGCAGAAAACCAATCTGCCGATACAGAAATCGAATGAATCACAACCAATAACGGACAACTTGACGAATTGTCTTCATATACTATTTCTGCTCTATTTCGTCCTTTCTCTGTCACAATCCGACCTACTATTCCCCCTATGTTTATTCTTTTCGCCGTTTCTAAATCAAACGGAATTGTTACTGTTTTCTGTTCCATAATCTTATTTGTTTTTATTAGTTCCTAAAAGATGCTCGTTCCCTTTGTATGGGATACACTGACTAAATGTTACGCCTCCTAAACATTCATATTTGTCGTCTACTTCTGATTTTCTGGAAAATAGATGCAATTTCCACCTCTCTTGGTTGGTTCTTCTCACCAACACTCGTTCAAATGGTTTGAGATTGTGTTTCGGCATCTCATCTAATAGATACTCATATTCACTTAAATATCGTTTTATTATATCTATTTTTCTACTGTCTTCGACTTTTATAATCTTTTCTGCTAAAAATTTCTTCTCTTCTTCTATAGCCTTTCTTACATGCCGTTTTTTATATCCATCATACACATCAGTCCATAATTTGCAATCAAACTCAATATCTCCAGATGTTACCATTCCACATATACTTCCCATTACCCCTTTGGTAATAAGTCCATCATATATAAATTGACATCCTTTAGTGCTTGTTAATACATCTCCTTTCTTAAAATACGCTCCAGCCTCTACCCTCAATTCCAGAGTGGCGTCAGCAAAAGTACAACCTTCTGTGTTAGCATATATAGCGCTTATCCCATATCCATCTTTTTTTACAAAAAGCAAATTATAAGGACTTGCACAGTTTTTCGACTCATATACAAATTCTATTTCAATATCATTAATTAATACCGAACCTTCTATTTCTCCGCTTTTGATTTTTCTCGCCGTATTTAAATCAAACGGAACAATAATTGGATTTTCCATATCTTTTCGTTTTTAATTGTTATAAAATAAGATGGGTTACTTAAACCCATCCCAGTTGTTTTGCTGTTCTCTCCATTTCGTTATATGCTATCCTATGACATCCAGCGGTTAGCAAATCGTTTTCGTACCGATTTAGACTCCACTGGTGACCGGTGATGTCCTCCACCAGACCGTGCCGAAACTCGGCGCCCCGGTGCATTGCCGACACAGCCCGCCACAGTTTTCTGGCTTCTGCTATTCCAATCTTTATCTGTTTACTTGTCTCAATAATATTTCCTTTTATACGGATCCAGGCGTTAGGTTTTTCACCAGGAATATAGAAAGGTGTATTCAAGAAATTTATTTCTCCTGACTTCCACTCTTCCAGTTTTTCATCAAAATCCTTGTAACGGGCTTCTTCTTCCTTTCTTAATCTCTCTAATTTTATTCTTTCTTCCTCACCCTTTCTCCATCTTTCAGATCTTTCTGAATACTTAATCCATGTACCTTCCCCGCAAACTTCATCTACAATCACATTAACGGTTCCAAGGACTTCCAGTGCTTGATGATTCAACAATATCTGGAAAATGTGTTTCAATTCACGGACATGCTCACGTTTAATCTTATCTGATTTATATGATAATTCATGGTTAGTTCTAAGCCATTCGTTTGCACTCTTTTTAAGAAGACGTTGGGGAGTTCCCATATCAAAGAACTCAATATAATCCATCAGATTTTTAAACGCTCCCCAAATATCTCGATAGGACAATTCGGTTCTTGCTTTTTTGTATTTTTCAATAGCATCTTTAATGGATTCCAACCCACTGGTGACAAATGCCATATTACCAGTATTTGACATATTATATCCAACACTGAATACCTTTGAGCCAGTTGGTATTGCGTTACGAACACAACATTGATGTTTGCTTGTGGAAGAGGAACGATATATGTCATTAATCAAATACGCCTTTTCTCCACGCTTGTTTCGCACGATTCTTCCGACCTCAAAACGTCTTCCATAGGAATAAATACTTTCACCTTCAAAATAGAAGTTACTTCCATTTGCTGATTCTTGCTTTTCGTTTGCCCATAAGTGAGCGACCATTGAATTGTTCATATAAATATCCTTTTAATTGTTTAACTTACCTCTACTGTATAATCCTCTTTGTTCATATTTTTCAATACGTTCGGTTATCATATCGCAGAAGATTTGCCCCTCTTTTTCGGAACCTCTGAAGTAACCAACCATCTTCAGAATATTTCCGTCAAATTCATGGACAAACTTGTTGTAATAATGTTCTCCCATAACTTTCCCGTATTTTTCCATGAACAAATCCTTGTCCAACGACTCATCCTTAAAACAACGGTTGTAATCCCATATTACAACACGAAGTAATGTTTCAAAATCCAACCTTTCCATATCCTGTATTATTTAAGTTCAAACTTGATGCCTTCCGGCAACTGAGAGCGGTCTACGTTGTTTACAAAATCATCAAACTCCTTTTGTGTAATTTTGTTTTTACAATTGTTCCAGTTGAAGGATAAAGTGTTTGAGTGAGGGTAGTATATAACATTGTCAGCAGGCAACCCATAATCAAACACACAGAGCTTTATCTTCTTTTCTGCTTCTATTTGTCTGATTTCCTTGTTGTATCGCTCACAAATTTCAGCACGCTTTTTCAACATCTTTTCCTTATGAGCCTCTTCTCTGCGTTTTTCGATATTTTCTGCGGAATAATACCCGGCTTTAATGCGCTCTTCAATAAACAAACGTTCCTCGTCCGTTAATGTCAAAGTAAACCTTTCCTTTTCCGGTGTATATGGATTTACCCATTTCTTGCCACACAGGTCTTCAAGTTCAACAAGAAGCTCGTCTGATTCACGTTTCCATCTATCCACAATCCCCAGATTGAAAAGCAGATACTTGAAATACATCTTATCGTCCACCGCTTCAGATAATTTGGAATATTCCTTGTCTGATATACGTAAATATTCAATAGCCACAGACTTATCGCTATTCTTTATGTGATACGTGCCATTTTCCACCGGATACATAGGAGCACCATAATGGTTACAAAGATGCAACGATATGAATTTTGCCAATTCCGGAAAATGTTTTGCAACTTCATCATGGCAGCAGCCTCCTAAGTAATCCTCATATTTTCCATGCTTGTTTTTCCAGTCAACGTCGGCTGTTATGCTCCAGTCGCATATGTTATTTTTGCAGTCATCATCCAAAGAGATTCTAACTGTTATTCTATAATCTTCTTCATTTTCTGTAAAGAATTTTGTACCTGAATAAAACAGTTTGTTTGTAGTTTCCATATTATTTTAGTTTAATCATTACACTTATGAAAAATAAAATCTGCACACTCTCCGGGAAGTGTTCCTGCGTCATTACAACGGTAAAACCCTTGTGTTTCCAAATCTACATCTACCGGATAACCTTCTGCTGCTTCCAAGAAGCGTTGGATTTCCTCACATTCTTCATCCGTTAATCCAGTGTAATCATCATTGATTAACGGGCAAGCCCAATAAGAGGGCAACCTGTATCTTATTACTTTTATGCTCATAGTTTTATTAATCTACAGTTACTATCTTCAAATACCGGAACCTTCCCTTGTTCTCTAAAATAAGCAGTGGCCACCTTGAAAGCATAAAGCGGATTTACTTTCTGGATTTCTTGTTGTGATTTATAGAAAGATAGCGGCTGACATACATAGAAGTTTTCATTGCCAAGGCAACCGAAAAGCCAATCCATATTGGATCCACTGCAATTAGTACCGCCAAGTACGATCATATCGCACCCGGTCTTTCTTGTTCCCAAAATAAATGCCTTGTTCTTATTCTCTGGCTGCATAAATATCTCCTTGTCGATTATAAACCAGTCACTCTGGCAGCTCTCTACATCCCGGCGAACGATTTCGTCAATTTCACGGGCATATTCTTCTTGTGTTTTCATAAGATATGTTATTAAAAATGATAACTACATATGTTTCTTAAAAGAAATTCCAACAACCTGTTACGATAAATTCTCCCATCCCGTATTCAGCAAGTTGCTTAAACGATTCTATCCCATTGCAATAACAAAAAACATCATCATTATCATCATCGTTGATGCTCAATGATAGTTTTATTGTCTTTCTTTGTTCATTTCCTGTCTCTTTCCGCACAATCTGACATTCTACATATTCAGGCTCCTTACCTGTTCTTTCTAAAAATTCATGAAATCTTAAATCAATTTCATGTTTGACTTCTTCAACGTTAGATATTATTACCTCGTTTTCACAATCCCTGCAAATAGCATGCACGAAAGATCCATCAAAATAATCTATTATTTCTCTGGTATTCGGATTTACTATGGCTTCACAAGCAACCTTTGTTCCACCACATCTTGTACATATATATCCCATAATTATCTTCTTTTAAAATGTTCAATAATTTCATCTACTGTAGCCTTACGCCATGTGATGCAGGCCGCGTCTCCCCCCCCCCGAACCGGAGCTCTTCGCACTTTACCCACCTGTCTCCTGTGGCGTCCGTCACTATCTGACTAATATACGGTCCTGGCCACAGACAGCCAGGCCGATCTCATGGCAGGGCAGGCGCCACCTTACTCTGGCTGTTCTGCCCACTCTCTGTACCCTACATTAAAACCAATAGGATCATACCTTTTGATCATAGTGCCATAATTCTCTCTACCGCAATACCTGTTCTTTCCTCCAATGATCCATGTCTCATCGTCTCTATCTGGAGATATTGAGTTAAGAAACTTCTCATAATCTTTTCTACTCTTTCCCATCTTTGTCTTGATTTAAACAATAGTTAATAAAATAAGCAACCTGTTCATTTTCCCCTGTATTATCATAATCACCTAAAGTCATATCATCATAATCCAGCAGAACTATACGAAAATCGTTTTTTTTGACATACACCTCCGTTAAAAACATAGGAATCCCATTAATTTCTATTATCACCGGAAACTGATCATCAAAGTCAAACGCATCATTAGTTTCTTTAAACTCTTTAAACTTTAGCTTTATAATTCCATTGTTTTCTGCTAATGCTTCTTTGATGTACTTTAATCTTTTTGCATTCAGACTGACCTCTGCTTCTTCTATTTCTTTATACAATTTATTTAGATCCATATTCCACTATATTTATGTTGTCAAATTTTTCTTTTATAATATCCAAGGCGCCACACTCGTTTGTTATCATAGCATGCTTTCCTGGCTTCATTCTCCACAGATTAAAACACCTTGTCACATTCATAGTGGCATTAAATAATGATATTTCGTATCTTGTGTTCCCATTTTCATCATGTCCCGCTTTTTTAAAATAACATAGGGTCGGCTTGTATTTGAAATAATTAAAAAGCCTATACCATCCCTTTCCGTTACATGTTTCACAATTCCATATTCCAGCAAGCCTTCTGTATCCCCTTACTGGTATTTTCACTATTTCCCTTGGCACGATTTCAATATACTTTCCTTCTCCGATTGGTATAGTCATATTACCTGCCTCTTCCGTACAAAAGTATTCTATTTCAGATGCCATATCTTTATATACATAGAACCGGTATAGGTTCCCGTCAGGGTCTACCCGATCCATATAGTATAATATCACTTTGTCTACTTCTATTCTTATTTTCTCCATCTTTGTCCTCCTTCCTTGAATAAAAAAAACGACACCTATCTTCACAGACCAGTGCCGGCAACTAACTTACATGGAAAACTACTTAACTTCAACTAATTCTACAGAGCTGTAGAATTTAGTGAAGCTACCAACAAATTCTCTTATATTTTTATATTCTTCTGGTCGTTTTCTGCTACCGTCTTTTATGTAATTTACCCACAGTCTATCCTCTATGTTCTTAATCGCATTCTCTATCGTAAATTCGTCGCTGACACACATTAAGCACGAAGATCCGGTTTTCTTATGTGGTTTGTACATTCTTGAAAAAGACCACATTTTTATTCTGTCATATATATATCCGTTATTAGGATAAACGAACCCTATTCGACTGTCACCTTCTTTAGCGTAAAACACACCTGGCTCTTTTCCACCCTTTCTATATACTACAAATCCTTTTTCTTTTAGGATCTTAACTACTTTATCTAATTCATTTTCTACGTTCATTTTCATGCAAAAATTTAAAAACGACCCTCATTACATCTCCAAAGTTCTCCACTTTAACCCACTCATGAGCTACTGCTCTAAGTACGGATGTTTCGTATGTTGGAACATTGTCTTCTTTAACCACCTTACAAGAAGCCAGAACTCCTTCAGTCGGCTTTAGTCCACGGTCATGCAGCTCGCATAGACCGTCCGGCCGGCGGAATGCGCACCACCCATCTTTCTCTGTTGGCTGGATCATCGTTATTGGTTTTTCTTTCACTGCAAGATACCCTACCATCCACATTGTTCCTTTTAACCTGTCAGCGTATCCGGCATCTATGATAGCCTCTATGTCTTTTGGCGTACCAATACAAGGAACCTTACACATGTTCTTGCATTTATCACATGTACAAGGTTGCTCCCATCTGTTATGATCTATGCCTACCAACTTCTTTATCCGTTCTACTTCTTCTTTCATATTATACTATCTCTGTTAGTTTTTCATAATACAACTTCATTTCCGGTGAAGCATATTCCATGAATGCTTCGAATAAGTGGGGTACCTCTATTATCATATTCACATTACAACCTTCTGCCTGTGAAAGAGATTCAAGATCATTACTGTATGAACACGTTACATAAGCTCCTACATTAAACACATGTAAATCTAATCTTACATATTCCATACATAAATCTAACGCTTTAAACAAGTTCTCTACCTCAATCTCCTGAAATAGGTCTATAAACATCCTTAAATCCATTATTTTACCACCCTTTCTACATGTTTAATTAATACTACTGCTATTCCATTGCCGGTTTTTATCGCACATTCCGATCCCCTTATCCATTCTACACACCCTACATACTTTTCCGTAGCATGAAATCCGGGATTGTATTTTCCAGATGTACTGAACTCTACCGTATCCCCTACCTTCAAATCATCAAAAGCAATAGACCATGTGGTCCAAATTCTATCATGTCTCCCAGGCTGAATGGCTCCGATTACGCCTTTTTTATGACCGCTTTTTATCGCCCTTAGTATTATCTTCCTATCACCTTCGATAAGGCTGCAAAAGCGCCCGTAAAAGGTCAAATCAACCTGTTTTCCTCCTATTTCTTCTCTTATTTTTGTTATTCTGTTCATTTTCTGATTTTGTTTTATTTTTTTTCTTGTTTTTTCTATCTTCTATAGAAGATGATAATAACATTATCTTTTCTATGTTACTTTTTGACTGTAAAAAAGAATCGCATTTCATTACTACTACCACCTTCTTAAGTTCCCCATTATCGTATAGCGATACACGCATCATGTTTTGCGCCTCGTCCACTATCAGACCTGGAGTAGTCTTAGCCATTTTACGTAGCTTGTTATACTCCGGTCTTTCCATTTCCTCTGTTTATTACTCTATAGTATTTATCCTTATCCCCTTCTTTTAACTTCTCCAGATAGAAAATTCCATCATGTAAATGAGACAAACAAAATCTGTATCCGTATTTCTGTACTCTTCTTACATGATCCCGCAGTCTTATCTCTTCACTTTTGTCTTGTACTTTGATCTTAATACTGTCTCCTTCTTTGATTGTGTATAAAATAGTTTGAATCTCTTCTTTTTTCATCTTATAAAATATTTTAACGGCAGCACCTATACTCACGCACCACTACTGCCTTATGTTTAACAATTAAATACTTAACTCTTCAATGGCCAAGCCTTTTTCTTTTGCCCATTTTAACATTGCGCATAATTCTGTTTCTGACTTATATTTCGGATCACGCCACGCCCATCCGAATTTATCCAGGACATGATGATATAATTCGTCGGCCTTTGCCGTGTAAATGTCTTTGAATAAATGCTCCGAACCTTCCGGTATAAGCATTTCTGTTGTTGCAAAATCAGAATACGACAAACATCCGTAAGCATATTCTGTTATTTCACTCCATGCTTCTCCGGCTTTAAATCCAAATTCTTTTACAAAAGCCAAAGTTAGATACATATTTAACAATATTGTTACATCATATCCCGAATCTGACTTTCTTTCTATTATTTCCTTTTCAAATTCCTTTAAATCTTCAGGCCCTAAAAAGATGTATCCTGATACCGACCGGTAATTAGCCTCCGCATACTTCTTGCATTTATCATCATTGGCAATCTTACCAATGTTAGATAACATCTTTTGCCTCCATTCATCACAAAACTCTACCCTTACATCCATCCAATCAGTACCATAATTGCGATCTTTTGGATGTCCGACCGATATTACCTTTATGTTATTCACACCATATTCATAAAGGCGTTCGCCCACCTTATTCGCCCATTCCTGTACAAAAGGAATAAACTTATTGCAATAAGAATCAAAATCAAAATCTGATTCTTCTTCATATTCCGGCATCTCATCATATTCCTGTGAAAAGAAATGACGCGGGTCTGCTACTGTTTCATAGAAACTTACGTTAATGAAACAAAATTCGTTGGTTGTCGTTTTTAATATCATAGGGTGATTATATATTTTACACTAAACGTATGTTATAAAACATACGGATGTTATTTAATTTCATATTTTTCTTTTCTAACTTTGTTTCACTCAATCGAATCACATAGTCCCTCGTTTCGGACAAGACGGTTGGGCAAAAGAGGTCTTTGATATAAGGTTCCATCTTGAAAACGTAAGATGGGTAAAATCAAAAACGTTTTTAGTAAAAGAATCCGGCGATCTCACTTTTGAGCAACCGGTAGAGGGTATTGGTGATACCCGGTATGATGCTTCGTACAAATGTATATCATTTTTCATCTTTGATGTAAAATGGTGTATAATCACCCATCATAGCTTTTTGTATTTACGTACATTTTTCTTACCATAGAATCTACACATGGCACGAATCTGACTATAAAATACTTTTGTCCTCCTGGCCTCAAAGTATTTAAACATTTCTTCATTCTTTGTTTCCCACACGTAATCCGTTTGGGAACTCATGTGATTTTTGTCCTTGCGTGAATAATGGTAATATGATACCACAACACGTTTCGCACCATTCCTTACAGGTACGATATTCACATCTATGTTATTATCTGTCATATTATTATTGTTTTATGTATTATACAAATACAAAGGAGCACATACCTTCACAGGCCGGCGCTCCTTTCAATAAAAATGAAAAAACTAACATTACATAAACATATTGTTTTCTGCTCTTTATTACAATACTTTTGTTCCGCAATTATTATATCTTCCGTACTCTTTTTTCGTATCATTCAAAATTTCAAAAACCATCTTCTTGTGATCTTTGTTTGGTAACTTGTCTTTAACGGCCGATATCACGCTCGCTATAGACGTAAAGCCTGAATCTGTTATTGAACACAACAACAAACCTCTGTCGTTGCCTGTGCTTATCGCTGACGCCTTTATAATATCATTCCTATATATTCTCATAATCTTTCGTTTTATTGTCTACAAACTTATCTATATCATCTCTTATTCTTTTTAGCACTCCGGCTATAATCTCCGGCATCTCTCCTCCGGTGCGGTTCAGAGTTTCTATCACCCCATCAATCCTACCAATTTGACACCACAAGAAATTGGCGTCTTTCGTATTAAATTTCCCCATCATGTCTTATTTTACAGTAAACAACTTGCTTTTTTAGGCACCAGTCTTGCGATTCTGAGAGTGAACACCGTTCAGAGTCGTTAAAAAATATACAATCTTTGCAGAACATAGGAGGGTCTTCGTCGTCACCAACTACTTTGACGTCACACTCTATGCCATGCAATTTTAATCTAAATACGTCTCCTACTTCTTTAGAAGACAAATCCATGTCTGGACCAAATGTTATTACTTCCATATGATTATGCTTTATTGTTTGTGAGATACCCAGAATCGAACCAGGACCGACACATACATACCGGCACGCCGCGCCATCCCTCTATGATACAGAAATAGACATGCCTATCCTCACGAACCGACATGCCAAAACCCAAAACTTAATTTGATGAATAAAATAGATTAACAAAAATACTATTCTAATTTTTTTATAATATCTTTTACAATATTCAGCCTTATCTCCTTCGTTTCTGGACTAATACAACCAAACCACCCATAAAACGTTCTTGTTTCCTCTGGTTCTGTGGCCATACCTATCTTCTCTTCCAATTCCGGGAAATATATCCTCACCAGTTTATTTGAACTCAACTCATAAAAATTATGTGTTTTGAAAAACATTAATACTACATTTCTCAATGCAACACATATGTATTCCCCATCCTCTTGCCTATCAATCATCTCATATACCTTTTTCCATATGAATAATCGCTCTTCTTTTGTAAACATATCTTTCTTTATTTTTATGGTATTATTTGACTGTATGCAGACTTTTCCATGTACACAACACTATGTTCCTGTCCAAGTATTTTCTTTGCTGCTTCTTTCTTTATCGCGCAATATCTCCCTGTACGATACGGATTCTTTTGATCTGATCCATCCTCGACTTCGATAATAAAACAACCTCCGTCATCTATTATCTTTTTGCAATTGTCACATATTTCTCCCGTGCATATATGATGCGGCGCCTGCCCTTTGATGTTATTCCCTAATAAAGCAATCCCCATCTCTTCGCCACATATCATGCAGACTTCTATAGACGGATTCAATCCGTGTTCTGGATGTAATGTAATACCATCTTTCATTTTCTTTCCTCCTTCATCAATTCTATTATAAACTTTTTATCTTGTTCCCACAATGGCAGCCCTTCTTTTACTGTGTATGCCACTGTTTCCCTCTCTCCTATTAATCGCACGGCAATCTCTCTTGCTTTCAAGTCATCCTCCTCATGCGATTTATTTATTAAATCATAGGCACATGATTCCACCTTTTGCCTTTCGATTATTATTGAACCCATTAACTCGCTTATATACGATCCTAAAAACGATAAGACATTAATAGCTTTCCCAATATCATTTGAAATAGCACTTGCTAAATACATCTTATCCATATACTCCGGCAAAGCCTCGTATGCCGTTTCTATGTTTTTATACTGATTTTCGTTTACCTCCCTTTTAATCAGTTCTTCAAATTCTTCTTTTAACATGTTCTTCCCTATTTTAATGTTGTGTGAGATCGCCGGAATCGAACCAGCCTACCGCACCATGAATCCCATAAAGCAAATGCTCCGATCTTCGCAGATGGGAGCATTCTGTCTAAAGCATAAGAAAATTAATGAAGAAATTTTTCTCACTTACGCCATAGCATCTAAAATAGCTATCAGCACTATTTCTATGACAAACATAATAGAAAATATCTTAAATGCCTTTTTCATATCGCTATCTCCTCCTTTTTATTTTTTTTAGTTCCACAATAAACTGTTCCGGCTCTGCTCCGACCTACGTTCCACCTACAACCGCAGGCCTTAGCCCAAGGCGCCGCCTACTCCCCCTCTATGGCAGCCTGTTCGTACCTACAAATCCAATCTCCATCCATACAACTATTACTACGCGATAATAAACATTCATTCTTATAACAATCATTAAAAATACACCCCTCACAACTGTAATCCTTAACTTCTTCACAGCTAACTACCTTAGCATATACTATACCATCACTACCTTCTATTCCTCTTACCCCAAAAATAGAACCTTCTCCCTCCTTACTCAAATCTAAGTCAGGCGCAAAGTCATATACGTTCATGTTGTTTATGTTTTAATTGTTATACATTCCGATTGAAAAAAATACTCACATAATGCAGTCCTTAACTCTTACCTACAGAATACTGTTTTAAAAACGCTGTAAGTCTTAATTTTGTTGGAAAATCCTACATTATGCTGTTTTAAAGCACTGCAATCCTTAATCTTGTTTGAAGAACCTACAGAATGCTGTTTTAAAACGCTGATCTGTTGAATTTTGTTGGAAGAACCTACATTATGCTGTTTTAAAGCACTGCAATCCTTAATCTTGTTTGAAGAACCTACAGAATGCTGTTTTAAAACGCTGATCTGTTGAATTTTGTTGGAAGAACCTACATTATGCTGTTTTAAAGCACTGCAATCCTTAATCTTGTTTGAAGAACCTACAGAATGCTGTTTTAAAACGCTGATCTGTTGAATTTTGTTGGAAGAGAGTGCTGAATTTTGTTGGAAGAGAGTGCTGAATTTTGTTGGAAGAGAGTGCTGAATTTTG